ACCAGTTATAACAAGATCTTCTATTAATTCTGGATGACTTTCTTTGGAATACATGTATAATTTATCAATAATTCGTTTATCAGTATTAAAATGACTTATCTTTGAAGTTCCAATATGAACCACTTTTTTATAGTCATGATTATATGTTAAAACTAAATCACCAATTTTTAAATCTTCTACTGGAATATAACCATTTTTAGTAAGGATTTTTGTTCCCTCTTTAAAACATGTTGAACCTAAAATTGACCAATTATTAGGAGGACTAGTTAAAATTTCATATCCAGGCAATCCAGCTTCTGAATAGACAAGACCGGTCGCTCCTAAAGATCTATCAAGTTGTACTGATCGTGAAGCCCAACCATTTAATAAACTATCAAAATTAGTTATCGACAATGCTGTATTATCCAACATAAACTCTATATTAGTTACATTCGTAATATTCCAGTTACCAAGATCTTTATCAAAAGAGGTTGCATTTGAAAACATATATATCATATTTTTTACATTTGTTGTATTCCAACCACTAATATCTCCATTAAATGCAGTTGCATAAGTAAACATACCATTCATATCAGTTACAGCTGATGTATTCCAAATATTACCGTTTGTAGTTAAGTTTTTATTAAATAATATTGCTAGTTGAAACATACCCGACATATTTGATACCGTATGGGTATCCCAACCACTAATATCTGCATTAAATGCAGATGCCTCGTAAAACATATTACTCATATTGCCAACACTTGATGTATTCCATTGCATAGTTGATGAAAATCCAGGTGCTAATCCATTATTAAATACGGATGCATTTAAAAACATTTGTTTCATATTTGTTACATTTGTTGTATTCCAACTTCCTGTCACATTATTATATGATATATTTTGATTAAATGCAGACGCTCCTTGAAACATAGAACGCATATTGGTAACATAAGATGTATTCCAACTACCAATATCTGCATTAAATGCAGGTGTATATTGAAACATATAACTCATCTCTTGAACACTTGATGTATTCCATGGCATAACTGATGAATCTCCAGATGCAGCACCATTATTAAAAGAACTTGCACCATTAAACATATACGACATCTCATTTACATTTGATGTATTCCAAGTTGATAAATTTTGATTAAATTTGGGTGCACTCTGAAACATAGAACTCATATTGGTAACATAAGATGTATTCCAACTACTAATATCTGCATTAAATGCGGATGCATTCTGAAACATACTATACATACTTGTTACACTTCCTGTATTCCATGGCATAGTTGATGAATCTCCAGATGCTGATCCATTATTAAAAGAACTTGCATAACCAAACATTTCATTCATATATTGTACACTTGATGTATTCCAACCGCTAATATCTTGATTAAAATCCGATGCACCCCTAAACATATTTTGCATATTATTTACAAGTCCTGTATTCCAACCGCTAATATTTTGATTAAATATATTTGCACGATAAAACATATAAGACATATCTTGTACACTTGATGTATTCCAACCGCTAATATCTTGATTAAATTGGAATGCTCTAGAAAATATATTAGACATATTTTGTACTCTTGATGTATCCCAACTACTAATATTTCCATTAAATTGACTTGCGGAAAGAAATAAAAAAGACATATTGGTTACATTACTTGTATCCCAACTATTAATATCTTGATTAAATATGGATGCTCCTTGAAACATACTAGACATATTGTTTATATTGGGTGGTAAATACGCAGGTACCGAAGTTAATATATATGCATCCGAAAACGCACTGGCCAAGTTAATTAAACCTAGAGTTCCAAATGAAGCACAACTTGTTAAATATTGATTTTGACTTGTTCCATTAAAATTTGTAATTATACCAGTATCAACTAAAACTAAAACAGTATATGTTCCCGCACTCGCATATGTATGGGTTAATAAATTATCACTGGACCCATCACCCCATTGAACTGTACAAAAGGTAAACATTCCGGTTAAATTTAAAGTTAAAGTAGTACCTGGGTCTGGAAAACTAAACGTTAAACTTAACGGTTGATCCATTTATACTATTTCTAAATAAAATTTAATTGTCATAAATTATTATCGAAAATAAACGAATTATTTTAAAATATATTTATCTTTGAGTAAAGTAGGTATGGAAACAACGAAAAATCAATTATCACCTTATATAACTAATTTTTTTAATAGATTAAGTAGATATTTAGATAAAAAATTACTTTTTTTTGGAAGTGTACAACGATCAGATTATTTTCCAGGAAAAAGTGATATTGATGTAGATGTATTCACAGATAATGTTTCAAGTACAATTTCCAAAATGCAGCATTTTTTAAAAGTTCCAAAGGAGGATTTCAAAAAATTTGTATGGAGATTAAACGTGAATAATAAGTTAGCACATGGATATAAAATTATGTACAAAGAACCAGAAAATGATTTCATGGCGGAATTTTCTATTTATGATGAAAAATACAAAGAAGGGGTTTTAGAAGAACATAATAAAAAATCAGTTTTACCAATTTATGCCTCCATCTTATTATATATATTGAAATTTTTGTATTATCAATTGCATTTTATTTCAGATAAGTTATATACTTTTACAAAGAAGAAAATACTTAGTTTAATGATTGGACTACCAGACGATCAATTTGTTGTTTTAGATATGAAAACGAGAAAGAAAAAAGAAAATAAATAAGTAAAAAAAGAAAATAAATAAGTAAAAAAAGATAATAAAAATAAAAAAAGAAAAATAAAAAGAAAATACACAATAAATAATTTTTTGAAAATATTCTTTATAAATTCTAATCCTATATAAAGAATGTCTATACAAACACCTATTAATACACCTCCTAATAATGAAGGTAATATGAATGTTGCTAGTCCCGAAAGTGGAAATTCAGTAGCGTATAGTGATGATTATAATGATTACTGGGATCGACATATTAATAATGCGGCTGAAAATCATCAAGTGGGAGAAGCAATAGATATTGATAGTGATGATTTTATTCAAGGACGACCCTTAACAATGGAAGATTTGGAAGGAGAAGAAATGACACCTGAATCACCGCAACCAGTTATAAAGGCAGATTGGGCAGAACGAGATATGCCTCCAATTCCAAAGTATGACAAACCAGTTATTGATATAAATGGCGAGGGAAAAGATCCCATGATGATGGAAACTAGATCCATTAAAGAATATTTGGAGGAAGATAAAAAGGATAATATTGCCATTTTATACAATGGAAATGTATATTTAACAAGTCGTTCCATAATCGAACAACAAGAAAACGACGCACTTGTATATGAATGTTTACAAGCTGATATGAAAAAATTTACAAATATAGTCGGGAATTTACCTTTATATAATATAAAAAAAATCGGACTTGATATTTCCTCGGATAATGCTGTTGGTGTAGAGGCAGAATATATTTATATGGGAGGTATAGATAGTCTTTTATTAGACGAGGGTTCGCAGTTATATGCAATAATTCCATTAGTTGATAAACAATTAGTTTCCGTAATTAGTTATAACGAAGCTCAAAAAGTTGGAACAGATCAAGGGTCGGGAGTTAGTGCACTTCATTGTCAATCAGGACAAGGTGGATTGGCAGGAATTATTGTAAAAGCGGATCCTGCCTCTGCGGGTGGTCGACGTAAAAAGAGAACAGTAAAGAAAAGAAAGGGTACTAAACGCAAGAGAACAGTGAAGAAAAGAAAGGGTACTAAACGCAAGAGTAAAAGTACTTATTTAAGAAAAACCAAACATAATAGACGAAAATAATTATTTTATTCTAATCTTATATTAATATGAATTCATCAAATAATGATATATTAAATTATTTACTAACTCAAAAAGATTACGTAAATAATTCCTCAATACAAAATGCTTTTAATTATAATCGTTCACTCAATGAAATGCAAAAAAAACTAATTAATGATTATAAATCGGAAATGGATCCAGATGACTGGGATGATAAACCATTAGATATTACCTATACTGTTATTAATTGGATACTTCAACAAAAATCACGGCAATTGGATTATAAACCAGATTTAATAGACTCAGGAGTGATTACCGAAGAACAATTTATGAATCAAATCAATAATGCCCAACAACTCACTAATATATTATCTAGTTTTCCAACGAATAAAGAAAATATAATTTTATATCGAGGTGAAAATAACGATTTTGAGAAATATTTTTTAAGTAACGTATCCCAAAATCAAATTACATTGTATAGTTTTTTATCTACTTCGACTAATTTATCGGTAGCTACCAATTTTAGTAGAGGAGTATTACTTTGTTTTCTTTTACCATCTAGTAATCCATTACCATTTATTTCTGATGTTCTAACTATGAATTATAACACTAATATAAGTGATGCTAATACAAATTCCTCCGAATCTGAGGTATTATTACCTCTGGGATGTACTTTTACATTACAAGGTGTATTTAATAATATTAACGTAAATGGTAAAATATTGAATGTTTATTATCTTAAATTACTTTCATTTGGGCCACATAAAACACGCAATTTTTGGCCGAATTATACTAAAATGGCAAAACAGATTTATGATAAATATACTATGGAACAACAGGAAGGTAATAATTATATGGAAGCTGGAAAGAAAAAACGTAGGAAAAGAAAAACAAGGAAACAGAGAAAACAGAAATTAATAAAAACAATGCAAAAGAAAGAGAGAAAAACAAAAAAACAAAAATCAAGAAAAACAATGAAATTTAGTAAGCGTAGAAAATAAAGACATGTGTATAACAGAGCATATATAATTGTTAAAATTAATTATTAAAACCAATTAAATAAAAGTAATAATATTAAAGATTTCCTTATATCTATTTATAACCTAAATAAATATAAAATGGCACTAGTACAAGAATTTTTCGACCTAACAGAAAAATATAAAAAAGATTATGGAGAGAAAACTATCTTATTAATGCAAGTAGGCTCATTCTTTGAAGTTTACGGGAAAAAAGATAATAATGGAGATATAAGTGGAAGTAATATTCAGGTTTTTGGAGAAATATGTGAACTCAATATTGTCGATAAAAATGTTTGTGTTGGTTCCAATTCTATTGTCATGGCAGGTTTCAAAGATATTATGATTGAAAAATATATTAAAAAAATCCAAGATGCAGGATATACAGCTGTAGTATTTACACAAGATGAGGCTATAAAAGGGACGACGAGAAGTTTGGCAGGTATTTTCTCTCCCGGGACATATTTCGCCGAAGATAATAGTCGATTATCTAATAATACTGTTTGTATTTGGCTTGAAAGAGTACAAAACAATCGACTATTAAAAGGAGATTATATTGTTATTGGAATGGCAAATATTGATATTTTCACAGGAAAGACTGCGATGTTTCAATATAAAGAAAATTATATTCATAGTCCAACAACTTATGATGAATTGGAAAGATTTATTTCTATTTATAATCCTAAAGAAGTAATTATTATCAGTTCACTCGTAGATAAAGAAGTAAAAGATATTATTAATTATATAAATATCGACCATAAACTTATTCATATTATTTCTCTCTTATTACAAGATGACCTGGTAAATAATAATTTCACTAAACAAGCATTTCATTGTGAAAAACAAAATTATCAAAAAATCATTTTAGAACGATTTTACCATATAACTGATATTGATGTTTTTATGCAAAATTTCTATAATTTCCATGTTGCAACACAAGCATTTTGTTTTTTATTGGATTTTATTTATCAGCATAATCCATATTTAATTTATAAAGTTGAAGAACCGATTTTTGAAAATTGTAGTCCTCGACTTTCTCTCGCAAATCATTCTCTTAAACAATTAAATATAATTCAAGATGAAACTTTTCAATATCGTGGTAAATATTCTTCCGTAGAAAAAATGCTTAATCATTGCATTACTCCAATGGGAAAACGAAAATTCAGTTATTTACTTTTAAATCCGACTACTGATATAGCTTATTTAAAGAAAGAATATGATATTACGGAACATGTATTAAATCGATTAAATGAATATAGTGTGTTTTTAAAAAAGGAATTGATCAGTATAAAAGATATCACAAAGTGGTCTCGTCAAATATATTTGAAAAAACTTTGTCCCAAATCCTTTTGTCAATTGTATGAAAACCTCTCGAATGTAAGAACTATTTTTGAATATTTAGAAAAAGAAGACCATGAATTTCTCTCTTATTATTTGGATAAAGAGAGAAATGCAAAGGAGATTGGTGGATTTTGTACAAAAATCCAGAAATTTATTGAACAACACTTGGATTTAGATTTGGCAAAAGATTTAGATACAGTGCAAGGTTTTGAAACTAATTTTATACGCACAGGTATTAATCCGGATTTAGATGAGAAAAGTGCAGGTCTCTTATCCGCCCACGGGAAGCTTGAAGCAATTCGAGTTTATTTGAATAATTTGATTAGTCAAGAAGAGAAAAAAACGAAATCAACGGATTTTATTAAAATTCATGAAACTGAGAAAAATAATTATAGTATGCTTACAACTAGTCGAAGATGTAAATTATTACAAGATGCATTACCTGAAAAGGAAAAAACGGTTTTACTAAAAGTATTTGAATTAGATGAAGATTTACAAGAATTTGAATTCAAGATTTCCAAGAAAAGTTTCGAGTTTCCAAAACAAAGTGCATCAAATAATTCTATTCATCATGCGGATATTTATGCCTTATGTAAAAATATTAATACCATGAAGACGTCAATGAAAGAGGATATTACTCGTGTGTATCAATCTTTTATGAAAGAAATGGAAGAGTTTCATGAAGCTATAGAAAATATTTCTGCCTTTATAGCCATTGTAGATGTAGTTTTATGTAAAGCAACTATAGCCCAAACATATCATTACTGTAAACCGAATATAGATGAGAATGCTGGAAAATCATTTATAAATGCTACAGGTTTACGACATTGTATTATTGAAAATATATTACAAAATGAAATATATACTCCGAATGATATTTTACTTGGAAAGGATACAACAGATGGTCTTTTATTATATGGAACAAATGCAGTTGGAAAAACCAGTTTTATTCGAGCAATTGGAATAGCAGTTATTATGGCACAAGCAGGTTTATATGTACCATGTGCTAGTTTTTATTATAAGCCATATAAATATATTTTTACTCGAATATTAGGAAATGATAATATTTTCAAAGGTCTCTCTACTTTTGCAGTGGAAATGAGTGAATTAAGAACCATTTTACGATTAGCGGATCAAAATAGTTTAATATTAGGAGATGAACTTTGTTCTGGAACAGAAAATATGTCCGCTATTAGTATTTTTGTCACAGGAATTCAACATTTAGCTAAAGTTGAATGCAGTTATATTTTTGCAACGCATTTACATGAAATTGTAGATTATTCAGAAATCCGAGATTTGAAAAAATTGGTTTTAAAACATATGGCAGTTGTTTATAATCGAGAGAAAGACATGTTGATTTATAGTAGGAAGTTGGAAGATGGACCTGGAAATTCCATGTATGGACTAGAAGTATGTAAAAGTTTAAGTTTACCAGAAGAATTTATTGCGCAAGCATATGAAATAAGACAAAAATACAATCCTGAAGAAAAGTCGATGCTTTCTCTCAAAACCTCTCATTTCAATAGCAAAAAAATAATGGCTTTATGTGAGAAATGTGGAGAAAATATCGGATCCGAGGTACATCATTTACAACATCAACGAGATGCAGTAGGGGGAATAATTAAGGGACAAGATGGGGAAATTGTACCATTGCACAAAATGGCGAATTTAATGACATTATGTGAAACATGTCATTTAGATTTTCATAAATCAGGGAAACAACATAAAAAAATAAAAACAAGTAAAGGAATTTTACTACGTGAATTATAATATAACGTTTATTCAAATATATTATTATATTTAAATATATAAATAAAATGTCTACTATAACTCCAACAACTAATTATGTTGCAACTTTAGGTTCAACTGCAGCAGGTTATGCCAATTTTGCAGCTTCACAACCACTTGCTACTATCTCATCTGTAGTTAATACAAGCACTGCTGCAAGCTCTCCAGCAAGTTCTACTGCATATACAATAAATTTGTATTCTACTTTTACTTATAACGCTCTTTTTGATCCTTTTCCCTTATTTTTTTATCTAGGAACAAGAAATACATTATATATTACTGTTTTTCCAGGATATCAATTACAATTTTTACAGACTGGAGCTACAGCCGCAAGTACTTTAGCTGCGGGTTCTTGGACAGTTACTCCATCAACAACAACATCTGTGACTTTATACTCTTTACAACCAGTTTAATAAATTATGCTTCATAAGTAATATAATATTATTTTATATATAATGAAAAAATTTTATATTAGACGTTTATTATAAAATATTAATTTATAAAATAATATTATATTATATGACTTATATTACAGATTTAAGTAATCTTTTTATTGGGTTTGGTCAAATTACTGCTTCGCAACCACTTGCTACTATGTCATCTGTAACTGCTACTACGAGCTCTGCAGCAACTTCTACTCCATATACAATAAATTTGTATTCTACTTTTACTTATAACGCTCTTCTTGATCCTTTTCCCTTAATTTTTTATCTAGGAACAACACATACAATATATATTACTGTTCGTACAGGATATCAATTACAATTTTTACAGGCTGGAGCTACAGCCGCAACTACTTTAGCTGCGGGTTCTTGGACAGTTTCTCCATCAACAACATCATCTGTGACTTTATACTCTTTACAACCAGTTTAATAAATTATGCTTCATAAGTAATATAATATTATTTTATATATAATGAAAAAATATAAAAATGTTATAATTTTTACAAGTATTTTAATTTTTTTAATAAGTTTTATCATTTATAGCATTTATTTTTTAGAAAGTAAACTAAAAGATGGTTTTCAAAATATACAAGAAATGCAAGACATACATAAAGAAATTCATGATATGGGATTGGAACCAGCTTTAGGATTTTGTGAAAAACATCGATCATCTGGAATTAAAAGAGAGAATGAATGTAATAAATTAACAAAAGATAATTGTACCAAGACATCTTGTTGTGTGTATACCAATAACAATAAATGTGTAGCAGGATCAGCAAATGGTCCTTTATATAAAACGAAAAACGGAGAGAAAATCGATGTAACTACTTTTCATCATTATGGTAAATGTTTTGGAAATAATTGTCAAAATTAAAAATTAAAAATAAATATATAAAATTGATTTAAAAATATAATAAGGAAATAATAGTATATAAGATATGATTATTCCTATTAAATGTTTTACGTGTGGTATGGTGATTGCGGATAAATATCGGTATTATGTAGAGGAAGTACGTAAACGTAAATTGGCGAAAGGTTTAGAAATGGATAAAGTTATTTATTTGACACAAGAATTTCGCGATAAAACTCCCGAAGGTGAAATATTAGATGACTTAGGAATGAATAAAATGTGTTGTAGACGTCACTTTCTTACTCATGTGGATATAGAGTAATTTGAATAGAAATTTCGATTTTTGAAACAAAAGAAAATACTTATAAATATCTTTTTTCTTTTCGTACAAAACTAAATATTATCTAAATTATATATAAATGGCTAAATCCTATAAAAATAAAAAAAATCGCGCCACTAGAAAATTTAAAGGTGGATGTGGTGGAACTTGTCCTATTTTAAAAGGAGGAGCCAAGAAAAAAAAAATAGGATCTAAAAAGAAAAGAGGAGGAAATGCAACTATATTATCTTTAGCATATCCACAAAGTAAATACTCCTATCCTCCAAATCCTTATTTAGCTTATACAGGCAACGGACAATCCTATCCAAGAATTAAAGGAGGATATAATCGTTATAGCAATCCGAATATTGGTCCACCTAATACACAACTTGCAAATGCGTATCCTAATCCTGGTCCAACTCCTACAGGTTTTGGTTTTTTAAATCCTATTCAAAATGGAGGAAATTTAAAATATCCGAATGGACTAACAGGAGAAACCTGGCGTTGGGATCCTAATTCATGGCCTGGAGTTAAACCTATAGATAGTAATGGTAACCATTATTCATTGAATACTTACGATAATGATGTATCAAGACAAATGATTGATGTTGGTCCAGCGGCTCCATTTGTTCATGGTGGTGCAAAAAAGAAAAGAAGTAAGAAAAGAGGAGGAGTAGTTGTAAATGATAACTCTTTAGTTCAAGATTTGGTGAATGCTGGGCGTCAAATAAAAACAGGTTTTGGTGGAATATATAATGGATTAAATGGTTATGAGGCTCCTGTTAATCCATTACCTTGGAAAGGACAATTAGCTAATAATAATAATTTGAATAACTTGAAATATAAAATTTAGATAAAACAAATAGATTATAAATTTGAAAATACCATTAGATTTCTAAAAAAATTATATTTAAAAAGCCAATACTTAAATATAATTTTATTGATTACATATTATGAATTTTATAAATAAAAATACACTTTCATCTAAACTCTTTTTGGATCCTTTTCCTCATTTAGTAATTGATAATTTTTTACATGAAAATCACATACCAATTTTATTAAAAGAAATGGATGAATTAACATTGGATAAATCTTATTACTATGGAGATCAAGCCATTGAAAAAAACAAATATGCATTTAAAGACAATTTAGGAGAAAATTTGAATTTATTGTTTAAAGAATTAAATGGGGATGAATGGATACAGTATTTGGAAAAATCATTTAATATTGAAGGTGTAATAAGAAATAATTTAAGATTGCAAGGTGCAGGAGTACATAAAGTTTTAAATGAAGGGTTTTTATGTATGCATACTGATTTTGAAGCATATCAAGATAATACATTTGGATTGATAGATAGACGACTTAATTTATTATTATATATGAATCCAGATTGGAAAGAAGAGTATGGAGGAAGTTTAAGTTTTTTTGATAACAATAAACAAACAATAGATAAAAAAATATCTCCTATTTTAAATAGATGTGTTATATTTTTAACACCTGGTAATATGCATGGTCACCCCGATATTCTTCATTTACCAGAAGGTATGGTAAGACAATCGATTACAACATATTACTATACTAAGAATACTACTGGTAAAAATTTAAATGGAAGTGAAATAATACCAGTAACATGGTATTTTGATATAAAATAATATGAAATATTTTTATAAAATTTTAATTTTTAGAGAAAAGTTGATTTATAAAATATATATTTTCTATCTTTAATTTATAATGAAACTTTTTAATTCTGTCAAAAAACTTTGTCCACCAGCTTTAGTATATTTAGTGTTATCCGTCATTGGTTTTTTCGTTGTTTTATTTCAAAATATTGGAAATACCAATAGTTATCATATTGGATCCTATTCAATGCGTTGCCCTAGCCTTGTTATACTTTTTGTACTTAAAGTTTTGTATATTGTTTTTTGGACTTGGATATTGAATATTTTGTGTAAGAATGGATTTTCTGGTTTTTCATGGTTCTTGGTATTTTTGCCATTTATTTTAATGTTTTTAATGTTGGCTATGATTATGTTCAATAAATAAAAAGTTCGATTTAAAATTCTATTTTAAATATTCAAGGGTTATACATACTATTTAGGACTATAACGTTTTATATATTATTAATATAATATATTATTAATATAAATTAATAAGAATGAATAAAATAAATAAAATCAAAAATGGGTATGCATATGATCTTAATGGATGGAGATATATATCTATTCAGGGTTCTCCAAAAGAAAGAGGATATGCATATGGATATTTATGTGCCGATATTTTCAAAGGTGTTCCAAAAATGCTTGCATTTCAAACTATGGAAATATATGGTGAAACATGGGATTACATGGTTAAAAATATAAATAAATTTATAAAAGAAAAAACTATAAAAGATTTCAATGAATGGTACGAAGAAATGGTTGGAATTACAGAAGGAATGGTTGCAGCTGGTACAGAAACGACAATTGATGAAATTATTGCTTGGAATTTTTATAATTCATTACCATATTGGTATGGTTTTTTAAAATCAATTGACACTGCACATACTAGTCTTATACATAAAGAAGGAGGTGCTATTGATAAATGTAGTGCTTTTATAGCATGTGGAGAATATACAAAGGATGGTAAAATAGTAGTGGCGCATAATACTTTCGACGAGTATGTGAGTGGGCAATACTTAAAAATAGTATTAGATATACATCCGGATAATGGTAATCGTATTATTATGCAAACTAGTCCTGGTTGGATTTATAGTGGATCTGATTTTTTTATTACTTCTAAAGGTATCATTGGTACAGAAACAACAATTGGTGGATTTAGTGGATATGAAAATCTCATTCCAGTAGCCTATAGAGCTCGTAAAGCAATGCAATATGGAAATAGTTTAGATGAATATGTAAAGATTTTTTTAGATGGAAATTCCGGTGACTATGCGAATTCGTGGTTATTTGGAGATATTAATACTAATGAAATATTGAGACTTGAATTAGGATTGAAATACCATAATGTAGAAAAAACAAAAAATGGATATTTTATTGGATTTAATGCAGCTTATGACGAGAGAATTAGAAATAAAGAATGTGTAAATAACGGGTTTTATGATATACGTAGACATCAAGGTTCAAGAAGAGTTAGGTTAACAGAATTAATGGAAGAAAACAAAGGCAAAATAGATATAGAAATTGCCAAAAAAATAATTGCTGATCATTATGATGTTTATTTATTAAAAGAAGCTAATCCGTGTTCTAGAACTGTTTGTTCTCATTATGACTTAGATTCAAGAGAATATATGTCCCAAAGTGACAGACCAAAACCTTTTGCACCACGTGGTGCTCTCGATGGATGTGTTACAGACAGTACTTTGGCAAAAGAAATGACATTCTGGGGAAGATATGGAAGTTCATGTGGAATTTCATTTAATAAACACGAATATTGCAAGAACCATATACAATATGCAAATTACCTAGAATATTTATTTGATAGACCTAGTCAACCTTGGACCAAGTTTACGAGCCACAAGTTTCAAAACAAGAGAAAGAACAAGACAAAACGATCCAAGACAAAGAATTCTTCTAGAAAAACAATTAAAAATAAAATATTATTGTTAGAAGATAGTATTTTTCCGGCAGATAAAGATAATGTTAATACTGTTTTGTCAGAAGAAAAAGATACAAACACAAGTAATTCTTAAGAAAACAATATATTATAATAGAGTTTAAAAAATATATGAATATTATAATATAATATAAATCTAATGAATGATTTATCATGGAAAATTTTAGATAAATATTTTACAGATAATCCACATAATTTGGTCGCTCATCACTTGGAGTCGTATAATGATTTTTTTACTAACGGTATAAATAAAATTTTTCGGGATAATAATCCTATCCGATTTATAGAAAGTGAAGACACTGATAGTGAAGATAGCAAAAAAAATGAATGTCTATTATATTTAGGAGGAAAAGACGGTTCCAAAATTTATTTTGGAAAACCAATTATTTATGACGATAATTACGTACATTTCATGTATCCAAATGATGCGCGTCTAAGAAATATGTGGTATGGAATGACAATACATTATGATGTAGATGTAGATATAATTTATTATTTAGAGAATGAGAGAAAAGAAGTATCAATGACATTAGAAAAAATCTATTTGGGTAGATTTCCTATTATGCTTCAATCAAATTTCTGTATATTGAAAACACTTGCACCAGATGTAAGATTTAATATGGGTGAATGCAAAAATGATTATGGAGGATATTTTATTATTGGTGGAAAAGAAAAAGTAATTATCTCTCAGGAAAAATTTGCCGATAATATGATTTATATAAAAAAAAATAAATCAGAAGAAACATATAGTTATTCTGCTGACGTGCGGTCTGTTTCGGAAGATCCATCTAAACCAATTCGAACAACATCAGTAATGATTGTTGCACCTGGTCCTACTTTATCTAATAATCAATTGGTAGTTAATATTCCAAATGTTCGTAAACCAATACCTTTATTTATTGTAATGAGAGCATTAGGTATCGTTTCTGATAAAGATATTATTAAAACATGTCTTTTAGATTTAGAATTATATAGTCATTATGTAGACCTATTTATACCATCTATACATGATGCAAATCGTATTTTTAATCAAGAAACCGCATTGAAATTCATTGCCAGTTTTACTAAAAGAAATACAGTTTCCTCTGTAATGGAAATATTATCCAATTTTTTTATACCACATATTGGAGAATTAAATTTCTTGGAAAAGGCATACTATCTTGGAAATATGGTATTCCGACTTTTAAAAGTATTTACACAGGAAGAAAAACCGACCGATCGTGATAATTTCCGTTTTCAACGCATTGAGCTTTCTGGAGCATTACTTTACGATTTATTTAGAGAATATTATTTAATTCAAAAACGAACGATTGGTTTAGAAATAGATAAAGAATATTATTATCATAAAGGAAAATACAAAGAAAATTTTATTAGTCTAATAGAATTGAATTATCGACAATTTTTCAAACAAAGAGATATTGAAACTGGAATAAATAAAGCATTCAAGGGAAATTGGGGATCACAATCTAATACGAAACGATTAGGTGTAGTCCAAGATTTGAATAGATTAAGTTATAATACATTTATATCACATTTAAGGAAAATCAATTTACCTATGGATGCAAGTGCCAAAGTAGTTGCTCCTCGTTTATTAAATGGATCCCAGTGGGGATATATAGATCCAGTCGATACACCTGATGGTGGAAATATTGGTCTTCATAAACATATTGCCATCACTGCTTATATTACAAGTGGGTTTTCTGCTTTTCCATTAATTAAATGGATACGATTAAATACTCCAATGAAAATTATATTAGAATGTAGTCCAGAGTATTTGGCTTCAAATACCAAAATATTTATAAATGGAATATGGATAGGAGTAATTGAAAATCCAATTGAAACTGTACAACTTTTAAAATTATATCGAAGAAATGGAATTATTCCTGTTTTTACTAGTATAAGCTTTGACTACGAACACAATGAAATACTTATTTATACAGATAGTGGACGCCTTACCCGCCCAATTTATTATGTGGAAAAAAGTCGTCCAAGTTATAATCGTAAAGAAGTGATAGATTTAATTAGTGCAGGTAAATTATCTTGGGAGCAAATTATTTCTGGTATGAAAGAAAAACATGATAAATCTTTTCAAAGTAAAAAAAATAAAATCTATATGTTGGATGAATTGTATGGGAATGCCAAAGACTTACCTTTGGAATTAAATAAAAATAAAGCTATTGTGGATTATATTGATACATCGGAAGAAGAAGGGGCTTTGATTGCTAATTCAGAAGAAGATTTAAAGAAAAATCGGTTCTATACGAATATTGAAATAGATCCTTCTCTTATTTTTGGAGTAATGGGAAATCAAATTATTTATCCAGAACATAATCCTTTTGCGAGAAATGCCTTTTCATGTGGTCAAAGCAAACAAGCGGTTTCTGTTTTCCATACGAATTATCAAATGAGAATAGATAAAATGTCGGTTATTTTAAATTACGGACAGGTTCCTTTAATTAAATCCAAATATTTGGAATATATTAATCGAGAAGAACAACCATACGGTGTAAATGCAATTGTTGCTATAATGAGTTATACTGGATATAATGTAGAAGATGCCATTTTAGTAAATGAAGGGTCTATTAAACGCGGTCTATTTAGAACCAGTTATTTTACAATGTATGAAGCGAGAGAAGAAAGTACTATGATTGGAGGAGGGAAATCGGATACTTCTTTTTCAGATATACAGAACCATAATGTTTCGGGATTAAAATTTGAATACGATTATAGTTTCTTAGATAAAGATGGACTTGTAAGAGAAAATACACCAATGAATGATAGAATTGTAGTGATTGGAAAAATGACAAGTAATCCAGAAAATAAAGATCAATTTAGTGACTCTTCTATTACTCCTAAAAAAGGTCAATTAGGTTATGTTGATAAAGCATTTATTACAGAAGGAGAAACAGGAACAAAAATTGCAAAAATCCGTATTCGCGAAGAAAGAGTACCAGCAATTGGAGATAAATTTGCAAGTCGTAGTGGACAAAAGGGTACAATTGGATTAATTATTCCAGAAGAAGATATGCCTTTTAATTCAGATGGAATTCGTCCTGATTTAATAATAAATCCACATGCAATTCCCTCAAGAATGACAATAGGACAACTTATTGAAAGTTTATTTGGAATTGTATGTTCGGAATATGGAGGATTTGGTGATTGTACTGCTTTTGGAATAGAAGGTGCCAATTATACAACTTATGGACCACTTCTTGTAAAGGCTGGGTTTAATGCAAACGGAAATCATTTGTTATACAATGGAATGACAGGGGAAGCTTTAAAAGCCGACATATTTATGGGTCCAACCTATTATATGCGTTTAAAACACATGGTAAAGGATAAAATAAATTATCGTGCATTAGGACCTAGAACTGTATTAACAAGACAAACGGTACAAGGAAGAGCAAATGATGGAGGACTAAGAATAGGTGAAATGGAAAGGGATGCAATACTAGCACATGGTGCATCTTATTTTTTAAATGAATCGTTCTTAAAACGCGGTGATGAATATTTTATGGCGGTGTGTAATAAAACAGGTGCTATATCTATTTACAATGAACCCAAGAATATATTTTTCAGTCCTTTTGCGGATGGACCACTACATTTTCATCAAAATCCGGATGGGACAATGAATATAAAGAACATAAGTAGATTTGGAAGATCGTTTAGTTTGTTGAGAATTCCATATGCATTAAAATTACTTATACAAGAATTACAAATAATGAATGTAGAAATGCGAATTATTACCGAAGATAATATAGACCAGTTAACCAACATGTCTTTTTCCAATAATATACAAAAATTATTAAAAACAGATAATGATAATATGGATGAAGTAATTAATAATTATGTGAATACAATGAACCAAAAACTGAAAAAGTCCGTAGCTGGAATACAAATTCCCGACGAAAAACCAATTCATCCGGAAGAAGAACATGTATCAATCGATGAAAGTGTTCCAACAGCTCCAGGTTCTCCGGCTTATATGCCTCCTTCAACGGATGAAAGTGTTCCTTGGGCAACAGGTTCCCCTGCTTATATGCCTTCAAATGATTGGGTAAAAGAAGAAAATAGTAGTAGTGGATATGATCCAAATAAAGAAGAAAATATTAGTATTGAATATAATCCAAATACTTCAGATGAAAATGAAAATGATTTTGGTAGTGTTTCATTGAATGATTTATTTAAAACATTGCCGGAAAATAGGAAACTTCAAGTTCTCTCTATTGAAAATAAAGAACAACAAGTAGATTTATTAAAAAATATACTTTCATCTATGAATGTAAAAGAAGATAAAGGTGCTACATCAATATTAGAGGTGGAAGAAGAAAAAGAAATAGAAGAAATATTGGAAGAAAATAATTTAGATCCAAATTCTAGTGAAACCAATCAAAAACCTAGTTCTTCAGAAATAAAAACTATAAAAATGTAAAAACTATAAAAATGTAAAAACTATAAAAATATATAATTAAAATTGAAATATAAATAAATAATTTTATTTATATTATATTTATAACATGGCTTCACAAAATATTAGTACATTAATTACATCCGTATATAATTCTAGAAAAGTAATTTTAGATTTAATGAATAGACAAGGGTACAATACGGAAGACTACAGTAATTTCAGTATCAATGAGGTAAATGCAATGTTTCAAAATAAACAATTGGATTTATTATTAGAAAAACAAACAGAAGAGGAAGATACTAAAAGAAAGAAAAAGATTTATATTAAATATTATTTAACGAAAACAATTCGTCCTACGAATATTCAAGAAATGATAGATGATTTGTATAATTTAGAAGAAATTCTTGTCAAACAAGATACGCTATACATTATTACAAAGGATGAAATTAATGAAACATTGACAAATGAATTAAAACATATTTGGGAAAAAGACAATATATTTATTGTACTTCAAAATATTAAACGATTACAATTTAATATACTAGATCACGTATTAGTTCCAAATCATAAAGTTATATCTAAAATGGAATTGGAGGAAGTGAAAAAACGATATAATATAGCCGAAAGTATGTTTCCTGAAATATCACGTTTTGATCCAGTATCGATGGCAATTGGAATTAGACCAGGAGATGTATGTCGTATTGATAGATCAAGTAAAACCGCAATTAAAAGTATTTATTATCGCATTTGTGTTTAAGAAGTTATTTTATATTTATATTCTCATAAAGATTTAAAAAAATATAAAATAAAAATATAAAAATATAAAAATATAAAAAATAATATATAAAAAATTTTATTTAAATAATTAAATCTATAAAAATATATTTTTTTATAAGAATATATCATTATATTTATATAAAAGAATATGACGACTATAACTCCTAATACTGAAAATCAAATAAATAGTTTAATTCAAGATATGCCTAATCCAGATAATATTACTAATGATTTAAATACACTTAAATCAAAATATGCACCTATATTGGATGACTTTAAAAAATATTATGTATTACACCAGCAATATCCAGATTTAAATGAATATAATCAAATGTTTTCTAGCATTAAAGGAAATTTGCAAGGCCTTAATTCTGATTTATTTACTCTAAAAAATAATATACAAAACAGTTCTCACCAACAAAATATGGTTATGCAACAAGTAAATAAAGAAATTAAAAAAGAAAAATTACTTCATACAAAATTATTAAAAAAATTAAATTTGGTTAATAATGAAATTAATGGAACAAAAGAAATGGCAGAGAATTATACTTCCATGTATAATTTTCAATTTTTTTCCAACATGACCATGTTTTTAGGAATAGTGATATTAGGAACCGTAATTTACAAAGTATACAAAAAAAGATATTTACCTAATTAGAAGTTTATATAATAATTAATATAAAAAACTATTGTAAGAAAGTTAAATATTAAATAATTTTAATAATTATATTTAAATATGTGGACTAGTTTATTTAAAAATACAGATAATAATTCTTTACTGAAAAATAGGCATTTTCGGAATTATCTTTCTCAAACTCAACTTAATAGCATTAAAAATAAATTAGATTATAAATTACATGAAAAATCTAACATAAAAAAAGAAGATAATGATTTTTTATTAGAAGGATATTTAGATAAAATACATAATCCATTGAATGATAACTTCATAGATGATGAATTAAAAAATAATAAATTAGTTTGTATCAATAGTAATAATTTTGTATTGAATAATTTTAAAACTAACTTTAAAACTCATTTATTTCTATTTGCATTGACTTCTTTAACCACATCTATTGGATATTATTTTTATTTACTGTTTAAAAAATAAATTTATTGTTTTGAAATATATGTTTTTGAAATATATTTTTTTAAACTGTAAAAAATTATATATATTCTGAAATATATATATAATGAGTTATTATCCTCAAATTGAGAACCAAACATATGAATTATCCAGTGATAATATAGAATTTGAAACTTTACAACAAGAGTATAATACAGCTTTAAATAGTTATAAACAGTCATATCAAACTCTTACATCGGCTTTTCAAAATAATGAAACAACCTCCATTGGGAATTATATAGCTAATGTACAAAATTGGTCCGCTGTATTGAATGATATAAATAATAAAATCATTTCTTTATTAGAAAAACAAGGTCCAAATTTAAATCAAGAAGTCCAACAAAGACAAAGTCAAAATAATAATTTAAATTCAACTCTTCAAAATTTAATAGCAGAGCACACAAAAGTTAATAAATTCATTGATGATTTTCATTCATCTAATATAGGAAAGTCTGAAACTGAAATTAATGTAAACCAAAAATATATGAAATACATATTTTATGTTATAATTTTTATTGTAGTATTTTTTATATTTATTAAAGTTGTATTTTTTTCAAATCCTAGTCAAAGTGGTGGAGGTAGTCGAACCACCAAACTTCAGGATATTTTATATCTATTAGCTTTAATGGTTATATTTATGGGATTTGGTATTTTCTTTAAAGAAAATGCTGGATTTATTATTATTATCCTTCTTTTGGTATTTTATACTTTTATAAAAATGAAAATTATACCAAATTTTTTACGTATTTAGTAAAAAATATTTAATATATTCAAGTAATATTTATATTTGAATTTATTTATAATATATTCAAGTAATATTTATATTTGAATATATTAAGATATATCCATGCATTCTAATAAATACATGAGTAACAATAAAATATATAATGAAATGAAAACTATAGATAAAACAAAAACTAAATCATCAATAAGTAAAAAAAAAAAATTAATAGATAAAAATTCTCTCATGCATTTATTTTCAAATGTAGAAAATCTTCCTATGAATAAGAAAGTTCGCGAAAATATGCAAATGAACTATACCCTTAATCCTCTTTACTTATATACTAATGATAATAGCTATACTCCTAAACTTGTTCCTAATCATGGACAAACTCCGGTTAATTTACAATCAACCAACTATAAAGATTTACAAACAGATTTAAAGAAAATAGTTAGTCATAAGCAATTATATAAAGAAAATTTTCAAATGGACTATACCCTTAATCCTCTTTACCTATACACTAATTACAATAGCTATACTCCCAAAGTTGTTCCTAATCATGGCCAAACTCCGATTGATTTACAATCAACCAACTATAAAGATTTACAAACAGATTTAAAGAAAATAGTTAGTCATAAGCAATTATTTAAAGAAAATTTCAATAATATTGAAGGTAATAACGGAAATGGAAATAATGAAAATAATAATTTAAATAATAACTTGAATTTAAATTCAACAAATTTTGTTGATGAAACAAAAAATGTATTAAAAACTACTACTCCTTCTTTATCTCAAGTAAATGCGAATAAGAAAAATCTATTAAGTTATCATATTTTACTTGAAGATTATCAAAAACTTGTTAAAAAAACCCAAGATCTAATCAAAAATTATACTAATAGTTTAAATCCCAAACTAAATACATATTTAGGAAAGAATATTAAATTTCCTAATGGGTTTATAGCATATGTAACTAATTTAGGAGTTGTAAAACCATATCCTAATGGCGTATTTGAAATGAACGCTGGTAAATATGGTTGCCCAGCTAATATTCCTATTCCTATTGATATTCCTTGGAATAATACTTTTTTAACTCCAAAAACAGTTATTTCAGAAGCACCATATTTAATTGCTGGAACTAAAATGCAAACAGGACAAAGTTGTGGAAATGAAGGTAAAAATATACTTATTAGTAGTTTATTTGGACGAGAAGATGAACATCAATCGCTATCTTATATAGGTTGTTATAGTGATAGTTTATCAAGTCCTGTAATGGATTATTTAAAACCAATTAATTCATTCGACCCAAGTAGTAACCAAATCTATTCTTTTGAAGAATGTAAAAATAGTGCAAGAATGAACGGTTATAATTATTTTGGTCTTCAAAATGTAAATCCCTCAACATACAAAGGTATTTGTTCTTTAAGTAATGATTTATCGACTGCAACTAGTTTAGGTGCACCTGAAAATTCGAATTCCAATTGTTTTAATTTATTTAATAGTGATTTACTTGGGGGAAGTACAGGTTCTAATGCAATTTATAATATATCTCCGGTAGCAGATAAATCACAAATAAATAAAATTTTTTTTGTAAATCCAAACTCTGAATTATTAAATTATCCAGCCAATGATGTCGAGTTTAATACCGAATATACAATGTTTCATAATTATGACAGTTCTTATAATAATATATCTACTACAGGTAATAGTACTATCAATGATTGTAAAACATCGTGTGATACAAATTTATCTTGTGCTGGTTTTGTATTTGATAGAGATAATCAAACATGTAATATAAAAACTAATGAAATGTGGCCTTATGGATCAGGAAAGGCCATTCCAACCACAAATAGTGATATTTACATGAGACACAATAGTATTCGCCAGGCACCATATAATATTTCTACTGAGACTACTAAAACAGATAGCCTTACTGCATCGCATTACATCAATAATAAAATAAATATTAATGAGGTTAATGCAGATCAATTATTATTAAAAGAAAAAATCAATATTTATACCTATATGAAAGAGATTGAATTATTAGAAAGTAAAATTACTTCTATAGCAGAGCAGTTAACAATTGAAAATGTTTATTTGGATGAAAATAATGAAATTCTTTATCAGGAAAGTTTAAAGGATAAAGAAATCTTAAATGAAATGTTGAATGAATATAATAATATTATTAATAAAAAGGCTGGAACTTCCTCTATTGGAATTTTAAATGATACCAATATAGTTATTACACAAAAAAATTATTCTTATATTATGTGGAGTATGTTTGCAATTGGTCTAATTCTTATAACATTTAGTGTTTTACATAAAAAATAACTTAAAGATAATAGATATATTTTTTTAATAAACGCACTTGTAGCTCAGTTGGTTAGAGCATTGGTCTTATGAGCCAAAGGTCTTCGGTTCGAGCCCGAACTAGTGCATCTCTTTATTGCATAAAAATATATTTATGCAATAAATATTTGTAAGAAATAAATATTTGTAAGAAAGATAATAGAATAGTATTTTATTTACTTATATTAATGAATATTACAAATTATTTTACATCTTTGAATAATAATAATTTAAATTTAGAACCAACGGATTTGAAAACAACCCATTCTTTTCGTCACGACCAACTTTTCAATAAGTATCAAAATAAAATTAAAAATAAAAAAGAAAATAGTTCAAATAAAGGATATGGAAAAATAAAAAAAACAGCTTATATAGAAGGATTTAATTTATTAGAGACTAATGTAACAGGACAAGCCCAAAATGTTTATTCCTCGACATCAGTTTCAAGTGACCAAATATCAGCAAACCAACAATTGCTTACAAATTATGAAAATGCATTAACACAATACCAATCCGAAATTAATAAAGTAACACAATTAGTTGAAAATTATTTTGCTCAAATTAGTCCGAATAATCCTTATTTAGGTAAAAATATTCGTTTTTCAGATAGTGGAGCTATTTATTATGTAACACAACAAGGAGTAGCAAAATATTATTCTGAAGAAATATGGAATTCTTTAATTGCGACCCCAAACAGTTTTCCAAATTGTCCTAATTCTAGTAATTTAATAAATATAGATATTCCTTGGATATCTGCTTATTTAACATTTGGGAGTACTATTCCAACTACTCCTCAATTAACTGTAGGTACACCAATGATTAGTGGACAAAGTTGTGGAAATGAAGGAAAAAATGTAATTGTGAATAGTTTAATTGAAGATACCCAAATAAACTTTATTGGAAATTATAATGATAATCCAACAAATCCTTTAATGACACCAATTGGTAGTGAAGGTTCGAGTTTTGAAGGTTGTGAACAACAAGCAGCAATGGACGGATACACCTATTTTGCATTACAAAATGTGAATAATAATTATACAGGACAATGTATGGGATCTAATGATATATCCCAGGCAACTTCCCAAGGCCAAGCAATACAAGCTAGTCCAACTATTCTTTGGTCATCTAATACAGCATCTTTAGGAGGAACTTCGGCTAGCTTAACTAGTTCTGGAACATTAGTTGTTTATGATGCAAATAGTAATATTGTATATCAATCTCCATCTCCAAATATTAGTACTCCTCCTGCTAATTCACAGGCAGCTGTAGCAGCCCAAACTCCTCCTCCAACTACCACTTCTTCTAATACTGTATATGGAATTAATCCATTATTTGATGGATTTAATCCAAATGCATCAACTCCTCCAACCACTTCTTCTAATACAGGATATTATTCATATAATCCATATTTTATGGGATAATAAATTGAACTAATAAAATATATTTTTATTTTTATTTATAAATTTAAATTATTTATATGTATGATTTAGAATAATTTAAATTTATATCTTTATATCATAGATAAATATATCATGTCTGTTAATTCATCTCCTGCTCCAACTTCAGCCACAACTACTTCAACATCTAGTTCACCAGTTGTTAACTTAACTAGTATATTAACAAATAATACTAATGTAAATAATGGTATTTCAAGTGATGGTACAAATGTTTGGATAGGTGGTATAAATGGTGAAACAAGTGTTATATATCAAGTATCATGTGCTACAAGTACTCTTGTTAACACAATAACTCTCCCTATTACTTATTATCCAATTACCTCTGGCATTTCTAGTGATGGAACAAATGTTTGGGTTTGTAATTTTGGTAATGCATCTGTATTCCAAATTCAATGTTCTACAGGAAAAGTACTTAATACAATTATTATACCAAATAATCCAATTTCAATTGTTAGTGATGGAACAAATGTTTGGGTGGCTTGTAATAATAATTTTTGTAGTCAGATTTCTTGTTCAAGTGCAACAATAGTTAGGACTATTAATATGTTAGCTGGACCAGTTTATGTAGCAAGTGATGGAGTAAATGCTTATGTTACTGTCAATGGAAATAATATTAAAGTAGTAAATAGTTCGTCTGGAGCATTAACTGATTTAAATTTGCCATCTGGTAAACAAATAGGTGGTATCGCATCTGATAAAAACAATATTTGGTATACGTATATCTCCAATAATCAAAGTTATTTACAAAATTATCCTCTTAATTCATCAACCACAAATGTGACACTAAATTATTCTACATCTGCTTCTGGTCAAGATTTACTTTGTAGTGATGGAACTTATGTTTGGATAAATTCAAGAGGAGGAAGTCAATATAGTACATATCAAGTTAGTTGTAGTACAGGTTTACTTGTAAATACTATTAATAGTGGTGTCGAAAATACAAATGCATATTCACCACGACCATTGTATGTTATAAATCAAGATCAAATTACTTGTGATGGTAAAAATGTATGGATAATTGGAGTAAATTCTAGTAATCAACCTACATTCGTACAATTAATAGTTAGTTCTTCTAGTTCATCAAGTTCATCAAGTTCATCAAGTTCTAGTGCTACTACAACTACTGCATCTTCAGTATCTTATATTCTTAACATATCTAATTTTATGACAATTTGGGCAGGCACTAGTCCATCCGATATTACTCAATATGTATGGAACCCAATTGGTGGAATATCACAATCAACTTCCAATACTGGAATACCAAATTTACAACCAAATTCTTCTTATAAATCTTCTGCTGGAAAAACAACGAATACTTGGATATCTTCTGGTTTTACTTTAGCAAAAGGAGAATTCATAGGAAATACTGATGGAAGTTTATATTTAATTATGAATACAGATGGAAATCTCAATTTATGTACAACAAGTTATAATTATTATTCAGGTATTCAATTACCTGGGGGAATGTATGCTGGTGCAAGTGGCCAAAACGCTATTTATCAATTTAATGAAGTAGGTAATCCGGCTTTAATAAATAATATTTATTATATTGACGGTAACACGTTTTCTTATAAATATCCAAGTAGTTATGTTTCACAAGGAACAAATTATACACAATTTTCTGATTTAGATACAACTGGAAATGACCTTGGTCCAACAAATAATTCTAGTGTTTCTCAATGTCAATCAATATGTGATGCAAATACAAATTGTTATGGATTTGTTTTTGATAGTAATAATACATGTCGACCAAAAAATAGTAATATGTGGCCTTCTAGTAGTAATCCTGTTCCTACTCAAGGAACAAATACATATTTAAAGATGAATAAATTAATTCAATCTCCGATTGGTGTTACATTAGACACAATCAATACAAATTCATTTGTTACCAAGTCTTATCCTCAAGCAAGTGATGGAATTCATAGTGCATATGGATTAACTGTTTATATTCAGTCTGAATTAGATAAAATACAGACTTTAGCTCAGTCAATAAATGAAATGGCAGAGGAAATTTCTAATAATAATATTACTATAGATAATAGCCAAATTAATATTTTCAATCAAGCCAATAAAGATAAAAAGGCTATTGAGCTTTTTATTGATGAATATAAATTAATAGAAAAAGAAATTGAACAGGTAGATAGCCAAGAACACATGTTAGTAGATACAGATATTAAAGTATTACAAGAAAATTATAATTATTATTTATGGACTATTTTAGCAATTGGATTTGTTATTGTAGGTATTCATGTGATTAAGAAAAAATCACTTTTTTAAATAAATAATTTTTAAATATTACAATTATATTACATTATATAACATTATATATTACAAATATCAATAAATTTTAAATATCGAAAATTTATTGATTGATATCGAAAATTATTAAGTATAATTATCTAACTATAAAATATATGGAATCCACTAATCAAACATATAATGTATCTGACAGTAATAGTGAAACATTAAATTATATTCAAGAGTTACAAACTATTGAACAAGGTATATTTACTAATTTAGAACAAAATGGTGCTACTATGACAGAAGCCGAACAAAATCAATTATTAAATCAAATGAATGATATTTCCCAAATGCGAGTTAATCTTTATCAATCCTTAAGTGGTATGAATAATATGTTCCAAAATGCACTATTAAATTCCAGAGAAACATTAGATGAACAAATTGTTGCAATACAGATCGTGGAAAACCAATTAAATGATGCAAAGGCAAAATTGAAAGCTTTAGAGGAAGAAAAAAATAATAATATCCGAAATATTCAAATTAATGATTATTACTCTGAGAGATTTAATCAGCATGCAAAATTGATGAAAATAATCGTTGTTATGTTAATACCAATTATTGTTTTAGCCTTTTTATATAATAGAGGATTAATACCGCAATTTATATATTTTCCATTATTGGTTTTAATTGTTTTAGTAGGATTTTATTTTATTTTTATTAACTATACTTCAATGATGAGAAGAGATAATATGAACTATCAACAATTTGCATGGCCTTTTAATACTGATACTGCTCCAACTTCTAATTCCACTACTACTGATGATACTTCTCCATTTTCTCCGGTAGACACTCCAGTATGTGTTGGTTCACAATGTTGTACTGATTTCGAACTGTTTGATGCTAGTTTGAATAAATGTGTTTTATTACCAATTGCTGCTTATCAATCCTTAAATTCAACTTCAGGAACAAATTTAAATACTGAAGTTAATGGAATTAATTTTGGTCCAACTCTAAATACAGGATTAACTAGTAGTCAGGCTGATTATATAGATAGTATTTAATAATGGAATAGATTTAACAATGGAATAGATTTAACAATGGAAAAAAATTAAAAAAAATAAAAATCATGTGAAATAATTATATACGAATAAATCTATTATTCATATATAATAAATATGGGAAATAGTAGTTCAGCTAACACCACTCTTGATAGTAATACCTTAAATTTATTCAATCAAGATGGAAGTATTTGTGATGCTAATTGTCAAAAACAACAAACTTTAACTCAGTTACAAAATACACTCGAAAATGCAAAAGCTAATTTAACCAATGCACCAAGTGAATACCAAGAAGCCAGAAAAAATTATTTAGTTCAATTAAATGGAAGTAATGTTTATAATAAAACATTAGAGGGAGACTTGAAAGCAAAGGTGGAAAAAATAGCTACGACTTTACAAAATAATTTTGATAATAGTTGTCAAGAAGCAAATACTCTTTTATCTAATTACCAAGGAACTCATGTAAATTTAACTAATGTAATGGAATTATTGAAAAAATATATTGAAGAAAACAAATTATTAATAGATGAAATAAAAAATACATCATCCGATGTTATAACCAATGACCGTCGAACGTATTATGAAGACCAAGGTTTAAATAACTTGAAAAAATATTATAAATGGATGAAATATCTTTATTTTTTAATGGCGTTCGTTTATTTAATTATTGTTTATTTTTACCCCAATCCAATGACAAATAAATTAAAAATAATTATTTTTATAATAATAATTATATATCCATTTATTATTAATCATATTTTCAAGTTTTTATTTAAATTATTAAAGAAAATATTAACTTTTTTACCTAAGGATGTTTATCATACATTAGGATATGTGGATACCGATGATGGATTTAACTAATTTTACTTTCATTTGATAAGCCAGATATAATGTTATTTATTTTTTGGTTTTTCTAAAAGAATATCTACATTTTTGCTTTTGTTTTTTTCTGTTAATTCTATTTTTTCTAATGCATATTGTCCACAAGGTCCACAATGATCTTCATTTGATAAATCTATTTTATTGTTCATTATAGAATTACAATTTTCAATTCTCCATCTACCAACCGGTTTAGGAACCTCTTTTGGTAGTAAATTTTTAATTATATTTTTTATAAATATCATTATATATTAACTAATACTGTATTTAAGTATTTTAGATAAATGAATGAAAGGCAATTCAAATATACAAATGAATAAAAAATGAATAAAAAAGTTTTTTATTTTTATTTTTATTTTTATTTTTATTTTTATTTTTATATTATTTCATTGTATTCTGAGATCATGTATTCTTCAAATCATCCGTTTCATCCTGATAATTCATTCTTACTCCATGCCAACCAGTTTGTTTTATTCGGCCAAATTTCTTTTCCATATATTCATATATTTCAGTTCCTTTCGGTATATTTTTCGATCCTTGACTTTCTTGATACCAAATTTTAAACTGATTAGATAATTCAGTTTTCTTTATTTTATCATTTGGATTGCCAGTTTTGATAACCATCTCATTTATAAATGCAGAAATATGATCTTGTCCTTGTCTATATTTGTTGGATGCTGCCATTACTATTTCACTATCTTTTACTACACCGTCTGTTTCAAATGCTTTTTTCACCAACATACTCATAAATACTGGAGCCAATATTGGTAGACGTTCTTTTAGAGTTTTATCCTTTTTGTATACATATTGCGTATCATCTGTATGTACTTCATCATCATCAATGAATTTCGACATAAAATCACAAATACGAATTCTTCTCCATGTTCCATCATCATTAGAATTTATTTCAAATAAAGAATTCGTACAAACCACAAGTTTAAACTGAGGTTCAAATATTTCACTTTCACAATATAACGCTCTTCCTTGAACAGGATCACCGCCAGTTAGTTCCTTCATTATTCCTTCATTAATTTTCGTATCTTTTGATGGTTCTTGCATAACTGCATATCTAATACCTTTTAATTGTACTATTTCAGAAGATGTTCCACCAATACCGTTTCTCTTCTCAGTAACCAAAGTAATAGGAACCGTACCTTTATATTCTCCCAATGATTGAGACATCAAATCTGTTAATATAGATTTTCCATTACTTCCACTTCCACGATATATATTAAAAGTTTGATTTAAATTGGTTCCAATCAAACAAGATGCTAAATGCTCCCACATATATTTTGTTAGTGACTGAACTGGAAATAATTTCTCCATAAAATCCTGTAATTCGTCCATAATATCTCCATACTTTTCTTTATTATAAGGAATATAGTCAATATTCGTTGTTTTAGTAATATAATCTTGAGGATAACCATCTCTGAAAATCTTTTCTTTAAAATCAATAACTCCGTTATTAAAACACAGCAAATTTTTATTAGAATCCATTTTCTTGACAAATTCCTTATCGTAAAATATTTCCATCGCTTCTCTCATTATGTTATTTTTATCATTCGTTTTTTTCAACTTTACACAAATTTCACATAATGATTTCGACTTTCTTTTAATATGTTCTATTATTTCATCATTTGGATTATGATTTTGCATTTCATTTGTATAAGACTCCAGTTTTTTCTTATACAAATTATGCATATCTTTGGATATCGCTAATCTCAAAGTTAAACCCTTATCTGGTTCCCATCGATGATTTCGATATTTATACCATATCTTATTAGTTATACTTGTACAAATATATTTATCTTTAAACATCTGATATAGAACTTGAGCGAAATCAAAGTCCGTTTGCGTAGTCAATGTTTCCTCAATAAAATTTTCAATAGAATTATTTTTAACTAGTTGAAATTTTTCATATGCATCTTGTTTGGCCCAATACATAATAGATCTTCTGGTTACACCGTCCTCTTTTTTATGAAAATAATTATTCCATTGATGATACAAATCTGGTATTGAACTAAAATCAAAATCACTCGCTTTACTACGCACCATTACCCAAGTAATAAATAAACGATCATCCGTATGTTTTAATGCAAACGCAACTTGTCTATTTAATAAATGGGATCCTGGATCATAATATTTTTCTGGTAAAATAAGTGCATATTGATGTGTTTCTTTAATCTCATGCTCGGATGGTAATAATTGTTTTAAAAATATCTCTTCGGCTTTTTTCAACATTTCCATATTTTTAATTTCTGTTACCGGAATATAGTCACATCCAGAGGCGTCATCATCTAATGATTCTATACGAATATTTGTTTTTTTTTTAGGTTTGTTATTTTTTGTTTCTATTCTTTTATTATAACTATCAATAATAGATGGATTAAATTCAAATTTACAACAATTACTATTTTGTGCTGAAAGTCTACTATAATTATTTTCTAGATCAAAATCACTTACCTTTTGTTCTTTCATACTAAATTCACCATCTTTTTTATCGTAAATCATAATATAATGCTTTGTTAATTCATAAGCTTGATTTCTCGGTTTTCTAGAACCATACATTTGCCAGTTAGTAGTACCTTTACAAATTCCTTCATCAATGATAGAATCCCAGGTATTTACCAGAGATAGATGTTGCCATGTGTTTGGTAACTCAAGTAATATTTTATCACGCAACATTTGCTGCATTACATGATCCATTTGAATATTAATAACCATATGAATACCGTCTTTTGTAATAGATTTATCTTCTAATCTATTTACGTCAGGTTTTTCAAAAATAAATACATCAAATGGTTTATTTTCTTCGAATAGAAAGAATTCCTTAAGTTCATCCAAATACAAAGTTATCATATCATCTATATCTTCATGGGTATGTTGCCTAGTTTCCACGTCATAATTGTATCTAAAATCAAAGTCGACTAATAATGGACCTTCCTTATCTAATTGTTTTTCAGTTAAATGTTCTGTTCTTTTATTTTTAAAAACATGTTGATGATAGAGTTTATAAAAAGTAGGTAAATCTTCTTTTGGAATAGTATATGCACCTCCATAAACATTTGCCTCTTTATCTCCTATTCTTGTATGTGTAATATTGAATGTTCCTTTATCTGATTTGACATTTGTATGCTTTGCTAGAAAATCGTTTAAATCTTTAAATTGACACGATATTTCCATTATTAGTATGGATATTATATAATAGATATATTTTATTATTTTTATTTCATTTTTTTTTGAAAGTCTAAAAATTTAAATTATTTTTGCAATTAATTTAAATTTTTAGACTTTCAAATAGTTTTAGTTTTTATACCCACATGTAATGTAGGTTTTGAAAAACATTACCAGCATTTCCTCTATAAAATATCATCCAAATGGAACAGTTACCACTTCCACATATAATATATTTACATTTAGAAATAATTAAAAAGGAAGCAAATAAAGTTTTCATATCTTCATAATTTTCACTACTTTTTTTTTCATTATGAATTCCAAAACTATTTGAAGAAGTACTATTTTCAGATATTATAATGATATGATTAGAATTATTATTTTTTAATTTATCAATAATATAATCTAAAAAATCGGAAGAATCAGTTTGAATTAATATATCTAAATTTTTTTTATTTTCTATTACTTCTTTTAATTTATTATAATAACTATCAAATGACCCTAACTCAGTTTCATTTATTTTATCAGTTCCTCTATAATAAATAGCAACACAATTATTTATATCAATATTATACTTACTAATTAAATCATTTGAAATATTTTTAATACATACAGAAGGAGAAAAATATTTTTCTATAAAAGGAGAAATTTTCTTTAATTCTAATGTTTTATAATTATTATATTGATAATATTGTTTATAATAAATATAATCTTTATTTTCAATTAATATATTTTTATTATTATATTGTTCAAAATAATCAAATGTTATATCTTTATCAAGTGTGTTCTCGTTTTTATATAATTTAAATTGACATGAACTATCAACTTCGTCTGGTAATTTTTTATTAATATTATAAAAATCTATTATATTGTCTAATCTTACACTACAACATGAAAAAAAACCTGCATTATGGTTTACTTTAATCATATATTATATAAATTTAGTTTTACAATTATATTTAAATATATTCAGTATTTTATAATAAAAACTATTATTTATATTAATTATGACATCTACCAATATAATAAGTAAAGATACTATTCAACGTTTATTAAGAGACGTAAAAGATATAATTAAAAATCCTTTATCTAGTAATGGAATTTATTATCAACATGATGAGGAAGATATGTTGAAAGGATATGCTCTTATTATTGGTCCTGAAGACACACCATATTTTGGCGGATACTATTTTTTTGAATTTGAATTTCCGATTGATTACCCCCATTCTCCACCGAAAGTTTATTTTAGAACAAATGCAGAAAATATACGATTTAATCCGAATTTATATGTATCAGGAAAAGTTTGTATTTCTTTATTAAATACATGGAAAGGAGATCAATGGACGTCTTGTCAAACTATTTCTACCGTTCTATTAACTTTATGTACATTGTTATGTAAAAATCCGTTATTAAATGAACCTGGAGTAACGATGAGTAATAAAGACTTATTAAAATATAATGAAATTATTGAATTTTCCAATATAAATATTGCAATATGTGATGTGATTAGTAAAAAAATTGGTGTTTTATTATTTTGTTTTTATTCTTTTTATCCAATTGTAAAAGAAAATTTTTTGAAAAATTATCCAGTCTATGTAGATTTGATTAATAATAAAATAAAAGAAGATAATTCCATTCGTAGAGTATCCACTGACTTGTACCGATTAAATGTAGTCATCAATTATGAAAAATTATTAGAAAAATTAAATAAAACTATGGAAAGTGTAACAAAAAATATAAATGAAGAAAAGTTGTAAAAAAATATTGTTTTATGCAGCATTCATAATTCCTTCTTCATAATAGGTATCTGGAATTATACTATTAATACTAACTAATTCAGTTTGAAAGAAGGATGGATAATTACTATATATTTTTGAACCAACATGATTTTGATTTAATTCTCTCCATAATTGATGTTCTTCTTCTGTTAAATAAACTAGAACTTCATCTATATTTCCAGTTAATAAAGGACAATATTGTGTAACATAAAGTGCTTTATCTTTTGATATTTCGTTTTGATTAAATGGTTCTAACTTAAGATCCGATGCATTATACTGATAACATTGGATTGGTCCAACTGATATTTTTTGAATATTTTTTTTATATTCATGATACATACATTCTGGATTATGAATAGAAAAATTATGTAAATATATTAATCCAGCCTCACTTTTAGAAATTGCATTGGTTGATTTTTCTCCATCATTGAAATGATACCATAGTGCATAATAAATTTCTTCATTACTCATTCTTTTAATTATATAATAATATATCTTTATTATATTATTATACATAAAAAATTGAATTAAATATTAATAATATATTTATATTATAATTATAAAATGCATTTTTGTTCAAATTGTAATAACATGTATTATATTCGTATTAATAGTGAAAATACGAATAAGTTAGTTTATTATTGCCGAAATTGTGGAAATGAAGATACTTTACTAACTACCGATAATGTATGTGTTTCTAAAACTACTTTAAAGAAAAGTGATCAATCCTTCAATCATATTATTAATAAATTTACCAAGTATGATCCAACATTACCCAGAATAACAAAAATATTATGTCCTAATCCTGATTGTCCTACTAATACAAAAGATGTACCCAGAGAAATAATCTATATTCGTTACGATGATACCAATATGAAATATGTATATCTATGTTCTACATGTGACACTGTTTGGCAAGCTAATCAAAAAACATAGCGTAAAAATTATTTATATTTATAAAATAAGAAAAAATATTTTTATACATAATAATTATTCTTTTATTTTTTTTTAAATCCATAATTAAATGCAAAATCGTCTATTTGTTTAGGACTTTTGCATCCATTTTCAATAGCTTTATTATAACTCCAATATTCAAGAGGTTTTACAATCCATTTGTTTGTTTTTAAGTCTACTACTCCTGAAACATCAAAATCAAATAATTTATAGGTTCCGTCATTCGCTATTCCTATATTATCATCTTTCCAGTCTATATACATTATTCCTAATGATTGTAGAAAGTCCTTTACCTTTGTCATAGTTTGTATTATTTCTGTCTGATTTTTTTTAGCACTAGTATTTAATTCTTCCATTTCAACATAATCTTTATTTACTTGATAATATGTAGCTATATTTGGATGAGGATTATTCATTAATATATTTACAATAGCAATTTCTGCTTCTGCTGCTTGTGCTAATCTCGTTTTTTTTTCAATATCTGAATTTGTTTCATCATAATAAAATACTTTTCTAAAAAATGGTTTACCATTAAATGTTTCATCAGTTTTTTTCATATGTCCATCCTTAAATATCATAGAACCACCTGTTTGATTAGAAGGTAGTACACAATTTGATATAGCACCTTCTCTTAAAAATTCATTTTTTGTTTTTTCGGGTATTTTTTCATAAAAATTATCTATTAAAATATTATTTTTATTTTTAAATATTGCTTTTCGTTGTTTAGAAAATATATCTATTAATTCTTTTGAATTGCCAAACTTCTTACGCATATATTGAGGAATTTTATCTGGTGGTCCTGGCTCTAAAAGTGTATTTTTACAATTAATATTACAATTGTATAATTTATATTCATTTTCTAAATAAATTTGTTGTTCTTTCCTTTTTTTTTTTAGAATTTCAAGTTTTTGTTTTTCATCTTTTGTTAGTTTCTTCTTTTCCAAATCTGCAATTTCTTTATCATTATCATTTATCAAATAATTTACTTTCTTTTTAACATATGTATCCATACAATTTTTAACAATATTTTTTTTGGTTTTACTTGTTTTTGTTTTACTTGTTTTTGTTTTACTTGTTTTTGTTTTACTTGTTTTAGTTTTATTATTTTTACGAGATTTTTTCATATATATAATATAATAAAATACTTATTATCAAATAATTATTCAAATATTCATTCATTTTTTATTGTATTTCATTTATATAATAAAAAATTGAATTTATTTAAACATTCTCTGTGTAATATATATTAAAATAATGAGCGATATTGAAGATTATAACAGTGATAGTGATAATAGTAGTTCAAGTAATAGCAGTTCGGAAATAATTGTGAAAAAAAAAATTATAAATAAAAATCCCATTTTAGATGAAGATGTTGAAATTGAGGATCCAGAAGTAGAAGAGGAAGAAGACCAAGATAATGAATTTTTAGACCAAGATGAAGACGATGAACCTGAACCGGAATCTGATGAGGACGAAGATGAAAAAGATGTAGATGATATCATAATGGAAGGAGGAGCTAAAAAAGAAAAAAAAGAAAAAAAAGAAAAAGTACCATCTGAAAAAAAACCTCCAGTAGTTAAAGCTCCCATTTATTTATCAGATGATGATGATGACGAAGAAGAAACGGACGATCATTACCTACAAAAATTCGACGCGGAATTAAATAAAAATTATGTGGTCGATTTTCATCCGGAATGTAGTATTCATAATTATGATGAAATTGCTATTTTTACTCATGTAGTTCGCGATAATAATAATAACATAATTGATGATTTACACCGAACTATTCCGTTTTTGACTAAATTTGAAAAAGCGCGTGTATTAGGTCAACGAGCTAAGCAACTAAGTTATCCTGGTACAAAACCATTTGTTAAAGTTCCTGAAAATGTAATAGATGGTTATATTATTGCCGAATTAGAACTACAACAAAAAAAAATTCCTTTTATCATTAGAAGACCATTTCCAGGTGGAGGAAGTGAATATTGGAATTTACGCGATTTAGAAATTATTAATTTTTGAAGAATTAATTAGTGCATAAATGAACAAATTTAATTCTTATTGAAAGTCTTACTAAGAAAATCCTTATTTTTTTCCGCATCATTGTATCCTTCCATATATAATTTTTTATAATTGTATTTTTCATTAGATAATAAAGTAGTGTCATAAATAAAAAATAATTTGGCTCTTTCGTTCATCCAAATATTAGGGTGAATATGCAATGTTGGGATAATTTGTCCTACATAAGGATACCGTGCAAATCCTCCATCGAAATTTATTTTATTATTGTAATTATTGAATAATCCACCTGTAATAAATGGAACATGAGAACTCGCTATACAACACTCAATGGCATCTTCTAAATTTTTAAAATCAGAATAAATATTGGTTTGAAATTGGAGTTTTTGAATACTTGTTACTCCAATATAAAGACGTTTTAAATCAAAATCAGTTTCTTTATAATTATTTAACAATTTATTTTTTATTTTTTTTTCCAAATCGAGAATAGAAATAGAATTGGTTATACTATCATCAATAAAGTCTAATACATTAAATTTTTTATTCATTGACATTATTAAACTACACCATGCACCAGCGGATGCCCCTGAAAATATATAATTAGATAAATCATAATTCTCTTTTATATAAGTTAATGTCCCAAGTAAATAAAATCCTTTAAATCCGCCTGGGGAAATAGAAATTAATTTTTTATCTTTCAAATAATCATTATTGGAATATGTATCTAATTTTATAGAGGTTGAATTCGTAATAATACTTTCAGTAATAACATTTTCAGTAAAATATCTTTTATGATAACAATTTTTGGGTACAATACGATGTAATATATTTTGTATAAAAGATGTCATCAGTAATAGGTAGTTAATAATATTCATAAGTTTTTATATATTATTAACATATTATATTTTTACAAAATATTTTATCTAGGAGTTTTAGTAAAGAATACAAAACTATGTTAAATAATAATAATATAACAGTTAATTGTGTTTAATTTGATCCAAATAGTTTTTTTCCAACTCTTTTATTAGAAAAAAAGCTTCTTTATTAACTTTACATATTCCAATCCGATGATATCTTTTATTATTAACAAAAAAGAAATAATATAATTCAAAGTCTATTATTTCAAATTCAATATTATTTATAAAAATAGTTCCTTTTGTAAATTTGGTCTTTTTATTATGAAAACAAGTCGTATTTAATTTCACATTAATTTCTATTACTTCTTTTATAAAATTTCTTTGATTACCATAACTAGATATTAAATAAGAATTACAGTTTAAAACCTCGGTATAATTATATTCATCTTTATTATCATAATAAAATAATATACGTTGTTCTAACGGCACATCCTCCATCTTACATATAACTTATATATAATAAATAAAAGAATTTTTTATTATGATGTAAATATACATAAATATAATTTTATCTATATTTTTAAATGAAAATTGCTCTATGTTTTATAATAAGTTATAACCATAATTTAAATAAGGAAGATATTTGGCGCAAATGGATAGAACCGAATAAAGATATTATCAATATTTATTTTTATTATAAAGATTTAAAAAAAATAACTTCTCCATGGATTTTAAAACACGCAGTTGATAGTACCTATATTCGTGAAACTAGTTATTTACATGTAATACCAGCTTATTTATCCGTATTATCTTATGCTAGAAAAAATTGTTCACAAAATCAATGGTTTTGTATTCTAACAGAAAGTTGTTGTCCTATTATTTCTCCACAAAAATTCCGTTGGTTATTTCATCAATATCATGCGTCAACTATTATGAACTGGAGAAAAGCATGGTGGAATATTTATCTACAAAAAAGAGCAAATTTATTACTTATACCAATGTCATTACATTTGGCAAATGATCCTTATTTTGTTTTAAATCGTCATGATGTAAATAAATGTTTTCAATTTACACATAATAGATTTTCACTGTTTAAAATCGTATGTGATGGTGGATTAGCTAATGAAAGTTTATTTGCTATTATATTTTATACATATAAATGCTTAGACAATGTAATAAAAAAAGTAACCCACCTTACAGACTGGTCGCGTATGTCTAGTCCTACTAGTCCTTATTTATTTGAGTTTGGAACTAAAAAAGATATACAATTTATAGAAAATGGGTTGAAAGATCATGATATGGCTATGTTTTTAAGAAAAGTGTCTCCTGATTTTCCTGATGAAATATTGAATGATTTTATTTATAATCGCTTTGACAATATTCCACACAAGACTTATAAAAAAGAATTGTTTTCTTTATTATTCTTTCTTTTTCTGTCATCAAATATTTGTCTTTTCTTTTATTTATGTTATATTCGTAATAATATTTCTATTCTTTTTCAATAATTATTATTTTTCAATATTTACTGTTCTTTTTCAATAATTATTTTTTTCACTATATTTTTCATTATTTTATTTTCATAAATCGCATCTTCTTTTTTATCGGAACCACCCATACTTTCCATCACTATTTTCATATATTCATCATTTTTCCTTCCTTCGTCTAAAGAATAAGAGGGGTTTTTTTGTTTCCACTCTGGTATGAGTTGAACATTTTTATGTGCAATATGTTTTATAGCATTTCGTAATTTATCTTTTTCTTCATTTTCTTTCGTCCATTTATTATCATCTTTGATATAGACTATTTCTCTCTTCAAATCACTACAATGAACAGGTCTTTTGGAAACTTCCAAGTCTTTTAAATTATTTACTATAATATTTGTTATTCCATCTACATATCCTAACTTGCCTACATTTTCCAAGTCAGATAAATTTATTTTTACATTTTCTACAAAATCCATAATATTCATGGCGTTTTTACACGTATCATTCAAAAATACTTGTAGATTAAATGTTTTATTATTAGAATTGGAGTTATTCGTATTGTGAATTATAGTAGATGATTGATTTTTAATTATTTCCATCATCATTAATTTTAATTCCTTACGATCCTCCATTAATAAGGTCTCAATATCTTTAACAGGGCAAGAATTATCAGGCTCTACAGTCTGGCTTACTATTTGGCACTTTTTTTTATGTCTCCATAATCCAGATCTTTCCTTATATTTTTTTCCACAATGACATTGTAAATGATGTGGTATTATTTCTGTTGACAAATTGTTGATTTTGTTGACATTTTGTTGATTTTTATGTTTAGATGTCAATAAATGTTGTTGATAATGATGAAGTATACACGTTGTATAGTCACAAGTTTTACAATTGTAATTACATTTACTTTTTTTTACTATTTCTGTTGACATTTCTATACTATTTTATCAACAGAAAAAATACCTAAATCCTTTTCTCAAAAATATTTTAAAAAATTTATCGTCACAAAATAAAAAATATTGAAATTATCTGAGACCATAATTTTTCATTATGGTAACAAACATGTTTTTTACAAGACCCTATCCACCCTTTTGAAAAATGGACATCCCAAAAATGTCCAAAATCCGATTCTTGAATCACTTTCCCATGCAGAAATTCATGAATTTTCAATAGGGAACAAAATCCGAAGATACCACGTTCAAAAGGAGCCATATGCGAAGCTACCACATGTAAAAAGATACTGATAATAATATAATTAATTTAAATATATTATTTTAAATGCCGAGTAAATATCAAAATAATAAAAATATTAATAAATTAAATTCTAAATTTATATTTCATTTTTTTGTTTTTATATGTATATTTTTTTTTCTGTTTTTTAAGTTTTTTACGAATAGTTTTTTTGCGTCGCATATATTTTTTTCCGCCAGTATTAATACCAGTATTAATAGTGATAGTTAATTTACCGCATAAATTATTATATATATTATCTATTTCAGGATTATTAATATCTAATAATAAATCTGTATCTGTATACTCGATTACGCCTTGTTCTATTATTAGTTTAATATATTTTATTACGTCATAATATTTTGTGTAAAGAGAATTTGTTTTTTCTGCATTTCTTTTTATAGTATCTAATATTTTCATAACATCTTTTATAGGTGTTTTATCCGTTATTTGTGGACCATTTAATTTATTTATATAATTTATAATATTATTAACATTATCATATTCCAAGTCCCTTTTATTAGTATTATAATTAAAATATTCAAGTATAGACAAATTACGCACTTTCTCATTATAAATTAATTCAGCATCATGATCTATAGAAAAATATCCATATTGACCATACCAACTAACACCTTTTAATAAAATATTATAATCTGCTAAATCAATTGCATAAGATTTAGATACATCTTTTGGAATAAATATATTAAATTTTAATTCTTTCGCAACTGTATAAAGAAGGCATAAAAGTTCAACTCCAGATATTTTACATATATTTGGTCTTGAGTATTTTAATGCATTTAAAATTATTGTTTTACCTTCAAATAATGTTATACTTAAACTTAAACATTTCGCATCTGAATTTATGTTACTTTTATTAAATTCACGATATTTATAATAAATATATATGTATCCTTGTTGTTTTTCAGATGGATAATCATATTCAATATAAAAAACTTTTTCATTAAAATATTTTTTAAAAACTTTTAAAATGTTATCATATTTTATAAATATTTCATTTGTTGTATCAGAACCCAAATTCATATAATATAATATATTCATATAAAAATATACAAAAGAAGAACATTACACATTTATAAGGATTAATATACTCGGCAATTAAAATACACATTGCTGTAAAGAATATTCGCACCAGTCCACCCATAACATTATTTTCTTTTTTACTTGCAAAGATTATCAAAACTAGATGGAAGTTCATTAATTTGACATGAATAATGTGTTTCAATTTCTTTTAATTTAGAAACATCGCGTCTTGTAATAAAATTAATACCTACTCCTTTTCTTCCCCAACGACCACTGCGGCCAATACGATGAATATAATTATGGACGCATTTTGGAATATCGAAATTAATGACAGTACTGACTTGCTGAATATCAATTCCTCTAGAAGTGACATTAGATGAAATAAGAACACGGAATTTTCCAGTTTTAAATTCCTGGAAAGAACTCTCACGTGTTTGTTTATCCATATTACTATGTATACAACAAACTGGAAATCCATCTGCATGCATAGCATCATATAATTCGGCTACTCTCTTGACACTATTACAATAAATGATACATTGGGACATGGAAATATAAGAATATAAATCTTTCAGTGTTGCATATTTTTGTCTATCATCTTCTACAGCCACGAAATATTGAGAAATGCCTTCCAATGTCAACCGCTCTGCTTTAACGAATATTTTCACCGGATCACGCATTATTTTTTCAATTACTGAATCCAAATAATTAGGTAGAGTGGCAGTAAATAAAGCAACTTGAATATTACTACTAAAACTCTGAAATATACTATATATTTGTTCTTTAAATCCAGAAGATAGTAATTCATCTGCCTCGTCTAAAATAACTAGCTTAATTGAATTAGCAGCTATTTTCTCTCTTTTAATCATATCTTGAACTCTTCCAGGACAACCAGCAATAATATGTGGATTAATTTTTTTAAAATAGTTATCGTAATCATCCTCTGTAAATGTTCCACCAAAAAGAGTTTTTACGCGAAGACCAGGTAACATACTCCCCAAACTAGAAATTACATTCGATGTTTGAATGGAAAGTTCTCTTGTTGGGGATAAAATTAATACTTGAGTATCTGGATTATCTAGTTCAACAATTGATAAAGCACCAATAGAAAAAGCCGCTGTTTTCCCAGTACCGGATTGGGCCTGCGCTATAATATCTTTTTTCATTATAATAGGTTTAATTGCTTTACATTGAATAGGACTTGGCTTTTCATAACCATACGCATATATACCTCTTAATAAATCCGTATTTAAATCCAGGTCATCCCATGTATTTATTAAAAAAGAAGTGTCATATACTTCTTCTTCTTTATTATTCGTTTCTTCCATACTATAGTTGCTTTTAAACATTATAAATTAATATTAAATGTAGTATTTAAGTTTATTTTATATTTTTATTTATATTATTAAAAAAAATGAATATAAATGTATATACTTAATTATATTAGTATTATAGATGACACAAATGATGAAATATACTTTGGATGATTTCAGGAATATTACTTTTAATAGTTTTGATTTCAGTTTGCCAAACGAAACAATAGAATTTATAAATAAATTAGCACATGAGGTTGGATCACCTACTTATATAAAAACTCCTATTTTTCAAAAAAGAGAAATAAAAGATATGAATATGCTTGCTTTTAAAAAGAAAAAAGGAAAAGAAGAAGACTGGGAGAGTTTACGTAATTTTCAGACTACTAAAATTGAACAAAAGATTGGTATTGACGTTCAAATTGATTTAATTCGTTCCTTTTTGAATAAATTGACTGATAGAAATTATGTTGATATTAAAAATAAAATTATTGAATTGCTTGATAAATTGGTGGAAGAAAACGCTGATAAAGATAATATTATTAAAGTGGGTGAAATTATTTTTGAAATTGCGTCTAGTAATCGTTTTTATTCCAAGGTTTATGCTGACTTATATAGTGAACTTATACATAAATATGAAGTGATGAAAACGCTTTTTGAAAATTGTTTGAATACATATATGGAAATGTTTCAAAATATTGAATATGTAGATGCGACAGAAGATTATGATAAGTTTTGTAAAATAAATAAAATTAATGAAACAAGAAAATCGATTAGTACTTTCTTTATTAATTTAATGTTGAATAGTATTATTTCCAAAGAGATAATTAATAACTTGGTGGTTTCACTGTTTCAGCAAATTACTACCTTCATTTATGTTGATAATAAAAAAAATGAAGTAGATGAGTTAGTGGAAAACGTGGTCATTTTATATAAAAAAGATATTTGTCAGGAATTTCAGAGTGAAGTTGTTAATGGAGAAACTATTTCCATCATTATTGATAGACTGGCTCATAGTAAGTCGAAGAATTTTCCTAGTTTATCGAATAAATCGATTTTTAAATTTATTGATTTAGTGGAAATGTAAGATTTTTAGACCTTTTTACATTAGAAACGCAGATTATTATTATTATATATAAAAGTAATTTATATATAAAAGTAATTTATATAATAATAAATGGAAAAAACCAAAGAAGAAAATGATAAAATATATATTTCAGGATCCATAAAAAATATTGATAGTTTTATAAGTAAAAATGAGTATAGAAAAGCATTTGGATTATTAATTGCGGTTCTTGAAAGGCTTGATGATGGTACTCAAAAAAATGAGGTTATAGATTATTATAGTAAAAAATATTGGAACCAGATATGAGAATTTTTAAAAATTAAATTTATTATATTTTTTATATAATATAATAAATAAATAATAGGTTTATAGAGAATGAATGAAAATATTTTTTTAACGTTTTTAGAAAAGGATCAAGAAGAAAAAAAGGAATGTATTAGTATTTTTTCATTAAATGAATTATTAGAAAAAGAAAATGTGAATAATAATTGCGAAAAAGAAGACGTGTATTTGGAATATTGTTATTATGAAATGAATTTTAATGTAAAACAATTATTAATGATTAGTGAATATTATGGATTAAAAAATGTTAAAAAAGCCAATAAATTAGCGATTATTTATGCTATTATTGAATTTGAAAATAAAGTAGAAAATCAAGAAATTGTTTCTAGAAGAAAGTTGTTGTGGATTTATATGGACGAACTGAAAAAAGATAAATTTATGAAAAAATATATATTATTTTGATGAAATGAAATATGTTTGTATGTATACATCATATTTTATAAATAATAATATTTAATTTATTTGTTATTCTAATTATATTAGTTTAATATAAAATGACAATTCATACAATTGGAGATAGTCATTCATACAATGGTTGGTCTGGAATAACTAATCATCATTTGGGGCCAAGATTATGTTATAGTTTTGGTAGAGATAAATTAAACTTTTGTGATATCCGTAATTTTAATATCCAAGATGGAGATACAATTATTTTTAGCTTGGGTGAAATAGATTGTAGATGTCATATTAATAAACATATAAATGAAACAACTAAATATGAAGATATAATTGATAATATAGTTTATAATTATATAGAAGCAATTAAATTAAATATAGAAACTTCTCAACTTGAATTAAAAAATATTTGCATTTATAATATAGTTCCACCTATTGAAAAACATAATACACATGAAAATCCAAACCAACCATATTTAGGTAGTGACGAGGAAAGAAAAAACTATGTTTTATATTTTAATAAAAAATTAAAAGAAAAATGTAGTGAAAATAATTATATATTTTTTGATATTTATGATAACTATATAGATGAAAATGGGTTTTTAAGAAAAGATTTAAGTGATGATAATGTTCATATTCGGGAAGGAGAATATATAACTAACTTTATTAATGATAATAATATATAAAAATAGTTCATGTGTAAAAATAGTTCATGTGTAAAAATAGTTCATGTATAAAATATATTATATTTTATTTATACAATAAATAAAATATTAAATAATACTTGTTATTAATATTATGGTCTTGTCAAGAATAGATAAAAATATTAGTTATCCGGAGCTGAAAAGTGTAGATCCTGCGGATATATCTCAAGAAAGTAATTTATATCAAATTGAAGTATCTGGAGTAGAAATTATTATTGCAGTTGGTAATTCCAAAAATTCTTTTGAAACCAATAATATACTTTATTTTCCCATTTATTTAGTAAAACCAAATAATAAGGTAATTCAAATTGGTGTGTATGAAATTGAAGCTGATAATTATATTAGTTATTTAGATGAAGATAATGTCTTGGATGTGGAACGCCTTAGTGAACCATTAATATATAATTTTGTAACCAAAGATATGCTTATGAATTTACGTATGGTACCTGAAAAAGATGAACAAGGAAGTGATGAAGAAAGTGACGAAGAAGAAGAAAAGGTTCCCGTTAAAGAAATAGTCTATGAAATTCCAGAAGAAAGAAAAGATATATTTGTTTTAACAAAAGGAATTCCAACTATTCCATCTTTGAGAGAAGAGACGAAAAAAGAAGCCAAAGATATAAAAGAAAAATATAAAGAACTTCCTGCAGATAATTGGGTTCAGAAATATATGAAGAATAAATATTATGGAATAATTGATAATGAGGGAGGAGGAGATTGTCTTTTCGCTACAGTTCGTGATGCTTTTTCTTCTATAGGACAACAAACGACAGTAAATAAAATTAGAAACAAGTTAGCGGATGAAGCAGATGAAACTGTTTTTTTAAATTATAAAGAACATTTTGATATGTATAATACTGCCATTTTAGAAGATACAAATAAAATCAAGGAATTAGAAGCTGAATATATTTCCTTAAAAGAAAAATTCTCACGAGTATTGGATAGAAATGAGAAAAAGGGTCTAATGGATGCCGCGAAAAAAGTCAAGGAATTACATGACAGACTAGTTCATGAAAAGAAAGTTACATCTCAAATTTTAAGTGAATATAAATTTATGAAAGGAGTGGATACTTTGGATAGTTTCAAGAAAAAAATTAAATCATGTGAATTTTGGGGAGAAACCTGGACGATTTCTACTTTGGAACGAATATTAAATATAAAGTTTATTAATTTGTCCGAAGAGGCATATAAAACGCATGATTTACAAAATGTATTAAATTGTGGTCAATTAAATGATGCAATTCTTCAAAATAAAGGTGAATTTAAACCGGAATTTTATATAGTTACCGAATATAATGGGTATCATTATAAACTGATTAGTTATAAAAAGAAACTGATTTTCAAATTTAAAGAGGTGCCTTATGATTTGAAGAAAATGATTACTGATAAATGTCTGGAAAAAAATGCCGGTCCATTTGCATTAATTCCCGATTTTCAAAAATTCAAAGCTGAACTTGTAAATAAAAAGCCGGAATCTCCTAGAGAGAAAGAAAGACAAGAAAAAAACGCGCATCAAGATTTAAGTGAAGCTAAATTACGTGGATTATACGAAGATGAAGTAGAATTTTTATTTTATCCCAAGTCAGCTGATAAACCTTTACCTGGAAAAGGATCAGGAGAGAAAATACCAAAAGATAGAATCAAGGAATTTTCTGAATTGGCATTAATTCCTGAATGGAGGAAAAAATTATCGAATTTATGGACGCAACCATTCATGGTGGATAATCATAAATGGGCCAGTGTAGAACATTATTATCAGGCAGCTAAATTTAAGAAAAACAATCCGGAATTTTATTTGAGTTTTTCATTAGATTCGGGAACTGATTTATCGAAAGATGCTGCAATGGCTAAAAATGCTGGAAGTAAATCAGGAAAACATAATAGTACTCTTATTCGACCATCCGAAGTAGAATTAGATCCGGATTTTTATGGAGAACGTTGTGAAAAAGAAATATATAACGCACAATTAGCCAAGTTTTCCCAAAATGAAGATTTAAAGAAACTATTATTGGCTACTAAAAAAGCTAAACTAAATCATTATTTAAAAGGTAAGCCCCCAACTATCTATGAAAATCTAATGCTTATTCGTGACAAGTTATTAAGAAATGAATTATAAAAAAAATTGAAATTAATTTATATCTATAAGAGATATAAAATATAAAATACTTATTATGATGAATATCATTCAAAAGCAATTAACTTTAAATCAAATTAGTCTACCATTTGAATTGATTGATATTATAAAGTCCTATGCATTTTATAATATAATGGAAAAAACTAAAAAAATAAAAAATAATATTATAACTCTTATAAAAAAAACGGAATGGTCGTCATTCAATTTTAAAGAAAATTTGGAAAGTGATTCATTCTTATTTTGGATAGATGATTTTGAAAAATCAGTTCAATTTCAAATGATATTTTGTGAAAAATGTGGAGAATATACAACAGAAAATACACACGAACATATAAATAAAATTATGTGCAATTGTTAGAAAAGTTCTATTTCATTATTAAACTACTACTTTTTTTCTCTTTTATGATGTTTCCTTGTTTTTTTAGACTTTTTCGATTTTTTGGTTTTGCCACCCTTGCTCGTAAAAATTCGCTTCTTTATATATTGGGTTGGTTTTGTAATTCCATAATATTTAGCTGTTTGTGCTAAGGTATATTTGGGTTTTTCTGTTAAACCTTCAAGATTATATTCAATATCTAATTTATCTAATTGAAAGGTATTTAAGTCTAAATTAATTGATAGAGTAAAACTAATACGTCCTACAGCAGTAAAATCTGAAGAAGTAAATAAATAACTATCTAAATATATTCTAACTATCTTATTTCCATTTTCCAGTTCAACATTTAATGTTTTAGGATTAGAAATAGTTTCTTTTCCTTGAGCATCTTCTCTACTCGATGGTGAAATTAATAAATAATTATCCTTCAATGCATATTGTGTTATATTTTTTATTTCAATTTGAATAAACTCTGCTATAAAATTAAATATATTTTGACATGATAATAATCCGATTTCATTTAAAATATTAAAGTTAATTAAGCTTTTCTCATTAGACGGTAGTTCCTTAGACGGTAGTTCCTTAGACGGTAGTTCCTTAGACGGTAGTACCTCATTAGACAATAGTAAATTAGACATAAGTATTTCGTAATATTTATCTGTAATTTTATCATAATTTTCTTCTAATAATTTGGATGTTTGTTTAATATCTTCTTCTTCTTCTTTTGATAAAGCAATACTCAGATCATATATATGTGGAACAATTTCAGGAGTAGGAGTAGGTCTTCCACCAATCATGGTCTTAAAATTTTGTATTTGTGAATTAATTTGTAAATCTACTCTAGTAATATCTTTTCCAATTTGAGATTTAATTCCAGGAATATTTAATTCATGTGCATTTCCTTTTTCTTTCAATAAATAACTGGATTTAGTATAAATCAAATAAGAAATAAATTTTTCAAGTGAAAAAGAAGGTTTACTTGCAATGTTAGCTCCTGTGAATTTTCCATTTCTAGGTTGTAAATAATTACCAATATTTGGTATTTCAAAAATATTAGATAAAGAGGGAATATTTTTTGGTTCAGATAAATATACTTCATATTCATGTTCTATTAATTTAAATATAGGGGTGATTGGTAACTTATCTGTATTTTTAAAATTATCATAATAGTTCATTGGTTTGACAATAATAGTTATATCAGAATTCATATTATCAGAATTCATATTTTTCTTATAATATTAAAATATTATATTATATTATAATTTTTAAAATATATAATGAAATTCACACCAAACAGTAATTTTTTAATGGATTTTTTTATTAAAAATAATTTTATTCATCATGATAAACATAATAAAGCAACTAACTCCATTATTCATCATTTATATAATGATATTTATAACTCCAATGAAAAATTATTAGAGCTTAAAAAAACTCCTTTCCTACAAATAGCCATTAAAAAAATAAATAATATACATGAGATTTCTAAACCTAAATTATTCAGTGATGATAGTTTTCCATCTTCTATTCGCAAACATATTGATAATGCCTCCTTATATGAATTATCTTATTCTTTTCATATTTTAGAACGTAAAATCACTATCCATTTTATTTTAGAAGATGGTGATTTTAAAAAAAATGAAAAAGTATATGAAAAATATGTAGATTTAATTATAATGTGGTTATTTATTTTAAATGACTATTCTTCTAAAAAATGCAGTAAACAGTTAACCATTTTTCTTTATTTTACATCTTTACAAAAAGAACTACCTTCTTCCAATATTGAAATACTAGACTATCATAATGTAAATACAGCTTTTACAACGACATGTCCTGTTCAATCTGAAATAGTAGTCTTTCGTAAAGAAGAATGGTTCAAAGTATTTATTCATGAAACTTTCCATAATTTTGCCTTGGACTTTTCGGATATGCCGACTGAAGAATGCCATTCAAAAATTCTTTCCATATTTAAAGTAAAATCCTCAGTGAATTTATTCGAGGCTTATACTGAATTTTGGGCAGAAATATTTCATTCTCTCTTTTGTAGTTTTTTCTTGTTGAAAAATAAAAAGAATTTTAAAGAATTTTTGGAGTTATCAGAATTTTTCATCAACTTTGAAAAGACCTATAGTTTTTTCCAAATGGTAAAAGTATTGAATTTTATGGGTTTGACTTATCAAGATTTATATTTAGAAAACGAAACCAGTAATCGTTTACGTTCACTATTGTATAAAGAAAAAACCAATGTATTAGCATACTATGTGATAAAATTGGTTTTAATAAATCATTACCAGGATTTTTTGATTTGGTGTGACAAACACAATTCTTCACTCTTTGCATTTGAAAAAACAGTACAAAATCAAAGGGATTTTTGTAAATTCATAGAAAAATTTTATAAAAGTGTGTCTTTACTTGATGGCATTAATAATACACATCATTTTAATAACGAATATTTTCTTAATAAGAAAAAAAATGTCAAGAAAAAAAAAGATAAAACAGATTTTTTAGTGTCAAATTTACGAATGACTATTTTTGAGGTGGAATATTTTTAGATGGAATATTTTTATATTTTTTATATTTTTTATATTTTTCTAATATGTGTTGAACAAAATTCCTCATTAAATTTGGCTTCTCTCTTGCATAAATTACCTGACTTACATTGAAAATTACAAATATATTTATAACATCCATTTCCTACTTTACGTTTATTGGCATTCCATTCTCTACTTGATTCATCAAAATCAAATACAAAGGTATATTGTTTATCTGCTTTACTACGTGTTTGCATTTTTATAATTTAAATATTAAATAAGTTATAAAAGTATTTCAATTTTTTCTAATATGTTTCCAATAATTCAAATTCAAAATAAATGTCCCAATTTCTACTCATTGATTTATTTGGAGGATAATATTTATACAAGTTATCAAGAAATTTTTTGAATTCTAACTCTGTTATCTGTTTAGTATCTAGTTCCCAGTATTTTATTACGCGAATTTTATACAAAGGTTTTCCGATTAAAGTTAAAATAAGAATTCCATCCTTTTTCATTGCCTTTTCCAGAATCCATTTCTGTCTTTTATAAACCATATATTTACCGTCTTTTATACTATGTTTAATATCTTTACCAACAAACATAGTTTGTATTGGTTTTGAAAAAGTCGTCATTACAAAAATTATTAATTATTTTTTATATAATATTTATCGTGGAAAAGTATTTCAATTTTATTTTATATAAATTAACATATAATAAAAAAATTGATTTTTAAATCAAGAAATAATTCATTAATAATACGAATAAATCAACTATGGGTATCAAAAATTTAAATAAGGTTCTTAAATCTCAATGTAAAAATTCCATTCAAATCATTTCTTTGTCTGAATTATCTGGTAAAACAATCGCTATTGATATCAGTATTTATTTATACAAGTATACTACGGATAATTCACTAATAGAAAATATATTTCAAATGTTATCTATCTTCTATTATTATCAAATTAAACCGGTTTTTATCTTTGATGGTAAACCTCCTCCTGAAAAGAAAAAAGAATTAATTAAAAGAATAAAAGATAAAAAAATAGCAGAACAAGAATATATTGTATTGAAAGAACAGTTGGAAGATACAAATTTGGACCAATATAAAAAGAAAAATTTAATGACATCAATGTATTTTTTGAAAAAACAATTTGTTTCGCTTAAGAAAGAACAAATTGATAAAGTAAAAGAATTAATGGATAGTTATGGAGCATGTTATGTAGAAGCTCCTCAAGAAGCAGATGAATTATGTGCTATACTAGCAGTGAAAAATAAAGTTTGGGCATGTTTAAGTGAAGATACCGATTTATTTGTTTATGGATGTCCTCGTGTGTTGAGGTATCTTAGTTTATTAAATCATACTGCTGTTTTATACGACATGGAAAAGATCCTCTGCGAATTAGGTTTAACACAGGAACAATTTCGCGAAATATGTGTTTTATCTGGGACAGATTATAATAGTTCTACTACACATTGCCTTGAAAAATTATTGGATTTATATAAAAAGTTTTTGAATTTACCTGATAATAAAAAAACGTTTTATGAATGGATGGCATTAGATTGTCAAACAACTTTACAGCCAATAAATGATTTGTTTAATTTAAATGAAAATAAGGATAACCTTAGTGAATTTATAGGAAACTTGGAAGATAATTCTGGAAAAAAATGTGAGAAAAGAATGCGTGCTATTCTAGAAGAGGATGGATTTTTATTTGTAGGTTAATAAATATGTTTTACATGAAATATAAAATAAAATAAAGAATAAAATAATAAAACATTGAAAAATAGGTAATAAATATATTTTTTTTTATATATTAGTATGGATTTAAATAAGAATAAGTATTCAATGGAAGAATTAAAAAAACATATTTATGATGTGAATTTACGGGATATTTTGAAAACACAAAAAATTAATGAAGCTTTTGCGATTAAATATATTCTTAATCCTAATTATCAATTAACCGAAAGTGAAAAAACGATTGATGTTAATATGGTAATTTTTTATCAACCTCATTTGAAAAAAAAAACATTATTTCATTATTTGAAAACAATGAATGTAAACGATGATGAAACAGATATAAAATTTGATGAATATGCAAATAGATAAGTATTTTACAAATTATATATAAATTGTATGTTAATTTTGTTTTATAATATAAGATTTTATATTATAAAATTTATTTTTTATTTTCATTTATTTTTTATTTTTATTTATTTTTTCATTTTCATTTATTTTTTCATTTTCATTTATTTTTTCATTTTCTTTTTACTTACCTTGCTTGTTTACTATATTTTTCTAAGCAGTGGAGACAGGAGCAACCACAGCATCCTTGACAGCCTTGGCAAAATGTGGGCTCATGTATCTTTGTAGATTAAAGTAAGTCAACTCATCAGTCTTCTTTAGCTTTAATAGACTAGAAAGCTTGTTATCAGGATTGATCTTACGACCATTCTCTTTATCCTGAAGATTATTTGTTCTAATATACTTGTTAATCTCACGAGTAACTTCAGTTCTTGCCATCTCAGAACTAATTGGCTTATCCAAGAACTTGGCTAGCTCATCACTAATACGGGTTGGCTTAACAAATCCAGATGGTTGTCTGTTTCCAGACTTTCGCTTGCGCTTGGAACTTTGCTTTTGAGCGGTCTTCAACTCACGTTGCCACTTTTTCTCTAGAGCACGGTACTCGACCTTAATAGCAGAAATCAAATTTCCAACTTGTTGTAGCTTAGCCAATAGCTCAGTTGATTGCTCCAAAATATTGGTATCAGTATCACTGTGAACCACGTTCTCAGTAGAAGAAACATCATTTGTGGTACTAACCTCTACAACATTAGTAGGAGCAGGAGAAGCCTCAACAACTTTAGGCTTCTTTGTAGCCTTAACTTTCACTTCTTGGGCTGGAACAGCAACTTTTTCAACAACAGGAGTAGTAGCAGGAGTACTTTCAGAGGATTTAGCTTTCACTTGTCTAACCATCTTATTATACTTTATCTAAATAAATACTTTTTAAGTGATTTAACGCAAATATAATATATTGACACCATAATATGGAATGTTGTTTATAAATTAAATAAATTATTTAATAGGAAATAATTTATTTTAATGTTTTAATGAATTTTTTCAATAATTTTTCAATGAATTTTCTTTTAAAAATATGAAAAAGATTGATATAGCCATGGAAGGGCCAATGCCGCATTCTGATTTACAAGTGTCAATGCTCCTAAAACATAATAACATCCTAAAGATTTACTATCTGTATCTATACCTGAATTAACAAATTTTTCCAATACTTCTAATATATTTTTTTTAACTAAAAATAGGTCACTCTCATGATTTATATAAGATAATCCAAAATTCCTAAAAGGATCGCCATATGGAGGACAAATACTGCGTTTTATTTCAGAGGAAAGTTGAGCTCTGAAATTCCAAATATCACAAAGTTCTCTCATAAATTTGATAAGTTCTATTCTGTTTAAAGAGAGAAACCATTCACAACTACTGTAATTTCCTAGATAATCTATATTTTGAAATAATTCTAAACTTCTCAATTCTACTAGTTTCTGCAATGACAAACTGGTTTTATCATCTTCTATTACAATATCAATGCTTATATTTAATATTTTGCTAATTCTTATGATGGATGCTATATATTTAAATACACATTCAGGTATATTGTTTCTATTATACGGATTTTTCAAATTGTTTTTTCCAGATTTCTGAATGAGATTATAGAGAGAAAGAATATCAAATCCATAGATAAATCCATCTATATCTTTGAAACTGAAAAATTGTCGGTTAGGTATTAATGCAATATCTTCCATTGAAATAAAATCAGTGTTATTCGTACATAAAGATCTATTTCTTAAAGCAGGTCCATGATAAAAATGAAATCGTCTTGGTAAAAATCCTCTAAATATTTTTTGTATTTTAATGATGAAATGAGAGAGACGTAAATAAATGAATATTCTATTTACTAATTCACTTCTTATACCACTTATTTTCAATTTATAATTTTGTGCAATCGATTTTAATTGCTTAATAGTATAACTATACTTGGTAATTAATTGGTAGCTATCTTCATTTGGAATAGTAAAATCATCATTTGGTATTTTTTCTAGTTTTTTTTGAATGGAAATATATTTTTCACATTTATTTTTAATCTCATTCATGTAATCCTCTAACTTCTCATTAGCATATATATTTTTACATTTTTTTATAGAATGAAAGTTCATATATATAGTATATTAAAATCATTTTTTTAATATACAATAATTATAAAATATAATTGTAATTTGAAATACTTGAAAATTATGATTACGATAACACGTAACAAACAACAATTTTTAAATCATTTATTTTAATTTAAAAAAAAATTGATTTAAAGATATCACGATAAGAATAATTATAAGATTATAACATGGCTGACGCAATTATCGATGGAACTTTATTCAATACTGCTAATATTATGTATACTTCTCCTAAGGCAACCCCTCAAGGAGCTAAAAGTGTTAATATATTAAATAAGAATGTAAAAAAAGGTTTAGTATTATCTACTCCCCTTATGTTAACCTGGGGTGCGAATGATTTTGTAGATGAAAAAACTGGCCTAGGTAATGGAAGGTTTGACATGTCACTTCAATTTCCTAGTAATGAATATAAAAACGAAGATACAGATGCGTTCTTTCGTAATATGAAAGCATTAGAAGATAAAATTAAGTCGGATGCGCTTATTTATTCGAAAGAATGGTTTGGAAAAGTTCACAAAAGTCTTGAAGTAGTAGAAGCACTATGGACCCCAATGTTGAAATATTCTAAAGATAAAGTAACTGGTGAATATGATTATTCAAAATCTCCAACTATGAAAATCAAATTACCTCAGTATAATAATGAATGGAAATTTGAAATTTATGATGAAGATGGAGAAAAAATATTTCCTGGATTACCAAGTCTACCAGTTGTAAATCCACTTGATTATTTAAAGAGAGGAACTAATGTTATGTGTTTAATTCAATTCGCAGGAATATGGTTTGTTAATGGTAAGTTTAGTGCTAGTTGGAAATTAGTTCAAGTTGTAGTTCAAAAACCTAGAGCAACTTTACAAGGTTCTTGTTTCCTCAAGTTGAAACCAAATGATAAAGAGGTTTTAAAGAAACAGACGGTGGAGGATGATGTAGAAGAGACTTTTGTTACCAATGTTTTGGTTGAAAGTGATGGAGAAGAAGAACCAGAACCAGAACCACCAGTAGTAGTTGTTCCAGAGCCGGTGCCTGTTGTTGCTGTTTCAGAAGTTGTTTCAGAACCAGCTGTGGAAGAGACCAAGAAGAAGAAGATCGTGAGAAAGAAGACAGCTGGAGAAGCATAGATCGAGCAACTCGTATTACATGTAGTAGATTAAATTTTAATTGTAACTTAAATAAATTTTATTTTTTTGTGATTTTTATAATAATTGTAAAATACTTTTTATTTAATTTTACAATTATTGAAATACTTTTTATAAATATTCTGTATAAAATATTCTATATGTTATAAAAAATCTCCGGAACCCCTCCTCTTTGTGTTGGTTCAATATCTAATACTTTACATTGAAGAATATTATTAAACCATCCCATTCTCATTTTATAAATATTTTCAACATGTTGCTCGTAAATACCATTTTCGTTAATCAAATATTTATTAAATATAATATGGAAATTTTTAATATGACTTCCAACCATTTCACATCTATTTACATCATTTTGACAAAGACCATCATATGTATTTAAATCTTTTGTTGTCAAATAATCTTCTAATTCTGGAATAAAAAATCTAGCAGTTACCTTGATAATGAAAATAGAATTTCTTATAAATTTGGAAAAGTAATATGCAAAATGTATAGCATACATCTCACTACCTCCTTTTCCTTCTTCCCTCTCTAAATATTTTGCTTCTTTAAATTGAGACTCTTGAAAAGATATAATTTCAAATCTATCTTTAAAAAACTCTTTTTCTTCTTGTAATTCAGGAAATGTATATCCTGAATTTTCTACTAAAACTATTTTAAAATTCGTTTTTGTTAACCATTGTCTAATAGCTTTTAAATAAGTATTTATTCTCTCTTCTTTATTTATCTGGTAAATAATTGGCTTTGATTGGACATTTACTGTTGCAGTTAAAAGTATAGTAGTAGACATTATTTTATAAATATAAAATATTTTATATAATCTATATAATTTATATAATCTATATAATTTTTTTAAAAGTTATACGAAATAATTTTTATAACATTCTTAATTATTCTACGAAAGTAATATACACAAGGATGTCTGCTTTATTAGAAATATCTTGAATATCTGCTACTATTTTTGATATTCCTTTTCCTTGGAAACAGTAAATCTGAAATTTCTCTAACGATAGATCTTTTACTGGTATTTCTAAAGACACATTTTCTTCCAAATTAATTGATATTGTATTTTGAAGCAAGAGAGAAAAGGTAAATGGAATTTGAATATGAATTATAATATTATTATCATCATCTAATTCAATATTTTCTTTGAAATTTGGAATACATTTTACAATTATATCTCCTTTTGGACCATCAAAATAGCATTCATTATGCCATAAAGGAACTATATAGACTTGTTCTTCTACAAATAATTTATATACTTTATTTTCAAATAAATCTTGAATAGATGGGTTTAATATAAATAACTGATCTTCTTTATACTTTTCCATTATGATTTCTTTAACCAATCTTAAAGTTTCGATGGAAATATGAAATGTATTTTGATATTTTGAGAGAAAAGTATAAATTTCCAGAGATAATTCTTTATCTAATTTTTCAAATAATTGACAAGTTATTTGCTTACAACCAATAATAATATCCCTTACTATTTCTGAAAATAATTCGGTATATTTTCCCTTTAGCAATTCACTTATAAACTGATAAACAATATTATTATAGCCATTTTCTTCTTTTTCATTATCTTCTTCAAAATCGTCTTTTAAGAAACCTATTTCTCTCTTTAAACATAAATATGCTTCCTGAATTTTTTGGAATTTTTCTTTCGATGGAATTGTATTTCCATTTTTATCTGGATGATGTCGTAATGCCATTTTATGATAAGTCTTTTTTAAATTGAATTCATTAAGTGTAGAATATTCCTGTTGATTTATCTCTAATATTTCTAAAGCATCCTTTAAATTCATAATTAGATAATTGGGTTTTTCTTAAGTATTGTTTTTTATTTAATGTCTAATTATTTTTATAATCCATGTATATTTACAATCCATGAATTATTTTTATAATCCATGTATATTTACAATCCATGAATTATTTTTACTATATAAAATAAATAATTTTCTAAATGATAAATCGGTCTATAATTGTTATTATAATAATGTAAAAATTGATAAGTTTTAATTAATATTGGTCCGTTAAATTCTGGTTTGATTTTATTCATTTTAATAATGGAATATAGTATATACCATATACAACTTGTAATATCCAAATTATAAATAAATATATCATATAATAAATCTCTGAATTTCAAATATTGAATATTATCAATATTGATTATTTCTTGAATAATTTTATTACAAATATTTTTATAATTTACCATAAGATCAGTATTGATGGAACTATAAAGGTTTTTTATATTTGTTATATTTTCTAGTTGAAACTTGGCATCTAATTTGGTTTTGAAACATTTATTATACATATTTTTACTTGGTCTAGAAATATGAATTATTTCGCAACCATTTAATATATTATCTGGTAAAAAACTTATTTGTTCTGTAATAAGGATAAATTTTAAATCCAAACATGTATGACAATTTTGCTGCATATAACTATAAAAATTATCCAAAAGCTCACTATGTATTTCATGGAAATTTTTACAAACAATAATTCCTGACTTTTCTGTTTTAGCAGAGATAATATCTATAATTTGTAGGTATATTTCATGCCACAATAATTTCGAATTACAACCAAGTAAAGACATATCTATTTCATAATGAATATCACTTAGTTTAAAGAAAAAATTCAGTTTATTATAGACAATAGAAATTTTTTTTTCATATTTTAATTCACTAGGACTATATTTTTTAATGGCTTTCAACATTTGTGTGTACTTACCAGTTCCAGCTGGACCATAAAATATTATGTTTTTCAATTCATGAATAGAATTTGGAAATCTTTGATATATTTTTTCTAGTTTTGGATGTAAATTTATCTTTTCATTTGTATTTATATAATCTTCAAAATGGGTTTCATAAAATTTCATTACTATAATTAATAAAAATTATTTATATTACATTTTTAAACTAATAATTAAATTTATTTAAAAATGTAATGAACGTATTCCACGTAATTAATGAATAGATGAATATATTAAAATCAATAGATCAATATGATGAAAATTATGTGTTTTTTTTTGAACCAATTAAAAACAATATTTTGAATGATGGTAATTTCATACGAATTGTTTATTCCACTCCGCAGTTTATACTGAATGGAATATATTTATTAATACCATTAAATGATATTATTATTGAAAAATATTATAATAAATATAAATGTAATTTTAATGTTACCACACACGAATATTTACTTCAATCAATAAAAAAAATAGAAGAAAATATATTGGAAAAATATAGTATTGGGTGTAATGAAAACTTGAATAAAATTCCGAATTATAAAATATATGAACAAATGAAAAATGGAAACATAAAGATTTTTAGTGAAAATATAAAGAAAAGTTTACATCATTTATTTGTTTTGAAAATTTCAGGTATTTGGGAAACAGACACTTGTTATGGTTTGACTTATAAATTTATTAAAATAAATGAATAATTTATTCATTATTATCTGATTTATCCATCAGTTATATAATATTTTAAAATGGTTCCCATAATTAATACACAACTTATATTTATTACTCCTAATAAATACATTAAACTAAAAGTAACTTTAGACATATGACCTGTTGTATTAAATAATTTAGTATTCATTGCATCGTAAAAAATATATATTTCTATAAGCATTAATGCAATCGATATAGTACTAAAGGTATTATATTCAGTAGTAATTTGACCTTCGCTTATTCTATTTTGATATGTAATTAATAAATAGAGAGAATAAATAACTATTCCTAGTAAAATAAGGAATGGACCAGATACTGTAATTAAATGTTTAAAATAGGTAAAATTAGAATAATTATTTTCATTAGACAAATTAGTTAAAAAATATAAACTATATCCTAAAATCATTAATACAGCAACTGCTATACATGAGTAACCAGCAATAGTACATGCTATTTTAGATGCTCCTGTAATAAAACAAGATATAACAAATAATATTATGGTTACAAATAAGAGAGAATTATATACCATTGTATACCAACTTGTTAAATGGGTCATTTAAATTATTAATATAATACTATATTAATAATTTTTATTAATAATTTTATAGACATTAAAATAACAAATTAAATTCGTATAAAATAATAATTTTTTTTTTAATTATTTTATACTAATATGAGTAGATTTAATGTAAATACTACACATCCATTAATTAAAAATGCAAATGATTATTATTTATTCTATAAATACATAGTTATTTATTCTGGAGATAGAGATGTATTAAAATTTCCTTATGCAAATGAATTTGAAATTGAATTACCTAGTGACTATTGTAATGTAGCAGGTGCTTGCTTACAATCATGGAGTTTTCCTCAAACACCTACTTTTACACATAAACATAATAATATAGCCTTAAGCTTCCAAATTAGTGAACCATACAATCCAAATTTATATGGAATAACTGATCAACAACAATTAGATATTTATAATGGATTATTAAGTAATAAAAATAATAATTTTGTTATTTTAATAGAAGAAGGTAACTATACTTCAGATCAAATGGCAACGGAACTAACAAATAAAATGAATAATGCAGTTACTATTTTTATTAGGAAATACTTGGCTTCTATAAATAATCCAGATCCAAATTTTAAATATAAAGAATTTATTGTTACTTATAATGATGTTTCTACTGATTTATGGTTTGGAAATTCAAGTAGTAATTTTATTATTACAAATCAAAATGTCGAATTGTATGGCCCATCCGTTGAAAATACCATGAATTCTTGTAATAATTATTCCTTACCTAATTTTAAAACCTGGGGATTACCAGCCTATTTAGGTTTTACAAGATGTAATACAAATGGTATACGGGCTCCAGAAGGAGAGTTACCACAATTTTTTTATTTGCCTGAACCAATTGGAAATTGGATTAATTTTTCTACTGCTTTTCCTGGTGGTCCAGTTTATTACGTTCCTACTCCGAATAGAATTGATATTACTGATACTCCTTTTTATTATCTAAGTATAAAGGAATTGGATTGTATAGATGAAACTTCTCCTTATACTTTAAATAATTATACGTTAACTACTAATGGTAGTCATGGAAGAGTAAATTCATGTTTTGCAAGAATTATTGTTAATCCAAATGCGAATGGATATCCGCAATGGTATTGTCCGAATAAACTTTTTGTTCCTCCAAATGAAAGAATACGAAAATTGTCGATTACAGTTCATGATCATAGTGGTCAGTTAGTTGACTTTGATAATCAGGAATTTTCAATGATGATTGAATTTACATTGTATGTTCCTCAAATTGGTAGAAATATTAACTTGTATGATCCTAAAATATTATATTAATTTTTATTACAAGGTAAATTTCATTCTAATATTCATTTCATTCCAATATCCTTAATACTTCTTCTAAACGAATATTATTTATAGGACGATTTCCTAGCATTTTTAATGATTTAGTATTGTTTCCCCATTTTGCATATAATCCATATTTCCCTTTTTTAACATCAAGTTTTACACCTTTATATTCCCAATTATTTTTTGTATTATCGTTTTCATTTGTATTATCGTTTTCTTTTGAGACTATAAGATCTTTTAAATCATAATTACTTATTTGTTGAATATCAATATCTTTTCTTATACCTATAAAAGAAACATTATTTTTTTCATCTTTATGTTTTACAACTGGACCGTATTTTCCCATAATTAAAGAATGGTGTTCATCCAAAACTTTTTCAAGAGTTTGATTTTGATTTTTACAATTACTTATTACTGAATTTTTCAAAAATAGTATTTTTCTATAATATTTTTCGCAAACTTCTCTCTTTTTCTTATTTCCTAAAGCAATCAAGTCTAGATCATTTTCCAATTCTCTTGTAAAATCATAATTAAATATATCAGAAAAATATGTTTCTAAAAAGTCATTTACGGAAGAACCTAATGGTTTGATAATTAGTTTTTCTTTTTCATTTCCAAATTCTTTTTTTTCCACTATTTCCTTTATTTTATCCATTTCTAATTCCCAATTTTTACATTCTATTTTATTTCCTTTTACATCTTTTTTCTTTACATATTCTCTTTCTTGGATTTTTTCAACGAGAGAAGCATATGTGGATGGTCTACCAATTCCATTATACTCCAACATTTGAATAATTTTTGCTTCTGAAAAATGTGTTTTATTTTGAATAATAGTTACGTTACTTGTTATTTTACTATAAGAAACCCGAATGCCTGGTGTAGAAATTATTTTTAAGAAATATTGATATTCTTTATTTTCTACATTGAATTTATTTTTAACTGCTTTCCATCCAGGAAATAATATAAGATCTGTTTCATTTGAAAAAACCGTATTATTGGATGCGCATATTGTTGCCTTTATAGAAGAATACGAACAAGACATCATTAGACTTTCAATGGTATTTTCCCATATTATTTTATAAATTCTTTTTTCTTTCAATGAAAAATCAGTATTTGTTTCAAGATCAGAGAGAGAAATATTAGTTGGACGAATAGCTTCATGTGCGTCTTGTGATACTTCGTTTCCTTTTAATTCTTTATTAATATAGTTATCCGCCCATATTTTATTAATATAAGCATGAGTTTCTTGAATAAAAACGTTGCTATAACAAATACTATCTGTACGCATATAAGTTATAAACCCTTCTTCATATAAACTTTGACATATTTTCATTGTTTCTTTTGGAGAAAGATGCATTTCATTACTACATGTTTGTTGAATAGTTGAGGTTGTAAATGGTTTAGGAGGAGATATAAATTTCTTTTTAGGACCACAACAAGTTAACATGTGAGAGAATGAAATTGTTTTATTAAGAAAATCATTTACTTCTCTCTCTTCTTCCATATCCGTGTTTAACAGAAACGGTATAATCCAGTTATTAATAGAAAAATATCCAGTGGTTTTGTATATTTTTTTCCCTGGACTAGCATCTATTTCCATTTGTCTATCGTGAATGAGTTTCAATGTAGGGGTTTGACATCTCCCCGCAGAAAGAGGTTTTTTAGACTTTGTATTTGGATTTATAAATTTCCATAAAAGAGGACTAATTTCATATCCAACCATTAAGTCCAGTATTTGTCTTGTTTGTTGTGCGTAAACAATATTCAAGTTTATCTTTACTGGATTAGCTACCGCATCTTTTATTGCTTTTTCAGTAACTTCATGAAAAATAATCCTTTTGATAATACTCGCATCTAAATCAAATACCTGGCATAAATGCCAACCAATTGCTTCGCCTTCTCTATCATTATCTGTTGCAATAACTACTTCTCCTGCGTTTTTAATTGCTTTTTTTATATTATTGATTTGTGTTTTTTTGGACGACATTATTTGGTATTGGGCTTCAAAAGTTTCTTTATTTATATCTTCTAGTGAAGTGAGTTCGCGAATATGGCCGAAACTGGCTATACATTGATATCCTGGACCTAGATATTCTTCTATTTTTTTACATTTGGCTGGAGACTCTACAATAAGAAGAGTTGGTGAAGAGGAATATTTTTTCGTCATTATAGTTCTTGTTGAAAATATATATAGTTATAAAAAATATGTTTATATATATTTCAAAAGTTGTATTGTTAATAGTGAGAGAAAAAAGAATGAAATTTATTTTTATTTTATTTGACTTTTGTTTATTTGAATAATCCGCATAAATTATGTTATCAAGTTATTTCTCAATTTATCTCTTTGTTCTACATTGAATAACAACACTTTTTTAATAGGTTCTCTACATAGACTACAACATGGTTTTTTCTCTCTACAAAGATTTTCTAGATACATTTCTAAACATGAATAACATAAATTATGATTGCAATTCAATGTTACACATTCAGTGTTTTCTTTATTATCTAAACAAATAGGACATTGAAGTTCTTCATTTTCAATATTATTTTTTATTAAAGAGAGAATATAGAATTTTTTAGTTGGTTGTTGTAAATCGACTTTACTAAAGTAATATAGAGTAAGTATTTTCACCAATTCTCCTTTCAAATATAAACTTCTTTCATGTATATTGAATAAATTATTAACTAATAAATGTCTTGTAAATGCAACAACATCTCCATGCATTCTTACTAATAATTTTAATTCTTTTAAGGTATGCAGTTTTAAATAATTTTTTAAAGTTAAGAATATACTATCACGAGAAATTATAATAGTTTCATTTATAATCTTCAAAATACTATTATGTAATATTTGTGCTCCCTGATAAGCCAACAAACACGTATTGATAAAATGATTTTCTGATCTACAAAAAGAACATTTATTAGTATGAGAAACGACGATTGGTTGATCCATTTTAAAAACTATATGTATTTACAATAAGTATTTCATAAAAAATCATTTCAATTTTTTATGAAAAATATGTTTAAGATAACATTTATGTGTCGACTACTTTTTCATAAGTTAGATTATGATGAGGATTGAATAATATAAATTCTTTTATATTCATTCTATAAACTATAAAATCAGGAAACCAAAAACTAGTATCATTTTTCTGATATACACCAGTTATATTGTACTGTTTGGAAACCAATCTACATAAATTCATTATAGAATATTTATCAAATTGATAAATACTTAGACGATTATATTTTTCTTTTCTTTTAAAGAAAACATTAGTATTATAATATAATAATTTAAAACGTAATTTATTAATCACATTTTTCCCTTCTCTACTATCAAGTTTAATGAATTTATGATATATTAAGAACTCAACAAATTTAAGAAAATCATATTGTTCTTTCAATGTTATAAATCCAAATGCAAATTTAAATTCATAAAATGCTTTTTCATTATTTGTCATATACAAATAAGGATTACGATATTCCATATTTTCTATCTTTTTCACTTGATCCTTTGTTAATTGAATAGTAGGCGTTAGAACTATGGTAGAATTATTAAATATGTAATTGAAAAAGTTTTCATTTTCTTTATTTATTTTTATTAATTGTGTTTTCACTTTAATATTCCATTTATAAATTTTATTAGAAGAAGTCTTGTATATTTTTGCTACATCATAGTCTCCAAACCAGTTACTATTTTCTAATACACAATTTTCATTATGTTTTTGTTCTATACTTTTAGTATAATCTAATAAAGCTTGACCGTCTACACTTTTGGCTGCAAATAACGAGTAACCAATTGGTAATATTTTTAAACTAGCCTTTGGTTTTGTATGAGATTTTTTTCTTGTTTGAAAATTTTGTTTTGTAAAATGTCTTTTTGTTTCCATTATAATATAGTGATTTTTTATTTTTTAGGTTTTTTTGAGATTTCCTTGAATTGTTTCCAAGAAACATTCATTGGTTCATGATTTACTACTTTTTCTTTATCACCATATTCTTTATCTAGTTTATCCGCTTTTTTAAGCGCACTATCAATATATAATTCTTTCAATAAATTTCCTACTAAAAATGATCCTTCGTGTTGATTTAGTTCTCCCTCTTCTATTTTTTGAAGAACATTTAAAAATTTATTCAAGATGTTTAAATCAATTTCATCTTTTTTAACTTTATTGAAAATATCAGTATAATAGGTATATAAAAAATTACATTCCGTCATACATTCCATTTGTATTTTTTCTGGATCATTTCTATATTTTGCTTTAATCATAATCATATTATTAATTTCATTTGCTAAAATGGTGCTATGTTTTAAATTACGAATAATTTCTGTTTGATCTTTAACGTCATTTTCATTTATCATTTTTTGTAACTGTAGACGCTGTTTATCATTCATGGTTATATCCATTATAAATAATTTAGAATAATTATTTTTAAACTATTATTTTTAAACTAATATATTTTTTATTAATATATTTATATTTTAAAAATATTTATTAGTAGATTATATTATTGCTACAATATATAAGTATTATGTCTACACCGCCACCACCACCTCCAACTAGTGCTGCTCCACCAGGAGTAGTTTTACCAACTGTATTACCATTGACTACTGGAACTAGTACTCCTCAACAATCCGCATATCAGGCTGGAGTTAATTCTAGCAATTCATTAGCTCAAAGAAATAATTTATTGTCTGCAGGAGGTAGACGAAGGAAAAAAGGTGGAGCGGATCCTACTCCATCCACTTATACTGTCCCTCAATTTAATATGTTATATAATCCTAATGTCGGTGTTGGACAAAGTCCAAATAATATTATTCAGTCCTCAGTTGGCACTATGGGTCAAAATACTGCCAATTCTAAATATGATTCATGTGTCGGGCAACCTGCTGGTTGTAGTGGACAACTTGGAGGAACCAAAGTATGTACGAGTAGCAACGTTAACTGTTGGGGATGTTATAGTGGAGGTAGAAGAAAAAGAAAAATATTTTGTAATTCTAAAAAGAAAACTGAGAGAAAGAGAATGTACGCGGGGAAAAAAAGAAGAACAAATAAAAAAAGAAGAACGAATAAAAGGCGAACGAAATACTCTTTGAAGAGAAGAAATTAATTATGCAAATCTTTTCGATAGTTTGTATTTGTAAAAATATTCATAAAAAATATATTTAATTATAATAAGTATGCCTACTGGGAAAAATTGGTTTAATTTTTTATTTGTTAATTTAGGGTTTGTACTTTATTTTTCAAGTATTTATTATTTTACTTCTGTACAAACTATTAAAGCCAATTGGCCACAATACAGATGTAATCCAATGTTTATGCCGTTGGCAGATGATATAGAACAAAATTTTGTCTACTGTGTTCAAAATATGCAAAAAGGCTTAATGGGATACATCTTACAACCATTGTCTTTTATTACCACTGGTCTATCCTCTTTATCAGGAAATTTTACGAATGATATAAATGCAGTTAGAAGTATGTTCAATTCGGTAAGAACTTTTATAAAATCAATTACACAAACTATTTATGGCATTTTCCTTAATTTAATTATTGAATTTCAGAAAATTATTATTGGAATTCGAGATTTAGTAGGTAAAGTAGTGGGAATATTGACTACCTTTTTATATTTATTAGATGGAAGTATTTCAACAATGCATAGTGCTTGGAATGGTCCTCCAGGTCAATTGGTTCAAGCACTTGGTAGTTGCTTTCATCCAGATACTATTGTCCGATTAAAAAATGGAGCGAGTGTAGTTATGAAGAATTTGAATTTAGGAGATATATTGGAAAATGGTAGTAGAGTTACAGCATTAATGAAAATCGATAATGATAAAAAGCAGGATTTATATGAATTAAAAGGAATGGGAGTAGATGGAGAGACAATTTTTGTAACAGGAAGTCATTTAATATATGATGAAGTTTCTAAAAAATACATTGAAATTAGTAAATATGATAAAGCTATTATCCAGGATAAAATAAAAACAGATTGGTTTTCATGTATTATTACATCTGATCATACCATAAAGATTGGTTCTTGTATTTTCTGGGATTGGGAAGATTATGTGCATAAATTGAATATATTTAAATAAAATGAATTGAATAGACAATTAAATTAAATTAAAATATATATTTAATTGTATCATTGAATATTATCCTGTTACTATATATGGATAATATGCAAAATAGTGTAAAAATATTAAGTAAACTATATAATAATATAAATTATTGGGATGAATATGGTACATCATTTATTATTTTTTTAGTTCTTATGATTATATTATTTTTAATTCATGGATATTTTTATACAATGACAAATATTCAGCCTTTACAAGAGAATTGGACTAAATATAGATGTTCTCCTAAAGTAATACCATTTGCAGGAATGATTAATAAACCATCAGATAAAACCAGTATTCAATATACAGAAGAAAATTTTAATTATTGTATACAAAATATTTTGAATGAAATATCTGGATTGGCCCTTCAACCTTTGACATTTATCACTCAGACATTGCAAAAAATTTTTGATGGAATTAAAGGTGAAATTCAAAATATTCGCTCCTTGTTCAATAATATACGAAATAATATAAAATCCATGAGTCAAGAAATTATGGGACGAGTAATGAATATAATGATTCCTCTTCAACAAGTTATTATTAAGGTAAGAGATTTATTTGGAAAAGTACAAGGAGTAATGACTACTGGATTATATACTTTATTTGGAGCTTATATGACATTACAAACCTTAATTGGTGCTATTATACAAGGATTAGTAACTGTATTAATTATTATTGCTGCTACTATCGCTGCTTTAATAATAATTGCAGCAATTCCAATTGTAGGTGAATTTGTTATTCCAATATTGGCAGCTGACATTGCTATTTTTATTGCAATATGTGTTCCCACCATTATTATTATTGTTTTTGCATCCATATTTCTTCAATTACAAACCCAATCTCTTATACCGAGTTTTTGTTTCGATAAAAATACTATTCTTTTCTTGAAAGATGGTAAACGAAAAACCATAAAAGAGGTGGAAGTGGGAGAAATTCTCGAAAATGGAGATATCATTACTGCAGTTCTAAAATTAGATCGGAAATTGACAAAAATGTTTCGTTTGAATAACACTATTGTTTCTGAAAATCATTCTCTTTTATACAAGAATAAATGGATAAAAGTATTTCAACATCCAGATGCAATTGAAATTAAAGACTATAATGAACCATATCTTTATTGTTTGAATACTTTGTCAAAAACCATTTTATTAAATGGAAATATTTATTGTGACTGGGATGAAATACATGATGAAAAATATAATGCTTCTCCAATTGAAAAATCGCTAATACATAGTGCAACAGATGGAGGTTTTTATAAAAATACTGAAATGAAATTAAAAGATGGAGAGAAAAAGAAAATATCAGATATTCAAATTGGAGATATATTAGAAAATGGTGAAGTAGTAAATGGATTAGTTGAAATTTATGGAAATGATTTAGAACAATACAAATTTTCAATTGAAAAAATCAATGTTGAGGGTGGAAATAATTTGTATTTCATAATCAATGGAGAAATTATATCAACATTAGATTTAAATACTAAATACCAACGAGTGAAAAAGATGATGGGTGAAAACTGTAAAGAAAATAAATTATATCATTTAATTACCAATACCAAAACTTTTTTTATTGATGACGTAGAATTTTTGGATTATGATAATTGTATTGAATATTTGGTTAAAAAATAGGTTTTATTAAAATGATAATTTTGGTAAATTATATTTAGCATATATATTCTTATTTAGTAATTGGACCTAAAAAATATCTTTAAAAATATTAAAATATATAAAATATATATATGGATATTAACATTTTAGGCTATAAATTTAGAGTAGAAATATTAATTATTATAGTATTAGTTTGGTGGTTACTTTGTGGTCATGTTATTTGCGCATGTAGTAATGTTAGTATTCCACAAGCAGTAGAAGCATTTACTTCCATTGCTCGTGAAGGGTTTAATATGGTAAACGCACCAACAAGTATGTCTGCTCCTTATAAAAATAGATGGGGTAGTTAATAAAATAATTATTACATAAAATATTTTGAATTTAAATATTATTATTTTAATTCAAAATATTTTTCCTTTGGTCCAACCAAGTTATCTTATAAAAAAATTATTATCTATCAAATATGTATAAAATGGAGATTTCTATATTTGGAATAAAGTTTAGAGTTATTATATTAATATTAATAGTTATTATTTTTTGTATTTTATTTGGACATTTATTGTGTGGATGTTGTACTGTTACCTGGAAAAAAGAAGGATTTACACCAGCCAATACTAATTTCGGAGAATCACAACAATATACTTTAGGTGATTACAAAAAAGTTAATACTCGTAACTGGGGAATGCCAACTTTATTAGTGGATCCAGGAAAACCAATAAATAAGTCAGTTCAAAGAGTATTAGATCGACCTGAACAACCAATTCCATTACCTGCAGGACAACTATCAATGTTTGATAATACTCCTTTTTTACCTGAATGTTGCCCTAATACATATTCTAATAGTTCAGGTTGTGCTTGTATGACAACTCAGCAATATAATTATTTAGTTGAAAGAGGAGGTAATAATGTTCCATATTCTGAATATTAATTTTTTAGAATTAACTTGTAGTATAAAATATAATAAAGAATTATTGATTAATTATTATATTTACAATGCATGAGACGAGAGAGAAAATGGTAAAAGGATATATTGATAATTCTAAAGTTAGTGAAACAAGCGTATATTATAGTGGTTGGTGTTTTCATGAGGAGAAAGGATCATGTGAAAAACAAATTATTTATCATTTGGTAGATGATACAACTATTTTTGATAATGAGACAACGGTTTTTGATATTGGAAAGAAAATATTGAGAGAAGATGTTTCCAAAGTTTATGAAAGAGATGATATTATAGACTGTGGATGGGAATTTTCATTTGAAAAAAGAAAAGAAGATAAAATAAAAGGAATTGAATTACAAATGTTATTTGATGAAAAATGGAATACCATTTTTATTTTGGAAACAGAAAGAAAGGTGAAAATAGGTAGAAATTTTATTCCTTCTTATATTGTAGTAGATAATTTTTATGAAGATCCTTATGCAATAAGAAGACTTGCATTAACTCAAAATTATGAATTTCATCCAGATTATCACAAGGGTAAAAGAACGGAACAGGTATTTCGGCTAGATGGACTAAAAGAAAATTTTGAAAGTATTCTTAACCATAAAATTATAAATTGGGAAAAATACCCCGTTAATGCTTGTTTTCAATATTGTATAGGTGGAGACCAATTAGTTTATCATGTAGATATACAACAATATGCAGGTATTATTTTTCTTACTCCAGATGCACCACCTCAGGCAGGAACAAGTTTTTTTCGATCTAAATATACTAAAAAGAATAAAGTAGCCAAACAAGGAGACGATATCGTATTTAAAAATGGTTACTTGGATCCAACTGAATTTGAATTAGTTGATGTAGTTGGGAATGTATTTAATCGTTTGGTTTTATTTGATGCACACATGATACATGCTGCTTCTACTTATTTTGGAAATCGTCTTGAAAATGGACGTCTATTTCAACTTTTTTTCTTTGATTTGGAATAAAAATAAATATATCTAGTCCGCCCAGGATTTTATTAAAAATATTTTTAGAGTAATATTTTTTCGAGACTTATATTAAATATATATATGAATAATTCATGTGAAAAAAATGGCATTCCAAAAGGTTCATGGATTAATAGCCAAAATAAATATGAAGTTAAAAACGAAGAATTATACGCAGAATTATATGATCACAAAGGAAATATTCATAATAGGACCATAAAAATAAATAATGATTTTGCATATTGTAATATGAATGGTAATTTTGTTATAGAAGAATATAATAACACTTTATTTATTAATATTTGTAACCAACTCGGCAATTGTCTTAGAGTGATTACTTCTTGTATAATTATAGCTGAATATTTAAAAATGAATGTATTTATAGATATTGGTAAAACTCATTTAGATAATAAAGATAGTGTAGTTATACGAAACTTATTTCCATCCTTATGCAAATATAATGTTACTTTTCGTTATCCTTTATTAAGATATGATGATTACGTAGAGTATGAAAAAATGCATTATACTAATTACAACTTAATATGTGAAGGTCGATTTCAAAAACCTACAAGTATTAATAATTTTGGAATTAATTTCAATATTTATAGTATTATTCCTGGTGATATGGATAATGAAACATATATTAGAAAAAAAATAAAAATATACCAGACTTTAATATGGCCTGATTTTTTATTAAACGATGTGGAGCTCTTTCTTTCACAATTTAACTTGCGAACATGTATTAGTTTTCATATTCGATATACTGATAATTTAACAGAATTAACTAAAAAAACTTTTAATACGCCAATAGAAGTATTTATAGCAAAACTAGAAAGTTATACTAATATGAATATATTGATTTGTTCAGATAATAGTAATTTAATAAGAAATTTTAAGAATAAAAAGAATAAAAAGAATAATTTAATATTTGCTAATCAATGTTCTAATGTACATTTTCAACATATATATGAAATGATACTTCTTTCCAAAACCAACTTAATTATTGGATCGAATTCCTCTACTTTTTCTTATGAAAGTGCTTTTATTGAAGGGACTGATATTGAATTATATGAAGATAATGCATGGAAATTATATAAACTAAGTGATTATAAATAAGGATAGGTGATTATAAACAATATGTTTAGAACCATGAAAATAAGTTTTCCAAAAATCCACCTTTTTCATCCTCTTTTTTTTCTTCCTCTGTCTCTACATTATTTGCATTTACTAATACATTTTTCTTTTTATAATTTCGTTTGGTTTTCACTAGTCCTCTTCTAATTCTTTTTGTTTTTTTCTTAGATAAACCTTCTGATATATTTTCCATTATATATTATAATTAAAATATAATATATAAATTTAAACGAGGGATACTATTAAGTGATAAAAGTTATTTTTTCTGACAATCATCTAAATTATTTTCACATTTGGAACAATAATATATTCTTTGGCTTTTATCAGGAGAAATATCAATATCATCTTCTATAAATTCATGATGACAACAATCTATTATTTTATCATTTACTATTTTATGGTAGAAATTGATTATTGGTGATGGTAAGACACCTTTTTCTTTAAATAGCTTTAATTTATTATATATTTTGTTTAAATCTTTTTCTAGGTCTTTTTCCAATAATTCCTTTTCTAGAACATTGTTATTGTCATTGTCATTTTCATTGTCATTTTCATTGTCATTGTCATTTTCATTGTCATTATTGTCAATATTCCCTAAGGCTTGTAAAAAAAATATGTATTTATTATTTTCATTTTTCATTTTAAATAACAAGTCTAAATGATAATCATCCATGTTCTACTTACTAAATAACATGTATTTATGATTTTATATAGTTTTTTAAACATACATTGCTCTGTAAGAAACATTGTCTTCTTTTCCAATTTTAATTAACTTATCTACTACATCTTTGGTAACTGTAAAAGGGAATTCAACCTTGATTGACATATCTTGTTCGAATAAATTACTTCCAGGTTTCATTAGGCGATATAAATTTAATTTGGTAAAGATAATTTCTAAACATCGCTTTAAATTACGTACTCCTTCTTCTTTACTACAGAAATTATCAATAATATATTGGATGGATTCATCAGGAATAATGATATCTTCATTGGAAAATAATACTTGTTCGCGAATTTTGGGAAGAAGATAACTATTGGAAATAACGGTTTTCTGTTTTAAATTATAACCCTTAGTTTGAATACGATACATACGATCCTTCAAAATAGGATTAATTTTACTTTCATCATTATAACTAAAGATAAATAGACATTTACTTAAATCAAAATCTAACTCCGCAAAATATTTATCGTGAAAGAGAGAATTTTGGGAAGTATCCGTTAAATGTGTCAAGATACCGGCAATTTCTTCTCCTTTGGGTGTATCACTTATTTTATCCAATTCATCAAAATAAATAACTGGGTTCATGCATTTACTATCAAGGATAATTTGGACGATTTTCCCCCAAGTACTGCCTTCATAGGTATAGGAATGACCTTCCAAGAAACTACTATCAGTTGCACCACCAAGTGCAATAAATGCAAATGGTCTATTTAAAATTTTGCTAATGCCTTCTTTCACAAGCGAAGTTTTACCGGAACCAGGTGGCCCATGAATAGCAATTGCACAACCAAGTGCATTTGGATTTGTAATAAGTTGTCCGAGCATTTGCATTATTTGCATTTTAGCATCATTCAGTCCATGAACAGCATCATCTAATATTTTTTGTGACTTTTCCATAAACTCATGACATTTTTCTACTCCATCATTAATCGTAATTGGCAATTTTTCGTATTTATCAAAAGGTATACGCATAAAAGTATCTACCCAATTTTTTATTTTATAATATTCGCCACTCCCTTGTTCCATATATCGTAGAGAATTAATTTTTTTCATTGCAGCACTTTTAAATAAGGTAGGAATACTAGATTCTAATAGTGTTATACGATACGGCTTTTCAATACGAGTAATTTTATTTATTTCTTTCAATTCTTTAATCATTTTTTTTTGATGATCAGTGTCTAATTTTTCGAAAAAGTCATAATCATTATTAACATTTTTATCTCTTAGGATTTTTTTAAATATACGTGCGTTACGATCTTTATATTTTTGTTCTTTTTTCTGATTTTTCTTTTCTTTTTTCTTAAGTGTGTCTTGACAAAATTGAATACAGTTTTGAATAGCTTTACTATCTTTATTTTTTTCATATAGTTCGTTTAATTGTTTTAATAATTCCTTTTCATCATTATCATTAGTTTCAATGGTTTTTTCTACAATATTTTTTTTATCTTTTATTACTTCATTCGTAGCAGTTGTTTCTTCTTTTTTAGAATGCTTACCTTTTTTCTCTTTTTTTTCTTTCTCTACTTCCTCTAGTTCCTCTTCATCACTAGAAACATCAGATAAAGGATCATCTTCATTTTCAGTATCATAATCACTAATATCCTCCCAGTCTTCATCCTCATCCTCATCATATTCATCGTCCATTTCATCTAAATCACCAATTGTAAATATAATATTAACTTTATCTTTTTTCACACTTTTTTTATCTGGAATTTCTTCTTCATTATATTCTTCCTCATCCTCGTCATCTGCTTCGTCGTCTTCTACTTTAATTTGTTTTTTAACTGGTTTTTTAGATTTAGTTTTTGTTTTTTTAGTGTTTTCTGTTTTTGCCTTTTTTTTCTTGGGTTCTTCATAATCACTATCTGAAGTAAAATCTTCATCTTCCAAATCTTCTTTTAATACTTTTTTTAAATTATTATCCACTTTAATTTTTTTATCTAAATACTTTGATGGAAATATTTTAGCTAAAAATTTTCTATATTCCATTGTATCCATTTCTTCTGATTCTGTATCTTCTGTTTCAGAATAATAACTATTATCACTATCTGATGATTCATCTTTTTTTTTCTTACAAGCTAATTCGTCTTTCTTTTTAAGACGTTTAGATTGTTCTTTTTTAGATGAAATATGTGTACATTGTTTTTCATGAACCATTTTATACTTTATATTATAAAATAATTAATTTTAAATCATAATCAATTTTATAATTAATTATTTACTGTGTGTTTCTCTTTAGGAGATTAGTATTAGAATAAAATAATAATACTATATTTTGAAAAGATGAATTCTTAAAAGATGAATTCTTAAAAGATGAATTCTTAGAAAATTAATTTAAAATTAATTTAATTAATTCTATAAATAAAATTGAAATTAAACAATCTAAATAGTCTGAATGTATTATAATAAGAATGTCGGAAACAGCAAACTCAAACAAAACTTCTAAAATTATCGGAATTCAATTTAGTGTATTGTCTCCTGATGAAATTAGAAAAGGTTCCGTCGCTGAAATTACCAGTCGAGATACATATATCAATAATAAACCTGTGATTGGAGGATTATTTGATCCAAGAATGGGTGTATTAGAACCTGGACTTATTTGTCCTACTGATGGTTTGGATTATATGAAAACTCCTGGTTATTTCGGACATATTGAACTTGCTAGACCTGTATTTTACATACAATATTTAAGTACTACCTTGAAAGTGCTACGTTGTGTTTGTTTTAAATGTAGTAAATTGCTAGTTAGTAAAGATAATTATAAACAGGCGTTAAAAATGCTTCCTGAAGCTCGTTGGAAATATGTATTTGACTTGGCAAGTAATATTAAGCGTTGTGGAGCTGATATTGAGGATGGATGTGGCTGTTTACAGCCAAGTAAGATAAGAAAAGAAGGTTTAGCTACTATCTTTGCTGAATGGAAAGACGGAAATACGGTTTCTGAAGTGATAAAGTTAACTCCTGAAATGGTTTTGAAAATATTCAAGAGAATTTCCGATGAGGATGTTAATTTTATGGGTTTCAGTCCTATTTGGTCTCGTCCTGATTGGTTTATTTGTCAAGTCATGGCTGTTCCTCCACCTGCTGTTCGTCCATCTGTGAAACATGACGCTCAACAACGTTCTGAAGATGATTTAACACATATTTTAGTTAATATTATAAAAACGAATAAAACATTGTTGGAAAAAATTGCAAATAATGCACCAGCAAATGTAATTGATGATTGGTCTACTGTTTTACAATATTATGTAGCTACTCAAGTAGATAATAAAATTCCTGGTGTTGCTTCAGTAGCCCAGCGTTCTGGAAGACCATTAAAGTCGATCAAGGATCGTTTGAATGGAAAGGGAGGTCGAATGAGAGGAAACTTGATGGCGAAACGTGTGGATTTTAGTGCGCGTTCTGTTATTACTGCTGATCCTAATATCTCTATTCGTGAACTTGGAATTCCAATGAAAGTAGCGAAAAATATTACGAAACCAGAAGTTGTGAATAAATTAAATAAAGCCTTCTTAACCAAACTAGTACAAAATGGCCCAGATATTTATCCTGGTGCTAAAATTTTGGAAAAGAAAAATGGAGAGTCAATCACACTGCGTTATGTGGATAAGAACTCTATTTTGTTGGAAGATGGTGATATTGTTCATAGACATATGATGAATGGAGATGCTATTTTGTTTAATAGACAACCTACTCTTCATAGAATGTCCATGATGTGTCATATTGCTCGTATTATGAGTAAAGGTGATACTTTTAGAATGAATGTTGCTGATACAAAACCGTACAATGCTGATTTCGATGGGGATAAAATTCGTCTTGTCCTCAACAGGGAGCATTAAAAATGTGCTACTCCCTAGTCATATATAACTCTTAAAATAATTTAAATATAAAATGCTCTTAAATATAATACAAATGATAATAAATCTAGAATTAAAAAATGAAATAATATATGATGAAAAACAAAGATGGGTTGAAATTTATAAAATAACCAATATTATAAATAATAAAATATATATTGGACAAGCTGTTTCACATATTCGCAAAAATAATAAATTTGTTCCTCATGGAACAAAAGGAAGATTTCAAACACATATTCAAGAAGCATTAGGTAACAATAATACTAAATATAGTTGTCATCATTTAAATAATGCCATTAAAAAATATGATGTAAAGAACTTTACTTTACAATTATTAGATAATTGTAGTTTAGAAAATGCGAATATGTTAGAATCTGAAGAAATTATAAAACATAATTCTTTAACCCCATATGGATATAATTTAACAACAGGATGTAAATCATTTTACCCATCTCTAGAATTTAGAAAAAATATATCTTCAGGATTAATTAATTCATTACTAGATAAAAGGGTAGAACGAATTATGAAATATAATCTAAATATAAAAGATGATTATAATATTTATATTACTCCAAAGTATAGAAATAAAATACAATGCGGTTGGAGAATTAGGTTAAAAGATATTATTATTTCAGATTCTAAAATACCTCCAAATAAAGAATTAGAATTTACAACATCATTGATATCATTAGAAGAAAATAAATTAAGAGCATTTGAATTTTTAAAAAATATAAAAGAGTTATCAATGGCAACATGACCAAATTGCGGGGAACCACCTTAGAGCCTATCTAATCTAATAAATTAGAGAATCACTACCAAGTCTATAATGGAAACATTTAGATGGCCGAGATTAGAACTCGGGTATGGTAAAAATGTGAAGGATTGGGCAATCCGCAGCCAAGCTCCTAACCTCGTTATGATAGAGAATGGAGAAGGTTCAACGACTAGACGGTTATGGGTTTTATATGACGGTTTAACCAACCTGATAAAGCTTAAGGTATAGTCTGACCTTATGGGAAACCATAGGGAGACCACGGAGATGAATTTGCACATGCCCCAAGATCCCGAATCAGAATCAGAACTAAGAAATTTGGCAGCTGTGCCATATCAAATAATTAGTCCTGCCAATAATGCTTCTATTATTGGTATTTATCAAGATTCGATGTTGGGATCATTCCAATTTACACGAGAAAATATAGTATTTAAACCGCGAGATGCGATGAATTTATTAATGATGTTTAACAAAATAAATCCAAAAAAATTATTTAAAAATGGCGATATAGTTACCAATTTTGAAATTCTTTCTCAAATTCTACCACCATTATCCTTAAGATATAAAAACAAATTATTCGTAGAAGATAAAGAGGATCCCAAGACATCGAATAATATGATTGAAATAAGAAATAGTGATTATATTCGAGGCCAAATCGATAAAAGTGTATTGGGTGCTGGATCGAAAGGTCTTATTCAACGTATTTGTAATGACTTTGGATATATGGCATCTTCTAATTTTATTGATGATCTTCAAAATATTATTACGGAATATATGAAATCTAGTTCATTTAGTGTAGGAATTAGTGACTTGATTTCCAATGAGAAAACCAATCAAGAAATTATTAAAACAATTACAGAGAAAAAAAATGATGTGAAAAATCTTATTGAACAGACACAAATTGGTGTTTTCGAAAATAATACAGGTAAAACAAATGAAGAAGAGTTTGAAACAAGAGTGAATAATATTTTAAATCAAGCTACATCCGAATCAGGTAAAATAGGTCTAAGAAGTCTTAGTAAAGGTAATCGTTTTGTTACAATGGTAAATGCGGGATCTAAAGGAAGTGATCTTAATATTTCCTTTATGATTTCTTGTTTAGGTCAACAAAATGTAGATGGTAAACGTATTCCTTATGGTTTTGAACATAGAACCCTTCCACACTTTTCCAAATTTGATGATTCGCCGTCCGCGCGTGGATTTGTAGAAAGTTCTTATATTAATGGTTTAAATCCTCAAGAATTATTCTTTCATGCCATGGGAGGTAGAGTTGGTCTTATTGATACCGCTGTAAAAACGTCTAGTACAGGATATATTCAGAGACGATTAATCAAGGGTCTTGAAGATCTAATGGTAAATTATGACATGACAGTTAGAACAAATAAGAATAAAATTGTACAATTCGCTTATGGAGATGATGGTGTTGACCCAACGAAAGTAGAAAATCAGTTCTTACCTCTTGTAACCATGAGTATTCAAGATATTTACGCTCATTATAATATTCCAGGAGATATTGGAAAAGCGAAAACATTAAATAGTATCTTTTTGAAAAATACCATGACTAGATATAGAAAACAATTAGATGAATTTAATGAATTTTGCAAGACAATTACAGAAAATATGATTAATGTAAGAGAAGAAATTATTATTAATGTATTCAAGAAAAAAGGTGATAGTATTGTTCATTGTCCAGTTGCTTTTCAGTATATTATTGAGAATATCAAAGGTCAGTGTAATATTACTTCATCCTCACTAGTGGATATAACACCTTATGAAGCATTTAAAATGATTGAAGAAGCATATGCTAAATTAGAACAGAATTATTTTGTAAAACCAACAAATTTATTCAAAACATTGTATTATTATTATTTATCTCCAAAAGATTTATTAATTGTAAAACGATTTAATAAAAATGCATTGATTTTACTATTGGAAAAAATAATTATTGATTACAAAAGAGCTATTGTTACTCCTGGAGAAATGGTTGGACTTATTGCAGGTCAGAGTATTGGCGAAGTCTCGACACAGATGTCAACTTTATCGTCAGAAAAAATGAAAATTATTAAAAAATCTAAGACGACAAATTTTACAGAAATGATTTCAGTTGAAATTGGACCTTTTATTGATAATTTAATGGCGCAAATTCCTGAATATACTTTTCCAACCGGACATGCGAATAGTACAGAAACATTATTAGATGTTTTAGAAGATGAATATTATATTATCGGAGTATCAGAAAATGAAAAAACTCATTGGAATAAAATTAGTCATGTTAGTAGACATCCAGTAAACGGTCAAGTAATGAAAGTAACTAGTAGAAGTGGTAGAGTAGTGGAAACTACTACAAGTCATTCTCATTTAATTAGATGTGAAAAAGAACAAAAAGTTGTACCAATTACAGGAGCAAATATGAGTATTGGTATGAGAATTCCAGTGGCTAAACATATAGATAATGATTTCGTGCAAGATACATTGCAAATCGGAAATAAAATGTATAAATTGGATTATTTATTTGGATGGTTTATTGGTGCATACTTAGCTGAAGGAAATGTTAATCATAATGAAATATGTATAACGAATATTTCAGAACATTTTATTAACAATACTATAAACTTTGCAAAACTTTTTGGTAAAATTGCATCTTCTACTACAAGATCTGGCGAATATGGTCCTAGTACATGTACCAAATTTAACTGTAAAGAATTAGCTAAATTATTAATATCCGAATGTAATACAGGCTCGTTTGTTAAACGAGTACCAAATTTTGCATTTCTAGCTCCAAATTCATTTAAAGCTGGATTAATTCAGGCTTATATGGATGGTGATGGAAATTTCCAAAATGATAAAATACATCATCAAATTCGTGTATGTAGTAGAAGTAAACAATTAATTAAAGATGTAGCATTACTATTGAATTATTTCGATATTTTTGGAAGTATAAAAGAAGAATTCACTCGTGGATCTATGATTTATAATTTGAATATTTCTCCAAAATATAGTATAGTGTATAAGGAAAGTATAGGATCACTACTTCATTGTGAAAAGTTGGAGGAAATAATTAGTTATTTAGGAAGAGAAGATCTAAAAGTTGTTCCAGATTATATTGATAAAATTAATGGTCTAGAAGAAATAGTAGCTCACTGTGGAAAAACTCTAGCATTACCTGGACAAAGTCGTATATACGGACATTATAAACATAAGAATATTAAAAGTATTGGAAGAAGAACTTTGGAAAAGTATTTGAATGTCTTCAAGACACACGAACATTCTTATAAAATTCAAAATGAAATTCAAATTATAGAACAAGCTGTAAATGCTGACGTAATTTGGGATGAAATTGTGAGTATTGAAGTAACCACTCCTGATCCAAGTATATTTGTTTATGATTTTACTGTTCCAGATAATCAAACTTTTATGACTGATTATGGTGTGATAGTTCATAATACATTGAATTCAGTTACATTTGAGACACCTATTATCGTAAGAAATCGTGAAGGAGAAATTAAAAAAATACAGATTGGAGAATTTATTGAAAAGAAAATTAAAGTTGCGACAAAAACAGAATATTATCAAGATAAAGATACGACTTATGCTGAAGTAGATGATTATTATGAAATTCCATCATGTGATGAAGATGGAAATATTTTATGGAAACAAATAGAGGCAGTTACAAGACATCCAGTTATTAATAAAGACGGAACTAATACGATGTTGAAAATTACAACAGAAGAAGAACGTGAAGTAATAGCTACAAAGGCAAAATCATTTTTGAAATTAGTAAATGGAAAAATTATTCCTGTAGACGGAGATACATTAAAAGTAGGAGACTATCTTCCAGTATCAAAGAAACAAATTGATTTTAAAGAAAACACAATGTTAGATCTAAAAAGTATATTACCTCCAACAGAATATATTTATACTTCAGAGGTTGAAAAAGCTAAATCTGTTATGAATGAATATAGGTGGTGGACAAAACATCAAGGTTCTACCTTTCAGCTTCCATATACTCGTAGTGATAGTTTTGTTGCAAAAGTTAGTGAAAAAACACGTAGTGGATGTAAAAGTAAAACTGAATTTATGCCAGGATGTGTATACACATTACAAACAAATATGAATAATTATCAAATACCAGAAGTAATTCCATTAGATTATAATTTTGGATATTTATTAGGAGCTTATGCAGCAGAAGGATGTATGACTAAATTTCAGATATCAATTGCCAATAATGAGTTATCGTATTTTCAACCAATTTTGGAATTATGTGAAAAATGGAATATTACCACTAAAGTGTATAAAACCGAAAACAAAAACCAACAAGGATGGACAAGTCAGGATTTAAGAATTTATAATACAGTTTTATGTAGACTATTAGATAATCTTTGTGGAAAACTTAGTCATAATAAATTTGTTTCTGATAAAATAATCTTTTCCAATAAAGAATGCCTATTTGGATTTATGGATGCCTACATTGGAGGAGATGGATGTGTTGATACTAAATCTCGTTCAATATCTATGTCTTCTGTTTCAAAAGAATTATTAATAGACGTACAACAAATGTTGAATATTTTAAATGTATATAGTTACATAACTAAATATAAAAAGCAAGAAATAAATAATAGAGGTAGTTTAAATATAAAACAATTATATAACCTTGAAATAAAAGGTGGACAACTCTATGAATTTGCTAGCAAATTAAATATTAAATTAGAATATAAACAAGACAAGTTGGTAAGTATATTACAACATGAATACCAATATGAAATACACAGAAAAAATACAATTATTCCAGATGAGATAGATGGAGAAATTGTATTGAAAGAAAGAAATAACACTGATTATGCAGGTATTTTATTTGATAAAATTAAAAGTATTGAAGAAGTATCAAATACAACAAATTATGCGTATGACTTAACAATTTTGGAGACTAGAACTTTTAACATCTATAATGGTCTTGCACTTTTTGATACTTTTCATTTTGCGGGGGTTGCATCTAAATCTAATGTAACTCGTGGTGTGCCTCGAATTGAAGAAATATTATCTCTTTCAAGTTCACCCAAAAATCCGTCATTAACTGTATATTTGCATCCAGACGACGAAACAGATAAGGATAAAGCACATACTATTATGTATATGTTGGAACATACCAAGTTGGAAGAAATAGTGAAATCCATTGAAATATGTTTTGATCCTGATGAACTCAATACACTAATACAAGATGATAAGGAAATAATAGAACAATTTCGTGTTTTTGAAAATATGGTAGATGAATGCGCAGAAATGACATTAAATACAGATGAGAATGAACGTTCTAAATGGATTATTCGTATGGAAATGAATGCGGAAATAATGTTGGAGAAAAATATTACAATGGATGATGTGAACTTTACATTGAATAATAGTTATGAAAACCAGATTAACTGTGTATATTCCGATTATAATTCAGACAGATTAATTTTCCGTATTCGAATGAATGAAGTAATGAAATCAGGATCAAGTCGTGGAGGACAGAAAAAGGTAAAAGTCAATCCACTAGATCAATCAGATCAAATTTACTTGTTGAAAAATTTCCAAGATCAGCTTCTAGAAAATATTATTCTGCGTGGTGTAAAAGGAATAAATAAAGTAATTCTTAGAAAAATCAAAGATAATGTAGTAGAAACGAATGGTATATTTAATAAACAAGATATATGGGTTTTAGATACGATTGGTACTAATCTTATGAATGTATTGGCACTAGATTATATTGACAAATCAAGAACTTTTAGTAATGATATAGTGGAAGTATTTAATGTTCTAGGAATAGAAGCAGCAAGACAAATTATTTACAATGAACTTGTAGATGTTGTAGAATTTGATGGAACGTATATTAATTATCATAACTATAGTGTTTTATGTGATAGAATGACTTTTACAAGTAAAATGATTTCAATCTTTAGACATGGAATTAATAATGATAATATTGGACCAATTGCCAAGGCATCTTTTGAAGAAACACCTGAAATGTTTTTGAAAGCAGCAAGACATGCAGAATTAGATACGATGAGAGGTATATCAGCAAATGTAATGTGTGGTCAAGAGGGATTTTTCGGAACAAGTAGTTTCCAAGTTGTATTAGATATTGAAGAAATGAGTAAGTTAGAAGCAAGTATTCCTTATGAAAAAGAAGATGGACAAGAAGAAATAGATAAGTTCTTTGGTCAGCAAGAGGCGCCTGATGGAGTTTGTAGTACAAATAAATTGTCTATGATTAATAATGTAATTAGTATTAAGCCAACAGATTTGGGAGATGTTAATGACTATAACCCAGGATTTTAAAAAAATTATTGTAACATAACAATCAAAATAAATATATACTGTATAATTGTATATAGTAAAATAAAATGTAAAATATTATTTAAAATATTATTTAAAATTATTTTTTTATACATTATAACTACATCTATGACATTAGTAGAAAAACTAGAGGAATATATGGCCAATCATGATCCATTAAAAAAACATGAGTATTTAGCAATGAGTTATAGTGATATTGAAAATGGAAAAAATACTTTTATAAGTCTTAAGCAAAATAATGTAGAAGATCCATATATTATTTTTGGATCAAATGGATGGGGTTATCAATGTTTTGCATTATACAAGGCACAAAATAATAAAATTTATTTATTTGTTGTAATAATGCAAGATATTGAATCATATGAGTTAATAGAAAACGAAGAATGGTTCGACCAGTGTGGAATATAAGGGAAAGTTATTTATTTAATATAATAATAAAAATAATATTAAATAAAAAACAAGTATTAATTCAACATTCTTAACATGATTTTACCTTTTATAATTGATAAAGTAATAGAAAAAACAATAGAAAAAAGTATATTAATTAATAATAATGAAAATAATGAAAATAATATTATTCATTCTTTATTAAAAACAAATCTTTCCTTAATTAGTAACAAATCTATTAAAAAAAAATATAATTTTATTAAACAAACATTAGATAATATTTTTTTAGATGATAGTTTGAAAAAGCTTTTCTTAAATTATATACAAAAAATACAAAGAATATATTTTTCTTTAAATAGGTTTGGTTATATATATAAATTTAAAAAGTCAACTATTGTTGTAAAAGAAGATTTGTATTTAAACCCAATAGAACCTGATGCAAAAAATTCTATTATTATTTATCAAGATAATAGTAGATATTTATTTATATTAAGTGATTTGATTAATATAATTAATAATTCGTTATCTAATTCTCCTCATTTTTTTTCTGAACCCTTATCTTGTAAAAATCCTTATAATAATAATCCGTTCAATAAGTCATCGCTTTATAATATTTATTTTTATATTAAAAAATACAATCATTTAGTTCCAACATTGTTTCATTTATTTTTCCTTTGTAATTTTAATTTGGTACAATTTAAAGAAAAAAATGAATATTTTATAAGAGACTATGTAATTAATGATTATATAAAAACGAAAGATGTTACTATTTTATATACTGACATTATTTTTATGTTGAATAATTTTAATAATTTTAATCTTAATGGAATAAGAAGACAAATAAAAATAGATCCATCTTTTCCCAAAAAGGAATTAGTTTCTATAATGAAACCATATTTATTACTTTATTTAAATAGTAAATTTTCTTTGAGTAATGAAAAACAATTTCAAGCTTGTTATCAATTAAAAAAAAAATTACATCGTTTTTATAATTATAATCCATTATTTGGAAGAAAAAAAATAGATTTAATGGAAATTTTTTGTCCCGAGAAGAAAAAAATGGTTATTAAAAAAATAATTTATTTTAATAATAAACATATTTCTTTTGTTGAAAAAGAAGAAGATTTTATGTCTTCTCATTATCATATGGAAGACAATAATTCCAGTAATGAAGTCCCAGATGTTAATGAAGAAGAAGTAAATAATGAGTATATAAGTAGTGAAAGTGAAAGTGAAATGGAAAGTGAAATGGAAAGTGAAATGGAAATGGAAAGCGAAAACCAAGAAGCAGTTATTTCAAACAGTAATTTTAATAATCGACAAGATGAAAACATCGTTCAACAACCATCAATACATACAAATAGAATTTCATATCATACTGATGCGGATGCTGAATTTTTCAATCAAATATATGAATCAATGTATAATGAATTACAAAATGATGGACTTAATGAATATTTAAACGATAATACATTTGAAGAAACAAAGGATGATGATTCAATTAGTTAAATAATATAGTAATAGTATTTATGCATATTTTTCTCCTTTAGGCCATCTAGTATTGTATAAATCTCCTCCAGCTGGTAATCCAGTACTATAAATATTACAAATTAAAGGCCTATGTCTCTTACAAATCCAGAATTCTGGATCTAAATATTCATTTCCTATATCTTTTGGTAAAGTTCTAATAAAATGAGAATTTGCCCACCAAAAATTCCCAGAAAAATGCAATTTTGGATTGCGAAAAAATTCACATCCGTAAATATCATTTTTAAATAATTTTTCTGATGCTATTTGCCATTTATATACATTCCAATGTAGCATTAAGTCAACCCAATCCATGACACAGTTTTTGGCGTGCTCACTTGGACCATTTAAAGGTTTAAGACCTTTAGTATGCATATATACATATTGACAACTCTCACTTTCAGACGTATTTCTCATATGTGTCAATGTTGCTCGTTCGTACATAGAACATTGATTATAAAATTTCGTAGTGATTTTGGGTTCATTAAAAAGACTTTCATCCATAGGCCCAGCCTTTTCATTAACTATTCCAAGTCTAATTTCTTGACATCTATTATATAATCCACTTTCTTTTAACGCAGACATTATTTTTTTAAATGGTATTTCCCATTTAGGTAATTGACATACATGAATATATACTACTATTGGAACGCTATTCATTCTCTTTTAAATAATTAAATTATTATATTTTTAACAGAAAAAATTTCGTAATTTATTTGAATATTATAATTTAATAGAAAATAATTTAACAGAAAATAATTTATAAAATATTTTCTATTAAAATAAATATTCCTATAATATGTTTATGGATTTTTTGGGTTTTTTCTAGAAGTATTATTTTTTACTCGAACCTTACCAGTTTTCGTGAGTTTTTTTGTTGAAATAACAATATCTTTTTCATCCTTTACTTCATTTTCATTTTCTTTAATAATTAAATTTGTATTTGGGGAATTCTCTTCTTCTATAATAATTTTTTGTTCCAAATTATTTTTTGGTTTTTTTTTATGATAAAGAGTTTTGGATACCTTGACAAATTTATTCAGATAATCTTCGACCGTCATTTGATTATTCATTGATTCCTGTATAAAATTAACACATTCTTGATTTGATATATTTTCTAATGGAATAAAATATTCTTCCTTATCAGAAACAATTATTTTATAACTAGGAATAGTTTCTACTCTAAATCCAGGGGTAACTATAAAAGCGAAATTATCAGATCTTTCACCATAACCAAGAAAAATATTTCTATTATAATTGGTTTCTAATAAATATTTATTTGAAATAAAAAAACATGGTATTTTGAATTTATTAACTAAAATCCAAATATCTAAATTGGTTAAAAAATATACTTCGCTAAAAATAAAACTAGAGAAAGATAAAGTATTTGACTTTACTTGATCTCCAAGGATTTTTTTCCCTTCGATGATTAATATATCTAGAATTTTTTCCTTAAATTGTGGCAATAATTTTTTATATTCATTATATAATTCAGTTTTAATCTGGTTTATTCCAATTTCTTCTTTATTCCTAGATTTAATTAAATCAATAACAATTTGATAAGTACAATTAACGTATCGACTATATTCTTTTTCTTTAAAATTAGAAGGAAAACATTTTTGCCAATTCGTGGATTTAATTTTAGAGAGAACCTCTACTTTACAAGTATTTTCACCGACATCATTTTCAATATTGTTTAAATTAACATCATTATCATATGTATAAGATTGAATTGGTTCAGCCTGATCGTAACTATTATAATGTACGAATTGATTTATTAATGCAGGAACTAAATTTTCAAAATATTCTGGAGTTAATAAACTTTGTATAATTAAAATTTCATTGTCTTTTAAATTATATCCTATGTTGTTGAAAGATAAATAGGTTTGGGGTTTAAACATAAAATTTTGAATTCTATTATACCTAATTAATTCATCTGCCATTCTTCCAAAATACATATTTTCATTTTTTTTATTAGTTACAAGATTTAATTCAGGTAATACTAAAGTACATCCATTTTTATTACTAAATACACAAATACTTTTATCACAAGTGTCTTTTTCATTTATAATACATGTATTTACTTCTTGAATTTTTTTATAATAATTAACATCCCCTGTAAATTCAATTTTTTTTCCAACTAATTTTTTCAATAAAATATCAATGGATTTTAATTTTTCGGAATAAATTACGTAAGATTTCAAAATTTCTTCTTCTATTTTCTCTCGGAGTGATATATTGGTATAATCATTTATTAATATTCGAATAGTATTTCGAAAAACATTATAAAAACTACTTTCTAATTTTATTTTTTTAATATAATCTACTCTTTCTTCGTCGATTTCTTTTGAAGTAGAAATGATATTGTCCGTTAATACAACCTTATTTTGTTTATCTTTGATTAAATAATTCTTATTTCTCAGAATTGGAATATTAAACTCATTTGTATCTTCGCTTAGTGGTAATGGAGGTGTGGTTGGTATAAATTGATTTGTTTCGGTAATTAAACCAACAATATGTTCTTCTTCAACAATACGAAATGCTGGTTTACATGGTATTTCATTATGACTTTTAGATTTAACTTGATTTAAAAAAGAAATGGTATTTTCATATGTATTCCATAATTTGTCATCAATCATAAAAGTATAACTATATGTTTCATTAATTGCTGATGGAAAACAAGGAATAAACCCCCGATTTTTTTGAATATTTTCAGCTATTACTCCAATTACCTGACTATTATAATTAACCACTTGGTTAACCACTGTGTATTTTTGTTTATACAATATTTGAATTAAGTGTAATAATAATATTGGTTTTTTTGCTTTGTAAATATTTGGCATACTTGCTAATGGAATACACATATTTTGTAAATAAGGTTTAATTAATTTCTTGAAAATTCCTCGAAGAGTTGGTGATAAATTCGGGTCATATTCACTAAATACTTTTCCAATTATTTTTTTCTTTATATCATTTTTATAAGAATAAATCGGTTCAAATAAATTTCCCTCATTTAATAATATTAAACTTGGTTTTCGTGTTTCAAAAAATTCAGTAGAGTAATGATTAGTAGGACAAATTAATTCTACATTATTCGTTATATCGTTATTCGTTATTCTCAATATAACTAAATTTATTCCTGAACTAAATAATGCATCATTTGGTTTACAAATAATATCCCATAGGTATGTAAAATTTATAAATACATCATCATCTTTTAAATAAGAAATGAAATTTTCATATGCATTAACAACATTATTTAAATAATTTTTATTTATTTTATTACTTTCATTATCACTATTGTCATTCAAATTTAATTTAGAAAATAATTTAGTTTTTCCATATTTTTCTTTTAATGATGATAAATCCGGTTTTATTTCAGATAATTTATAAAAATTTGTTACTAAATTTCCATTTTGATAGATAATAAATTTATCTAAAGAAATAGATGAAATAATGATTTCCTTCATTTGTTTGATAGATGGAATATTATAAAATTTTCCACTAGGATCTTTTCTTGCATAAAACAATGCATCTGCAACACATGCAATAAATGACTGTTTTTCATTTACTTCTACTCCATGTCTTAGTAGACAAGACTTTATTTCCCCTGACACGGTTTTATTTATTTGACAGTTGGATACAGAAGGTTCATTTAAAAATTGCTGAATTGGTATTGGTAAAACACCCCATCTTCCTTCTTCTAATGGAAACTTATCTGGTCCTTTAATATAATCATCCGTTTCAACAACTTGAATTGGTTTTGTTTGTTTTTTCTTCTTTACTTCATTTCTAATTAGATTTTGTTCATCTTTTTTAGCGTTTTCATCTTTTTCATCATTTTCATCTTTTTCATCATTTTCATCTTTTTCATCATCTATCATCTCTTCTGTTTCTTCTTTTTCCTCATCTTTTAATTCGCTTTTAGTATCATCATTTTTCATACATTTATTTCGACTTATTACTCTATCTGGAGTTTTCCAATTATTAAAACAGCAAGGCAGACAAAAACCCTGTGGGTGACTATCTTGTTGAAAACCAGGATATTTTTTGAATGTTTCTTCTTTACCTTTGGGAGGAGTATAAAATTCATAAATATAATATCCGGGTTTCACTTTTTTATCTCCTTTTGGTAAAATTCTCCCACATGTTGGATGTTCTAATACTTTATTTCCCTTTTCATCTATTACTTCTTTCATTTCATTAGGATCTATTACCGTATTATTTTTTAAACACCAATATCTTGGACAAATATAATAAAATTCTTTACCTTTTTCTGAACCATATTTAATAATATCCTCGTCTTTTAAAAAACCTTTATGCTCTTTATTAATTTTATCCAGTTCTTCTTGGTTTAATATTACTGGTTGACGTTTAGTAGTGGAAGGACAAACTCTTGAATATGCACTATAATTTGCGTATGGTTTAGTTAATATTAAATTAGGATCTCTCTGTTGAATTCTTTCTTGAAAATAATAAGGATTATTAATATTCATTCCATCTATATTTTTTACTTGATTAGTTTCTTCAACTTTATCTTCATCATTTTCTTCTTGTTCATCATCGTCATCATCATCATTTTCTTCTTGTTCATCTTGATCATTTTCTTCTTGATCATCTGATGATTGAGAACCTCCTCCAAATAATTCTTCCTCTTCTTCTTCCTCTTCTTCCTCATCATCATTCATGAAAAATAAATCTAAAGCTTTTTGAGCTTTATCATTATTTAATTCCTCACTAAAATTAAGTTCTTCCATTTCTTTTTCCGGTTCATAATCTTTTTCTTTTTCCTCTTCATATTCTTTTTCTAATTCCACTACAGGAAATTCTTTTGACACAGGAAATATTTTTTCTAATTGAGGTTCTTCTTTACCTATCTTTTTCAAAGAACACAATTTCTTTATTACACTAAGAGGAATAGTAGTAGTATTATTTTCTTCCGTAACTTTGTTCAATTGAGTTAATCTTATTAAACTATCAATATAAATTGGTATAGTAGATAAATATAAAATATTATTGATATTTTCAACATCAACAGTAATAATACTTGTAAATTTATTTAAACTAATGGTTGTTTTAAAACCAGGATTAATTTTTATTTCACTTATTCCTCTTTTAACTCCTTTTACTATTTGACTTTCATTAAGCATTTTCCTTAACATATCTTTGGCATCTTCTTCCTTTATATCATTATAATTTTGCATTAATCCAATAATTATTTCTTCATTTGAATAATTCTCTCTTTGTTTTTCCAATATAAATGCCTCTTGACTAGTTTTTTTATTGAAATTTGCAACTCTTTTAAAACGCATTTGGATTGGTTTTTTAGGACTATCTTCTTCTATAACGAAAATATTGCTTACACACCCTTTTATATTATTTAAATTTATCTCTTTGGAAATTTCGATTTGAGTTTGATAATGAATATTTTGTATTTCTATACAATCATCTAGTAAAGATTGAAATATATTTATTTTATACCCACTTTCTAATAAATAATTTTTTATTTCCAATATTACAGGATTAATAGCATTCTTTAAAATCTCCTCTATATCCCTCAATTCAATAATGTGTTGAAAATCACCATAAACTAATATTTCACCATTTTCATATAAATCAATTATAAGAATATCATTATCTTTTTCTATATATACACTAACAGATTTAGTTTTACCTATCGTCTTTATTAATTTAAATATGGTTACTTTAGATAAAAAAGGAATTTTTCTTCCATCCGTAGATAATTTATTGGAATAAAGACGAAATATATTTTCTTGTTTACTAGACGGATTAAATTTAATTAGTGGATTATGTTCAGTAGCATGTATAATTTTAAATATTATATCTAATGGAATTTTTACTTGATATTCAGGTTTCATTAAAAATCTTATATACTTTATTCCACTCCTTTTATAGTTCAGGTTACTTTTTTTCATTTTAAACATGTTGTAAAATAAATTGATGCTTTTAAAAACATGATCTAATGTATCATTTCCATTTCCTACTTTATTATTTTCTTCTTTTAATAATTCTTTTTTGGAAACTAATTCCTCCAATGAAAAAATTTTTTTATGGAATAAAAAAGGATAATAAAGTTTTACTATATTTTCCCCTGTTACTGAATTTGTTAGTACATCTTTGGCTAAACATAAATAAATGTTGTTATTAATAATGAACCCAGTGTCAAGTAACAGATTATTCGATATATTGCTTACAGGAGATATATTATTTTTAAAATCTCCTTCTTTTGTAATTGAAATATCAAAAGGATTTACTATATACGGATATTCATTATTATATATAATTTTATTTCTACCTAATGTAACTGATACCCAAAACTTTTTATTATTCAGATTTAAATTTAATAAATCATTATAATCATAAAATTCTTTATTTGGTAAATTTATTACTACTGGTTGTCCATTTTCATCTCTAATAATATTTAATAGAAAATGTTCCAGTTTCTCTCTAGTTAAAAGCATTTTATTTTTCTTTTTGGGAACTGTTTGAAGAAAATCATAATATGTTTTTTTAGGAATATTTATGGATATATTTTTTTCGTGCAATAATGAATTTATATATTTTTCCAATTTATTTTTAGATAATTCATTCGATTGTATATTTTTTTCTAGATAATCTAATAATAATTTTTTATTTTCTATTGTAATTAACTCATTTTCCATATTATTTATTTTCAATACTTGATTTAAAAATTCATTTACTTTTTCAATTGTAATCAATATTTTTTCTTTTTGACTTTCCATGTTTCTTATCACATCTTGAGAATAAGTTGTATTTGCAAGTAATTGATAAATTTGTATTGTATTGAGTAATTCTTCTTTCAATGCAAATAAATATATTTCTTCCATAGAAAAAGATTGTTTGAATTCCTTCCATATTTTAAGTTTAATAGTACTAATATTGTCATCAAAATGAACTACCTCTTCTGAAAACACGACAGGAATATTTTTGGCTTGAATATTTTCAATTTCTTCCTTATTAAAAATTGGCTTTTCGGTAATTTTATCTATAAATTTATCATTCATTGGATCTTTCTTAAATAATTCATTTAAAGAGGAATTATATCCAATTCCGTAAAAAACAATTATTTTATTTATTATATTATCCTGTATTAAAAGATTTACTTTATAAATACCATTTCCTTTATTTAACTCATTCATATATTAATATAGTATTTTTATAAAAATTTTAAATACTTATATATTAATTTATTAAATAAATATTATAATGAAGAAATTTAAGAAGGCATAAAAAATAATTTTAATAAAAGGATATATATTATATGGGAAGTAGTTCTTCTAAAAATACTTGCCAAAATGAAAACACACAAATACAGCAATTAAAGACACAGCTTCAAGATTCTAATGATAAATTATTTCAATATCAGTTAAAAAAATCAAAATCTAATTATGATCCAGAAGATGATAATAACATTTTAATAGCGAAAGTTGGAGGGAAAAAGAAAAGAAGTTCGAGAAGGAAAAAGGGAAAGAAAGGAACTAGGAGGCATTAAAAATAATTATTTTAAATCGAAAAAAGGATTATCCGTAATATCCATACCACAATATGGTTGAGGATTTTTTTTGTAATCAACCGGTTTATAAATATTGGCATCTTTAGCATTTACTAAGAGAAACTTGAAATTATGCCAAAAATCCTGTTTATGGCCAATACTAGTAGTCATTATATGTGCTAATTCATGTATAGCTACAAAAGTTAATGTATTTATATCAATTAATCTATCACCGTCTTTGGTAGTATTTAAACAAAAGGCAATTTTTTCTCCTTTATTTTCACTATATGCGGTTAAATTACTAGTAGGTAAAGTTTCACTTATTTTCTTTGGATTAAAACCTTTTACTAATCTCTGTACTCGAGCATCGCCGGGGTATTTTTCTTTTACATATTTTACTAATAATTTACATTTTTCGGTTACACTTGCTAATAAGTTGGCTGCAAGTTCTAGTTTCTGTCTTTCTCTTACACAATATGTATTACCGTCTTTGGACGCAATAATACATTTCAAATTATATGCATCCGATTCATAATATATTCTTAAAGCAATAATTAAAATAAATGCAATAAAAATATAAAAAAAAAGATTGCTTATTTTAAACATTTAATCTTATATTAAATAATTATTTTTTTCTTACTTAAAATAATTATTTTTTCTTTTATTGGATAAATACAAATTATATATAATAAGAAAGTAAAACTATTATAAATGGTATAAATGCTCCAAAAAAGCACCAAAGTTCTCCTGTATTGTAAGAGAAAAATACTACACTTAATAGTAAAAAGAAATAAATTATTATAAATAAGGTGAATGCATAGTTAAAAGTCATTAAATAAAAAATATTAATTGCCATAACTATTAAGTAAAATCTTGGATTAGAATATTTAATCCAAGGCCATAATAAATGGCCATTACTTGTTCCAGTAGTTAATTTGCTTTCCTTTAAAAATTGAGAGTATCCAATCATTATATTTATAAAATAAGCCAAATTAAGTAATAAGACAGGAAAGTTGAAATCTTTCATAGATAAAATATTTTTTGGTTTAATAATAATTAATTTAACTAGGTATAGTATTAGTGGTTGCCCTATATTAAATAATGACCCAATTATAGTTGTAATTTTATTAATACCTATTTTATTTTTAAGATCAATCCAAAATAAAAAATCCATTAATTGAATTCCAGCAATAAAAATAAAAAATATTCCGGCTAGTAAATTAAACTTATTATATTTTGGGTTACCATATTTTATTAGAACGAGAGAGCCAACTATTCCAATAATAAAAGTGGCAATAGATGCCTTTGCACTAAAACACATACCTATATATTAGTTCTTTATTAAAAACAAGTAAAATAGAATGATTGATTAGAACGAAAAATATTATATAATATTCAATTAATGATTTTATTATATAATATATTTTTTAAAATATGTTTTAAATAACTTATTGAGATCCAGCACCAATTTCCAAAGGAGGTCTCATGAAATCTGGTTCTATAGTAGACAAATTCCAAGGTCCAGTGTATAATTGTGGATTTGGAGGATCAGAACGAATTTGCTGGTTAGCATTTCTCAACGATGCACCAATACTATCAATGCCTATATGGTAACCAGCTCTTAATAGATTTACATTAGCCAATTCTCCTTTTCCAGTAGGATTTAAGATAGCCCATTGACTATTAGTATCTTTGGGAAGAAGTTCGGATGGATTTTGAATATTTGGATGTGTGCAGGAGGTTGGAATTCCAGGAGAACCATTATCGACTAGATATTTATCAACGAAAGCTCCCTGTTGTCCAGGAGAAGTCATATTTTGACCAGTGGTATTATTATAGAGTGGATTTCTTGATTGATCCATATTCTCTTTACCATATCTACCTTTATTAGTTAAATAATTAGCCAATACACCAACTCCATATGCAACAATTATTAAAATTATGATTGCTCCGATACCATAATCGTTCCATAGCTTTTTCATAGAGGTACTCATTATATAAAATGAAGGATAAAATAATTTTAAAAATACATTTTAATTAATTTAACCAATATGTTTATGTTTTACCTAAAGTTATTTCCAAAGTTAATAAAAAAATTATAATCCATCTAATTGACTTTCTGAAACTTCCTCTATTTCATTATCAATATCATTATCACTATAATCTAAATCATCCAACATATATGTTTTTTTAATATTTTTTGCCTCTAAATAAGCAATGATTGCCATTTTTTTTGCTTCTTTTGCCTTATTTCTTGCTTGTTTGTAAATATCATAATAAACATCATTTGGTTTTTTTAATTTTATGGTTCCAGAATTATTTTCTAAAGGTACAACTATTTCCATTTCTTTCAACATAGATCCTGAATCTAATTCATCTAAATCCTCCATTTCTAAATCTAACCCTATATTCAAGTCTAAATTTTCACTAATTTGTAGATTTATTTTGTCTTCTAAATCATTTTTATAAATTTCATTTTTTTCTACAACATTTTCTTCTAAATTATCCAAGTTTTCTTCTAAACTATTATCTATTGTTTTTGTTTCTGATTCTGTTTCTAAAAAATTAACAGTTTTGTCTTGTTTGAAATCAGTATTTTTTTCAACATCACCATCTGTTTTCCCATTTTCTTTTAATTCATTAATAATCTCTTTTTCTAAAGATTGTATTTCAGGAGTAGTCATTTTTTTAGTATTAGTTTTAATAAGGCAATTTTCAAAAATAGGCTCATTGTTAATAACCATCATTTGTTTTAATTCAATTTCTAATTGAAAATTATGATTGGTAAATTTAATTCCTTGTATTTCTAAAATAGATATTATATTACTATCACTTGCTACATCTTCAGTAGATAATATATCTTCATTTTCATTATATATTTTAATAATAGGGATATTGGTTACATTATTATTTTTAATATTTGTTCTTACTAAATAGTATTTACCTGATTTATATAAACGAATTGGAGAATTAAAAGCTGTTTCTATATCATTGAGATCTAAAGTAGACTGAAACCATGAGTCTGATTTTTCAAAAATAAGTTGTTGGCATTTGGTTTCTAGTCTTTCCAACCAACGAATTAATATTTCAGCATTATTATCAAACATGAGGTCACAATGGTATTTTTTCCCTGTTTTTACAATTCCTTGTTTAGTTAAACTTTTAGAAGTTTGAATATATAATGGTTTATCTAAATAATAAATTTTAGTAAAATAAGCACCACCTTGTATTCCAGTCGGAAGAGCTAAAGATAATTTTGAAAAATCAAATGTTTCATTTGGTTCAATAATATTCTCCATTATGGAAACGATAGAAAAATTTAAATGTATTAACACGCAAAAAAATCCATAAAATATTATTATTACTAATTATGAAAGAAACATTAGTTCATCAATGTTTAGACATATTAAAGAGAGAAGATATAAAAAATGAATTAAAAATATTATTTAAACCTGTGTTTAATTATATTTTACACGAAATTAATCCTTACATTTACATAATTATTACACTTATTTGTTTTATATTTATTATGATTTTAGCAAACCTTATTTTATTAATATTATTATTGCGTAATAAACAGTTCATTCCTAAATTTTAAAAATTATTTTTATTAAGGATTTAAAAATTAAAAATATAAAATATGAAATATGAAATATGAAATATGAAATAAAAATATGAAATAAAAATATAAAATATGAAATAAAAAATAAATTTTTATAATATATAATGGCTACTAGAAGAAAGTCAAATAAAATGGGAGGTTACTGGGGTTTAGGAAATGTAGTTCGAACTGCAATTGTTCCTGGAGCATTACTTGCTATGCAACAAAGTTATCGTAGAAAAAAAAAGGGTGGAAAAAGAACAAGACGTAAAAGAAAATATTAATCGAAGAATAATTAATATTCATTAGTTAAATATCTATAGGAAACTTTAGTAATATATCTCTAACCAATATTTATTTTATTTTTCTCACTAAATAATATAAATGAAACATCATAGGAAAAATGGTAAATCAAAAAAGAGAGGAGGATTTCCTCTTGGTAAAACGGACAATTATTATAGTGGTGCTAATTGGATGTTGAATACAGTAGGCAATGGAAATACACAATATGATAATGTTTTTAGTAATAGTACTCCATATACTGGGTATGGTAATGCTCTTCCTAGCTCGAACTACAAACATCATGTAGGAGGAAAAACTCGCAGAAGAAAAAGAGGAGGAAACTTTGCAAATGTTATCAATCAAGCAATCGTTCCATTTGGGCTTCTTGGTTTAAATCAAAGTTTTAGACGTAAAAAAGGAAAAGGAGGAAAAAGTAGAAGAAGACGTTAAATAATAAGATAATTGTTGTTCTAAATAAATAATGAAAATAAATAATCATTATCTATTTAATTAGTTTTGAATTAGATAGTCTTGTTTAAATACTGTTCTAAAAATTTATTTATATTGGATGCGTATTTTTGTTTAGGAATTTCATTGATAATATCATTATAGTAATTATGTAAATTTGGATCTTTCTCTCTCCTAGTTCCTGTATCATCTTGAGGTAATAAAATTTTTCTTTTAATATATGTTTCTTCCGATTGATAAATATAATGTGCTATAAAAGCGTCTGCTTTTTCAAATAAAACTGGATACTTATGAAAAGCATATCCAGTATCAGGGTTCATAATCCTTTTATCGACATTATAACACCTTGCAGTGTTTTTCATATTATAGTAATGTGGATTAACAGAATATTTAATTTCAGTTGGTCTAACAAAAGTTTTCACATGTTGATCCAAATTCTGCTGAGACTTGGTATAATTTTCAATTACTAATCCTGGTGGATCTTGAATAAAATGATTTGTTCCGAATAATACCCAATTTAAAGAGAGAGAATGAGCAAACGGATAATTGTTCAACATTCTTTTCACTCCTTCATATTTATTTAAAATTATATATTCATCCGCATCTAGATATATAAACCAGTCTACTTTACATTGTTTTGCAATAGAAATTGCCGCATTCATTAATGGAATTTTTACTGGATTAGAATGAAAACAAGGAATAATTTTTACTCTTTTATCAAAATGTCGAAATACATATTTTAAGGGATAATTTGATAAGTGGTCAAAAATCACTATCTTATCAAAACCAATAAGTAAATGATGAGCCGCCCATTCTTTTATATTTTTTTCATTTCTAGCATTAGTAAATAGCATTACTTTTTTGGTCGGACCATATATTCTCTCTTTACCTTTTTTTTTATTTAAGAAAAACATGAATATAATATTAGATTATATTAAAAATGAGTTTCGACCAACAAATTAAAGAATGGGTGCAATTGGATAATCAATTAAAAATATTAAATGAAAAGGTAAAGGAAGTACGTGAAAAGAGACATGGTTTGAATAATACTATTATGGACTATATTTCCAAAAATAATAGTTTTCATACCAATATTAATCTTCCAGATGGAAAACTTAAATTTACTCAAACAAATTCTGCTACACCATTGACATTTAAATATGTAGAAAAATGTTTAGGAGAGGTAATACGAAATGAAAATCAAGTGAAGCAAATTGTAGATTATATACGATCCAAGAGAGAAATAAAAACTAGTTATGAAATTAAGCGGATTTCTAATAATTAAATTATATATTTTATGTATATAATTCAATATGAGTTTTGTTACAGCTGATGATTTAATTTTATATAAAGAAGGAGATAAAATATACAGTGGAGGTTTTCAAGTGAATTCTATCTTATTAAAACAAGGATATCCTGCTATACAACGAGCTGGAACAAGCTTATATTCTGGAACCGATCAAGTATCTGATTTATTTGCCGACTTTGCTGTTCCCAGTGGATTACTTTATTTACCAAATAAAAATACTGGTATTTCTAATGAAAATAATCAAGAGGTAATAATGGATGATGATGACTATGTAACCGATGATATTTATAATACCTTGATGGATTTAGCTTCAGTTAAAAAAGGAGGAACGAAAAAGCGTGTGGTAAGAAAAGGTGGAACAAGAAAAAATAGGAAATAATGCCTAATAGTTATTTAAATAGACATTTACTGTTCTTAAACCAGTTTCATTATTAATGTTTAATGATATTATACCACTTTTATTTAGATATTCACCAGAACCACTAACAATTTGTAATAAATAAGTTCCATCTTTACTAACATAATTTCCTATATTGTTTTTATATACTTGATTTTGATTTACATAAAATAATGTTCCATTTGGCAAAATAAAAGATTTTATATTCATTTGTTGATAGAAATCATTAATATTAGTAGTTGTATAAATTGTTTGTTTTGAAGTAGAAAATCCTATTTTACTTGTTAAATCTATATCTGAAAATATAGGTGTTTCAGAATTTCGTTCAATTGCTATTGAACCTAAATTTGTTTCATAAATGTTTAAATATTTAGATAGATAGGAAAAATAAAACGTTAAATCAGGTGGAGAATTGATTTGCATCATATTGTAATTCATTTTTTCTGTAGTAATATTTAATGTTTCATTTACTGATTGATTAATTAAGTTCGCATCATAATTTGCTGTTAAATTCGCTTCCTCTTGGGCTAATTCGGTTGCTTGAACTAGCGCTTCTTCATAAGAAACATTGGATATTCCACTAGCTGTAGCACTAGATGTAACTAATGTTTTATTATCAGTAAAGGCATACCCTTGGGCTGTAGCAGAAGCGGTAAATTTCATTATAATATAATTAGTTAATAAAATAAATACAAATTTTATTAACAATATGAAAATATTGTAGTAAATTTAATTAAAATATGCAAAAATATTGTATTAATCAAAATGTATAAAAATTAGACTTATTCAAAATAACAAATTTAATTTAAATACACATTGATAATTCTATCAAGATTTTCATAACTAGATGTTAGAGAAACAATTCCTGTTGCCCCAAGGAATTTTCCAGTTCCAGAAATAATTGGATATAAATAAGTATTGTCAGGTAAAACAAAAACATTATCTTTTTTAAGTACCTGGGCATTAGTATTTATATATAAAGCTCCTCCTGGTAAATAATAATTTGTTAAACCAGTTGATTCATACTTTCCATTATCACTAAAATTTATATTAAATATATTTCCAGAAGAGGTCCATTTTCCAATTTCATTTGTTAACTCAATATTAGAATGAATTTGACCAATATAGGTTGAAAAAAGAGATGAAGTTCCTAATAAAGTTTTAGTATATACCATTTTATCTAAACTACAAGAATAATAAAAGGTATAATCAGGAACAGAATTAACTTGTTTAGTGTTATAGTCAATGTTTTGAGTGGCTACAGTAGTAGCTTCAGTAACAGCCTGATTAATTAGATTTACGTCATATTGAGCCGTAACATTTGCGTCTTGTTGTGCTAAATTGGTAGCTTGTTGTAAAGCATCTTGATAGGAAACCTCAGAAACTCCCATTGCAGATGCAGTTGCAGTAACCATTGAATGGTTATTAGTGTAAGCAATTCCTTGTGCAGTAGCGGATGCTGTGAATGTCATGTATATAATATGTTTAGTTAATAAAATAAATACAAATTTTTTAATTAATAAAATTAATTTTTAAATGTTTATTTTTACTAAATGTTTTTACTAAATGTTTATTATACTAAACTAAAATACCAATTTTTTAATTAACGCATTTATTAATTTTATTTAATTTATATATTAAATTCTACTCCATGAATTGTGATTAAATGGGGAAACAAGTATTTCATCTACATGATCTCGCCAGTAGTCAGTTTTATTTTGTATAATTACATCCTCTCTACTTGGTGGATAAAGCATACTATTTTCCATTAATTCTTTTTCTTCATCCGTAATTTTCGGTTTATGTCCGTAACAATTTATTCCAAATTTAACATGTGGATTTGCTATATAACCTCCATTTATTCCTGGTCGTCCACAGTCATGTTCATGTCCTTCGGCATTTTGTAGTTTATCATATGTACTTTGTTGAGTTGGATAAAGAACCATTTGTCCGTCTGACCAACCATAGTTACACCATTCTGCTCCTTTATTATATGCCTTTTCAAGTTGGTCGTAAGATGCCAATTTTGCTCCATATGCATTACAAACAGCTTTAGAGTCATTATAAGTATAATAATTTCCAGGTATGTTGAAAACTTCTTCTATAAATGGAATTTCAGGTACAGGTGGTTTTACAGGAGCATCGTTTTGATCGACAACAATATTCACTGTAGGGGTTCCATTAAATAAACCTGATATATAAGAAACTAAATTAATACCTAAAAAATAAGTTAGCCCATTAACAAGTAATAAGACACAAACCAGAATTATTACAAATATTGTTCCCCAATTCCTAGGTTCGGTATTCTCATTACCACTAGAAGGGTTTGAAGAACCTTTATTTCCTAAAGAATAAAACAATATAAAATAAACAACTAATACTAATAATAATATGATATATACAACAGGGTTCATAAATATATTATTTACGTAACTATACATATTCATTGTTTCTGTAGTTGGATCTGTACTTACTTCCATTATATATTATTAGGATGATTTTTTTCTATAAAATAGACAATAAGCCTTGGGAGAAATTATATGTTGCTCTTCTATTTCATTAACGATAGTATCATTAAAATGATACCATTTTGCATTACTATTTTTAACATAAGCCGTATAATGGCCTCCTAATAATCCTCCGCTATGATTACAAACACCATATAATTCATAAATATAATCTTCTTTTTTATAACCCAATGCATATTTTGATAAGTCCAAATTATCTAGTGGAAAAGTAACTAAAACCTGATTTTTCAAGTGATTTGATTTAAATCGTTTCAAATCAATCACTAAAATCGTAGGAAAACTCCAAAACCTAATTTTTTTTCGGATACTTTGTTTCTCTCCCTTTTCATTTATCCATGCATTTTCTCCATCTAAAATTTCCCCATCTACATACAAATCTAAACAATCATATAAGTTGGGAGATTTATTATTTGGAGGAATAGATACATCTATCATAAAATAAGGTTCTGGAGTATAATTTATTACAGAGTTATCTTCTAATGATATTATTTCAGATACATGTACACCGTAAAATAAGTTCCAAATTTCAGAATATTCTTTAGAATACATATTTTTAATCATTTCATAACATTTTATAGCAATTTTATCAGTTTCATTTTCAACTTTTCCATTAATTGACATGGTTACTTCTCTCGCTAGAGCAGAATGAAAACAGTCAATAATAAAAAGTAAGAATTCAGGTAAATCATTTTGTTGGAACCCTGTAAATAATGTATTACCTTTAATAGATGATACTTTTTGAATTACTTGTATAAATTTACCTGGAGTTATTACACAATTTTCTTTCCATATTAATTTACGTAGTTCATCCCATTCTATTATTAAAACGGATTCTGCTTTTCGATTTAATCTTTTTTTAAATATATCCGTATCTAAAAATTCATTTAATTCATATGTATGAGATAATACTTGCATACATGAATTAATAAAACACGTATTGCCTAAGTTAGCTAGTCCTGATAATCCTTTATTTTTATATTTTTTCAAATCCATTTATATATTAAATTAGGAAACATTTAAACATATTTTATATTAATTTATATTTAGAATTATTAGATGGCTAATTATTACAATAGAACTAGTAATAGAAGTAGTAATAGAAGTAATAATAGTAGTAATAATACTAGTAATAGCATTAATAATAGTAATAGTAATAGCAGAAGACGAAATGGTAGGGATCAAAATTTTAGAGATATAAATTTAAGAGATATAAATTTTAGAGATACAAATTATAGTCAACGATCAATATTAGATTTATATGTAAATATGTATAATAATACTACTAGACAAATTGATTTATTAAATGCAAATTTAAATGAAATAAGATATACTATTGATTATTTAGTAGGAAATATTAATGATGAATTATATCACGATGATTTACCTAGACCAGAAAATAATCTTTCGAGAGAAAGAATGAATTATTATAGTCGTAATCCAAATAATTCTTTTACACTACCAAATGTAAATAATGTAAATAATGTTAATAATGTAAATAATAATAATCTAATCAGACAAAGTAATATTATAAGTGACAATTTAAATGATATATTTAGTTTACTTCAATCTTATAATAATTTAACAAGTCAATCTAATACTGATATTATAACCAATACAACAAGGTTAATAACATACAGTGAAATTGAAAATCCATTAAATGATAGGTGTCCTATTCTACATGAAATATTTCAAGAAAACGAAGAAGTAAGACAAATTATTCCATGTGGACATATATTTAGTAACAATGAATTAATAAGATGGTTAGAAAGAAACTTACATTGTCCCGTGTGTAGATTTAACTTGAGAGAATATACTTTAAGAGGATCAAATGAAAATGATGCGATTGCGAATAATGCTAGTTCGATTGATGCAAGTGCTAATGAAGCAAGTGCTAATGAAGTAAGTGTAAATGATGATATTTCTAATATACTCGAAAATGCACTTAATAGAATAAGATATGATATTCGTTATGATATTTCTGGAAATTATTTATTACTTGAAACATATCATAGAATATAAGATAAGATATGTAAAAGTAGTAATTTAAATACTTTATATTAAAAAATTGAATTCAAAGTAATTATTCTTTTATTATTTTATAAAGAATAATTAAATGCCGAAATATAAAAGAAGTTATAGTTCGATTAGTCATAATACCGAAGAGGTTAGTGAAAATGAGGAAAACACAAAATGTCCTGTTAAAGATGCAAAAGGAAAAGAAAAAGAAAAAGTTGTCAAAGAAAAACTCATTTACCCCTATTCTTATTTGTCTAATTATGTAAAAGTAGGTTTTAGTCTTTATGGAATTTATCTTTTATGGATATTATTACACTTTGGTGCTACTCATCTTTATGTTGAATATTGTGTTCCAAAGTCATGGTTTGGTTTGCTTACATCTCCCTTTTTGACTAGTACACCACAATGCCAGGGTCTAAGATGGATTATTAATAATGGTGGAAATCAAATCAATAGTATGTGGATTTCTATAGGATCTTGGATTTATATAAAGTTAATAGTTTAATTCAAATAATTTAAAGATTAAAATTATGTTAAACTTATAATTTATAAAAAGTACTACAAATAATATAAAATAACAAAATACCAATTATTTCAATTAAAATATGATAAGGAAAGTATGGGAAAAAAGACATCATTTTTTTACAATTATATTTTTCATTTAAGAATAAAATTATTATGAATAGTACAAGGAAAAATATAATATTTATTTTATATTTAATTTTTTTTGACAACAATGGATAATAATATAATAACACAGATAAAAATAATAATGCTTGACTAAAAATATAAAAAACTACATTCATATTACAAAATGTGTATATATCAAAAAAAATTAAAAAAACATAAAATATAATGAACCAAATACTAGGTATTTTTTTTATATAATTATAAAAAAAGAATAGAAATGCAAAATTAATACAATAACTAAGAATATGTGTAATATTTATTTGTATTGAACCAGAAATATGAATACTGTGGGAAAAAACGTGAAATAATTCAAAACATAATATAAAAAATAATAATACAAATGTATATTTTTGTTTAACCTTTAATAAAAAATAGAATATAATTAGGCAGTTAATAAAATTCATTAATGTTGAATATGGTTGTGCTATTCCGTTTTTATTTGGTTTTTCACAGGTACTAAATGGAAATGTATATTCATTCATATAAATATATTTTATTTTTAATTTTTTATTTAAAATTAGCTTTTTAAATAAGAAATATGTAAACTTATTTTAAATTAAAATTATTTTTTTCCAAAGAATTTCAATACGCTTTGATTACCTTCTTTTTCATTATTTGTTTCACGTAAATATTCATCAAATAACATGGCCTTTATTTCTTTATTTTTTAATTGTTCCAACTTATCCTCAAATTTTTCAGCAGGAGTAATAGCCTTTAATTTTTCCACGTCTTTTTTAAATTTGGAAATTAATTTCTTTTTGAATTGCATTTCCCATATTTTTTCCAAAACAAGAGCAAATAATTGTTGTACTGGTTTCATGATTTGATTAGAAATATAAAATGAATAATCAATTTTCAAATTATTTTCTTTTATAAAAGTCGGTGTTTCTATTCTTTCACCTTGTAGTGCTTTTTTATTACTATTATGTATATAAACAAATGGTATTCTATCACCTGAACTAGGTTTATTACCAGGATCACGTGCTGTAATTCTATCTGCCAAAACTTTGTGTGCTATGGAATTCGGATTTTTATATCCACTTCTTAATGACTTGGTAATAATTAATTTATCCATTGAATATTTTTCATCTACCATATCTTTTAAAGAACTCCTTACAAAGTCAATTGCTTTTTGAATATCTTTTTCCTTCATTAATATATCAATCGTTCCTCCATAAACATCTTTTACTATAGGTGCATTATCTCTTCTTTTCAGGACAATTCCCATTTCTTTTCTTTTACATTTATTCGGATCATGTTCGTATAACATTCCCACATATCTTTTCTTGGATAATAGACAAAATGGCATAAATGTTTTTTCATATTCTAAATCATGTGGTTTTTTCAAAAACTTGGATGCTAAATGACCTGCTTCTTGTGCTAATTCAATCGTTATTTCTAATGCTTCTTTTCCTCGAATTGGTTCGCCATCTGGAGTTTGCAAATTGAATGTAAAGAATACAGAATCAGTATTATGTACTATTAAATTTCCAATTCCGGCTGCAAAATGATGATTTTCGGTTGTTAAATCATAAACGTATCCATCATATGGAATTTCTTGTATTTTTTTTATTGATAATGGATTTTTTCTTTGTTTTAATTTTGTCATAGTAATTCTATATATATCTAATTTATCTTTTCTTGTATTTATAGATGTTAGATATCCAAGTCGTTGACCTAATAAACAAATATGTGATGCACTAATTTGATTTTTTTGATCAATTCTTGTATATCCATTTATATCTTTATCACCATCAGCATCATATAGTCCATTAAAGAAAGCTTGTAAAATATTTAAATTAGAATTATTTAAAATTTCATTTGGTATAATTTTAGATTTATTATAATATAATTTATTTCTATAATTTTTAACAAATTCTACAATAGATCTATTAGATTTATTACGTGGAGATAATTTATAAACACCTGAACTTTCTAATGTTGGCATAATAACCCAATCATAATTTTTATATACTTTTTTACATAATTCCAAATACTTATTTATCATATCTACCGAAGCATTATTTAAACCCCAACACGCTTTTTTACCTGAAGGACAATCATATTCACCACAACTTCCATCTCCAAAGAAGAAGCCCATAATTTGTGCTTCTTCTTCTGTAATTAAATAATTATTTTTATATTCATTATTAATGCTTAATGAATTATGTAATAATTCATCCCCTAATTTAATATCTTTTGGAGAAATTTCTTTTCCATCGGATAAAATAAGTGAGTGATCATCTGTTACGTCCACTAAACCTGTATGAGTAAGAACTCTTATCATTTTTTTATGAGGAGCTAATTTATGTCGTATAACTCTATACAGTTTAGTCCAACCATTTTCAGTCCATGTTTCTACTCCTTCTAATTCACATACTTCTTTTTCTTGTTTTCCTAATTCTAAACATGTTTTCCATAGATTACCTCCATATTTTTCAGCAATATTTTCTATAGTTACATTATCAATCAAACCATTTATCCTAACGTAAACTGGCGTATAATTGGCTACACTATCGCCGTATATGTACTCAGCTTTTGTTAAAACAGGACCATATTTTTCACTCGTACAAAGTCGATTTCCATATGTTTCCTCTACTATTCTTTTGGCATAAGTAAGCAATAACCTACCTGTAGCAGTAGTAGATGCAGCTACATCTTTTTCATAAAAAGTACTAGTTGCTGCGCCACATTGTCCATAAAGAGAATTCGCAGTTACTTTATATCCAAGTTGCCGTTTATCCAAGACATTTTTCATGAAATCATCTGTTTGAAGAGGAATTAATTTTCGTGTTGCTTTTCTTGCTGCTAATAATTCTTCTAAAATAGACGGCATAATTGCTTTCCCTTGTTCAAAACGACATATTTTTTTACCAGATTTCTTTTTTTCTGCAGAAGCCGAAGGTGTTTTCCTTTCATATTTATAAGTATCATATGTAATATCTACATATTCATGTCCAGGAAGATTATCATAAATATATTCGCCATTTTTATTTTTAACACCAGATTCCTTTACTAAATTTCCATCTAAATCATATTCTTTAGTCCAAACTTTACTATCATGCGAAAGATTTTCACTAATCATTGATGATGGGTATAGAGATGCATAATCAACACAAGCAACCGGATTATCTAAATAAAGATCACACTTTGGATCTAAAACAATTGCACCTTCATAACCGTCATTATTTTGTTCTTTTTCCAAGACCGGCATTAAAGTCTGTTTTTCTCGGCATTTTTTTGCGATATAACTAGTTAGTTTAATTCCTTGTCCCCTCATTACTAAGAAACTAATGGGAACACTACAAATTTTGGCCATTTCTACATATCCAGTTAAAACATCTACTTTGCGCATTAGATTTTGAACCAGATTACAATCCTGAATACAGTATTTCGCAATAATGGCTCTATCGTCAGCAGTTCCATTGGTCATCCTGAAAATATCTTTTGGTGTAACGTCATCTTTTGCCAAACACCAACGCATTTTTTTATTTTCATTAAATGTAATTGGTCTATCAATTACAAAACTTTTTTCATGTAAATCTATTTTCAGTACTTTGAATTTTGCTCCATTTTCATAATAGTCTACTGAATGTCCGATTTCTTCCAAATGAATAAAACTTTCTTCAGAAAGTCCAGTTAAATTACTCGTTTTAATTTTTATTCCATTATCACAACTTTTAATATAGTCACCTATAAAATGACCAGCTACATAATCTAATTTATAAGAGGTTAAATTCTCTTCTCTTCGAAAATAATTATATAAATCTACTTGTAGTCGTCCATTCATTTTAATATATCTTAGATCATGTTGTCCACTAGCAATTTGAATTGTACTTTCTTCTAATTTATATTCTTCATTTCCATTCGCATTTTTTCCTTTATTAGCACATATTTCATTTTTATTTCTAGAAAGTTGTAAAAATTCTTCCAAACATTCTAATTGCTCTGCTCTTTTAAACATAAATTGGTAATCAAAACCAAATATATTATATCCAATAATGATATCAGGATTTTCTTTTTGAATTATTTTTTTCCATGCTAATAATACCTCTTTTTCGGTAGCATAACTTTCAATCATGGTATTTTCTGCATTAAGATTATTACATGTATTTAATGCTATACAATGATTTAAATATGGTTCAGATTGACCATAGTGAATAAAGGTTGAACCAATAAATGTAACCTTATCACCTTCTAATTCAGGAAATAAATTAGGACAGGAAATATGGTTTTGAGGAGTTAAGGAAAGATTAATTTGAGTTATTTTTTCATCTCGTGTAATTTTTTTATCCATTATTACATCTATAATTGTATAGGTATCATCTACTATTATTTTCTTTTTTTCATTTCTATTTTCATCCTCTTCTTCCTCTTCTTCTATTTTATGAAATAAGCTTTCAATTGTAGTTATATTACTACTATTTTTTTTATAATTCTGACATTTCGTGGATATCCATTTTTCAAAATTATTTTCTAACTCTTCCTTTTTAAACTCTTTTTTCGGATAAACAACATCAATTTGATCCATACTTTCATATTGAAATGCAGAAAGTAATATTCTTTTTAAAATATTTTTACATAAAGTTGTCGTTACCTCCATAACTAAATTTTCAAAATAATCCACTATATTGGTTGCCAGTTTTTTATAAGACTTGACTGGTATAGGAAAGTCACCGTGACTACTACTTGCTTCAATATCAAAACTGCATATTTTATATGGTACTAATTTTTCTATATCATTAAGAGGTATAATATCCTTATAGTCATTAAGTATATATTCATAAGTACATGTAGTTGTTTTAGCATTTCCCTTTAATTCTAAAATCTTTTTTTCTTGTATTTTTTTTATTGGTAATGCTATCCAACCAGAAGGACTTAAGTCTTTAATATGAAAGAAACGCAAAAGAGGTGGTATATTGGATTCATATAATTCGGTAGAATAATTATTAAATATATAGCCATCTTTTAATAACTTGTGACCATATTTATAATCAGAATACCATAAATTCTTGGTTTTATTGAAAGCATTCATATTTGTAAAAACAAGTTTAACAAATTTATATTCTTTACCTGCATCAAAACCATATAATTTTTTTCTTTTTACTAATATACATTCCTTATCACATATGGATTTTTCATAGAAACGACCGATTTTTGTTTTTATATGTTGAATAAATTCATTTTTTAATGTAACACTCCAATTATCATCCACTAATACATAAAAGAATGGTTGATAATTGGTTACCTGAATTGAGCAAGTTTCTCCTTTTTCATTTATTCCAAACATTTGAATTTGAAATATAGAAGTATCGGTATATTTTGGACCGTCATTACTATCACTATCACTCTTATCGTTGGTAACATTGAAATCAAAAAGACGAAAAGTTTGTTCTAAAGACATGGACATTATTTAAAGGTTTATAGTTAACCAAAGGGGAAATTTTTAATTCAATTTTTTATAAAAGTTAAAAAGTATTTAATTTTTATAAATTTTTATAAATTTTTATAAATTTTCTATATATTTGCAGTTTTAACTTAAATGTTTCTACTTTAATTATAAATGAAGTTTTTATTTATTTCTTTATTTATTTCACTTGTAAATAGTGATATTATAATTAAAAATAATAATATTCCTGTTTGTAGAAACTGTATTTATTATGAAGCTAATAAAAATACTCATTTTACTAATACATTAAGTAAATGTAAAAAATTCGCTGAAAAAGAGTTAGAAACAGATGAAATAATATTTGATTATGCTGATTTTTGTAGAAGTGATGAAAATAAATGTGGTAAATTAGGAAAATATTATGAAAAAGAAAACAAGTTAGAACAAAAAATTTTTATTCATTATTTAATTCATTATATTCCTCAGTCTATTTTAATTTCTCTCTGTGTTTTTACAATGTTTGATTTTTTGGTTATAATGCATGTTTTAAATTAATTATTTAGATTGTAATTTCTTGATTTTTATTTTCTTTTCTTGATAGATTTTCCTTTTTTTCTTCCATATTTGCAATATTGGCGTTGAGAGAACCCTCTGGGTCTTTTGCAATTAATACTTTTCTTGTATTTTAAAGACCATTTTCTACGGCCTTTTTTGGTTTTCCCACCTAACTGAGTATTCGGTACTTTAGTATCTATCCATTCTATAAATGAATCCACTGATCGGTCTTTATCTTTTATATTACTATCTTCATAATTTTCATGTAAATTATCTTTTTTATTAATATACATCATGGTCGGAAAACCAGATGGTTGAAAAGGAAGGTTTTTTATCTCTTTTAAACATTCCTGATCTATATCAGCAATAAGTAATTCATTATTATTTTTATATTTTTGTTTTTGTTCAAGAACATTTTTTATTTTTTTCCATTCAGGTCTGGTTGCATTACATGGGCCACAACCTTCCATATATACAAGAACAAACGCATGTTTTCCATCTTCTACATGTTTATTAAATTCTCCACTGTTCTTTGTTGTTGGATCTACATGAAGTACTATCATTAATAAAGTGATAGAAAAATAAATATTGAAAAATATATAATAAGTATTTAAAATACATTTTTATAAAACACTATTAAATTTTTTATAAAAATACATTTTTATCCTGATTTAATATATATGACAGTAATTATAATATTAACTATACTTTTATTCTTATTTGGATTATATTTTTATTGTAAATATAATGATTCACATTTCAAAGAAGGATTAGAAAACAAAGATAAAATAAGTTGTCCTAATTTGTTAATTCAAAAAAATAGTAAATTTTATTTATATGATACACGATTAATAAAAGTCCCTGGTGTAAATCCAATCCAATTTAATAATTTAGAAGAATATACGGAATTTATCGATTGGCAAAGAAGCCAAGGAATAAATTGTCCTGTTCTTTATCTACAAAGGTCTTATGATATTCAAGGAAAAAGTTGTTATAAATTACGTCCAAGTGCTCATGAACCTCAAGGAGGATTACAACCATCATCTATAACTCAGCCACATATTTCTTCAACAGCAAATAATACTATACATGCTAATCAGAGTAATGAAAAATCAGAAAATATGTTATATAGTAATGATGTGAATAAGAAACCAAGTCCAAATGCAATGGATCCAAACTGGGGAGGACCTGAATATACTAAAAAATTAGTTGAAGAAGGTTATTATAAAGGAGATAATGTTGAAATATATGTTGCATAATTAATAAATATTTAATATGATATATTTTATAGGAAATAGTAAATATTTTATAGGAAATATAGTATAAGAAAAATAATAAATATGTTTTATTTTTCTTATTCAAAACTGTTACTTCTTAATTAAATTAAGAATACATTTGGGTAAATTGACCATATTTATTTCTTTGGTAAACATATCTTCTATTAGAATCAGGAAAACTAATAATTCTTTTAACCATTTGACTATTTGCTAATATACCATGAAATACGGCATTTTGAGTAGCGTGACTTTTGTAAGCTGCTTTAATTATATTTGGTCTATTGTATCCACTTAACCCTCCGGGAACATTAGATGTAAGTTGAGCTTTCATTCTCCAACCCATGATTATATAATAATATTAGATAATATTTTTAAACGAATTTAATAATTAATTTGCACTTAAATATGTTAAAATATTACTTAATGAAGTTTGTGCACCACTATAAGTATTTAAAGTTTGTAGAGTTGTTGAAATATCATTATTTGCTAAATCTGTCGAGCTTATATTAAGTATTGTTTCTAATGCCTGTGCATTAATATAATCTTGAAGTTCATTGACTACATTTTTATAATCTGAATTATATTTACTTACTAGTAATGCATCATTTAATTTAGTAACTTGAGTACTTATATTTGATGCATACGTAGAAGCATTACCTGCTAATCCATTAGTATCTGATGTAGTCGACGTCGTGGTAGAAGTAGTAGCATTTGTTAATCCCTCTTTCACTATACTTGTACTAAAGGATATATACAAGATAAATATAATTACCACAATTACTAATAGTTTTAAAAGGATATCTGTCATTATATATATAATTAGCAAAATATTTACTCTGAACTCATCTTATTGTTGATTAAATAAATTAAAATATTTTTAATACATGTTTTGTTAATCTTTCTGGAATTTCCCTTGCTATTCATATAACTTATATTTTCTAAACATTTTTCATTTTTCAACAATTCTCCTATTAATGCAGGCAACGTTTTGAAATGTTTCATAATCGCTACAGCAGTTACAGAACTAATTCCCGGTATTTGGGAAAGCATAATTTCACCTATATTTTCCGGAGTAACATTTTCTTTTTTTACCTTTTTCACTACATTGACATATGGATTTTTTTCTTCTTCTATAATATTATTACAATTATTCGTGTCATTAATCTCTAAACTTTCAGTATTATCATCATTATTAGTATTATCATTATTATCAGTATTTTTCTCTATATTCATAAAATTTTTATAAAAAGGAACCCTTTTTTCTTCTAGTCCTTTTCTTAATTTATGAGCTGTATTACAAAGAAATAAAGCTGTTTCTTCAATTGAAGTTGTTCTTAAAACTGAGAAGCCTTTATAGTAGTTAAGAGAGAAAAGTGACGAATAAAAAGTTGTTTTATCTGGCTGTACATCTTTAAATCTATTTACTTTTTGTATATCTCCTTCTATTAAATAAATAATATTATGATTATGAAAAGAGGATCCATTTAATCGATGAGATTGTTCCTCATATCGTCCATCTTTAATACTTGATAATAGATCGGTTACACTTTTTCTCTCTATAATTAATAAATCATTCAAGTTTTCATCAGAAATAATAATATCTCCTAAAGGTAAAACCTCTATTTTTACTTCTATATCTCTGTAGGCCAATTTATTTAATATTATACCTTTTATATTAGAAATCAAGTCATGTTCTCTTATGTCTACCTTTAAAATCATATAATCATTTAATAATATTGTTATTAAATGATTATTTACTAGATATATTATATTTGTTTTATCTTTTTCTTTTTTGTTTCTTTTTAACCCATATTTCCACCATGGGTTGCACTGTAACCGTATTTCTGGGTTTGAATTGTCATATTTGGTATACAGAACAATGGAATTGATTGAGGAGCACGTAGTAGTTTACCTCTATTACTACTCATAAACCAATAACCTGTAGATGGTCCAAGACCAGCTTTTTTCATACCACCACAAACATTAGTACGATTACATATTGATGCCGCATTGCGCGCTGCTTTGCTGCCAGAATAATACACCATTTATATATACTAGTAAAATATTATAATTTACACTAAATATTTGAAAATAAAACCTCCGGCAGATATTTGTTTATTACGTAAAATTTTTTTAACTATATCATAAGATATATTTAATTCACGGCTTGCTTCAATTATTGAATTAAAATGTTTTATTTCATTTAAATCTAAATCAAATTGTATTATATTTCTAGTAGTTTTATTTCCTAAACCAATTTTATATTTATGTAATTGATTTTCTCTATTTGTAACCCATTCTAAATTTTCAATATTATTATTTAACTTATTTCCATCTTTATGATTAACTTGTTCTTTTTTATCAGGATTATCAATAAATGCTAAAGCAATCAACCGATGTAATGCAAAAGTTTTATTAAATATATATACACGAAAATATCCATTATCATTTATTTTATAATTATCCATAATTATACCAAAACTATTTTTAAACCTCCCTAAATTCGATACGAAATATTCTTTTTCTCCCATATCTATGTTTTCTAAAATCACTTTTCTCCAAACCTCATTTTCTAAATCTTCATTATTATTTTCATATTTCCAAATGAATTTATATGCACATTTGGATAATCCATTAACACAATTCCCAATCGCATTTCTGCCATTATGAACAGTTTTAGTAAGTCCATTTTCAAAAGCCCATATTCCAGCTAGTTCAATAGAATTATATTTTTCTAAAATACTATTGTTATTTTTATCTATTCGCAATACAGGTTTATTTTTATTACAAACAATTTTAATTCCATTACATCTATGAATATTATTTTCTTTTCTCGTCATCCATTCTAAATTTTCAATATTATTATTTAATTTATTTTTATCTTTATGATTTACATCAGATTTGTTCTCTAAATTTGGTATAAAAGCTAGGGCTACTAATCTATGAACTTTTAATGATTTTCTTTTCACATTGTTACACAAACTTATATGAAAGTAACCTGATTTAATATTATTCATTAAAATCCTAGCAGTCTCTTTGTTTCTAATCCTACCCCAAGTACTAACTTCATAGTTTTCATAATTTTCAATTGTTTTCCAAAGTTCCATTATGACTATATATAATATACCATTTTGTCTTTATATCCTTTTTATTAAACATATAAGAAAATCAGCTTAAAGCTTTCTCTACAATATATTGAAATGTCGGAAAAGTGTTTATTGAATGATGATGATGTAGTAAAAATGGAGGATGAGACAATGGTGTTTAACCCGTATAATCCATTAAATACAGAGATTACATTGAATGATGTTCAATCTATTCTCTCTAACTATGGAATTCCAACACATGTATTTAATATGTCTCTTTATAAACGCGCATTTGTTCATCGATCTTATACGAAACGTCCTCATTTTGAAAACCTCTCACAAAATATTACGATTGTAGATAGACCTATAGATTGTATGCCACTTAGTAGTAAATCGAATGAACGTCTGGAATTTCTAGGAGATGGAATATTAGAATTAATTACGAAATATTATTTATATCGACGTTTTCCAAAAGAAAACGAAGGTTTTATGACGGAGAAAAAAATTGCTATTGTGAAAAATGAAGCAATTGGTAAAATTGCACTGGAAATGCAGTTACATAAATGGTTAATCCTATCTAAACATGCTGAAGAAAAGAAAATACGTACTAATTTGAAAAAGTTAGGTTGTCTATTTGAGGCGTTTTTAGGAGCACTTTTTCTAGATTTTAATAAAATGGTGGTTAAAGATGAAAATGACTGGTTTCAAACCATGTTTGTTACAGGACCAGGGTTTCAAATGGCGCAGAAATTTGTAGAAAATATATTTGAAAAACATATTGACTGGATTGCATTAATACAAAATGATGATAACTATAAAAATATTCTTCAAGTGAAAATACAAAAAGAATTCAAAGTGACACCACATTATTTAGAAATAGAACATGATTTAGAGTTTGGATATAAAATGGGTGTTTATTTATGTTTAGGGCAAAGTATACATTCTGTAAATTATTCACAGGCATTGAATATTAATGAATTTAAAGATTTCAAAGAAGTACAAGAATATATACAAGTACATAACAAGATTTTATTATTTATGGGAGAAGGACAGCATAAGATAAAGAGAAAAGCAGAACAAACTGCATGTTTTGAAGCGTTAAAATATTTGGAATAAATTGGTTTTATTTTATCAAAGTGATTTTTATGAAATAAGTATTATTATATAAATAATGATTATATATAATAATATAAGATTATGAGTAGTTTAGAGGATTTAAAAAACCGTCTCATGGTAAAACCAAATATTGAGAGTTCACAAAGACAATTTACCGTTGCTATTAAAGAAAAAGAAATGGTAAAGAATAAAGAAAGTACCAAAAATAAAAAAAAACTTATTATTGAAGAACCTGACGAACCAGCTGGATTTACTATTGTAGATGAAACAAAAAAAGGTTATGATAGAGAAAGTCTGATGAAAAAAATTGCTTCTAATCGATTATCCAAAGTAACGCAAAACCCAATTATGGAAAAAATACAAGAAACGATTGCATTGGTTCCAGAGACGGAGAGAAAAAAGGAAAAAGGAAAAGATAAGAAAAAACTGAAAAAGTTAATTATTTTAGAAGAAGAGCCAGAGGAAGTGAAAGAACCAGAAGAAGAAAAGGTTTCTGAAGAGAAAAAAGAAAAAGAAGAAAAAAATATGGATGTAGAAGAAGATATTATTATTATACCAAAAAAGAGAGAGAGAAAAACAAAAAAAGCGGAAAAAGGAATTGCGGTTCTAGGTCCTGAAACCAAAGTAGAAATAACGGATAGGAAAATTCTGGATCGTCTTCCTCCAAAACAACCAAATGTAAATATCAAGGTTTCAAGTTATTATATGAATAATCGCGAAATTTTCATTAATTTTATTAATTCCATGTTGGAACCTTATAAAAAAGAACTGGATGAAAATGCTGAAAAAATCACTTGTGAAAATATTGGTCAATCCAATGGATCTTTTTCTCTCTTGACCCATCAAAAAGTTGTAAGAGATTATATAAATTTATATACTCCTTATCGAGGAATTCTTTTATACCATTCTTTAGGATCGGGAAAAAGTTGCACATCTATTGCTCTAGCAGAAGGAATGAAAGACTCTAAAAGAGTAATTGTAATGACCCCAGCTTCACTTCGACGAAACTATATGGAAGAATTGAAAAAATGCGGTGATCCTATGTATAAAAAAAACCAATTTTGGGAATTTATTCCTACTACTGATCCAGAAAGAATTAAAATTCTCTCTCAAGTTCTCAATTTATCTGCTGAATATATTAAAAAACATGGAGGTGCATGGTTAGTTAATATTAAAAAACAATCGAATTATCCCAACTTATCCGCCCAAGAAAAGAAATCTCTCGACGACCAAATTGATGAAATGATTAGGAATAAATATACTTTTATTAATTATAATGGTCTTCGTAATAAACGCTTAGAAGAACTAACAAATGGTTATACTACAAATTTATTTGATAATTGTGTAATTATAATTGATGAAGCACATAATTTAATCAGTAGAATTGTCAATAAAATTAAAAAAGAAAAACCAATCGCAGAAAATAATGAAGGAGAGAAAGAACATTCTCCTAAATTTCTTTCCACAAAGTTATATGAATATTTAATGAGTGCAACTAATGCTCGTGTTATTTTACTTACTGGAACTCCTATTATTAATTATCCTAATGAATTTGGAATACTTTTCAATATATTAAGAGGATATATAAAAACGTGGCATATACCATTAGACGTGAAAACGAGTAAAGCAACGAATAGAGATACACTTAAAGAATTATTTATAAAAGAAAAAGTGTTAGATTATCTTGATTATACACCTTCTAGTCGTGTTTTATCTATTACTCGAAATCCCTTTGGTTTTAAAAATAAAGTTGACAAAAAAGGATATCATGGTGTTTCAAATAATAGAAAAAATAATGTGGGAGAAATGGAATTGGATACTGAGTATATAAGCGACGATGCGTTTAAAAAACGCGTGTTGTCTATTTTAAAAAGTAACGACATTGAAGTATTACCTCAGGGAATAAAAGTCAAAAATTATAAGGCGTTACCAGATGATTTTGATTTATTTAATGATGAATATATAGACTCTTCAACCAATGAATTGAAAAATATAGATAGTTTAAAAAGACGAATTATTGGCCTGACTTCTTATTTCCGTAGCGCACAAGAAGGATTACTGCCTAAATTTAATAAAACACCAGATGACTATCACATTATAAATATACCAATGAGTAATTTTCAATTTAAAATTTATGAGGATGCAAGAAAAGAAGAGAGAAAACTTGAAAAGCAATCAAAAAAAAAGGGACCATCTAAGGGACCAGACGATATTTATAAGGAAGCATCATCAACCTATCGTATTTTTTCGAGATTATTTTGTAATTTTGTTATGCCAAATAGACCCACCCCACGCGAATTTAGAATGGCGCCTGGTAATTGGACTACTGTAAATCCTAATATTTTTATTGATAATACTTTAGAAAAGTCTATTACTATGAATATTCGAAACCAATTGAAACCAATTCTTGAAAATATACTTGGATTTATTACAGAAAAAGCAGAAAAAGAAATATGGTCTAATAAAATTAATATGCAATTAAATGCATATGTAAGTACTGTTTTAAAAGGTGAAAAATCTAATTCGGATAAAATAATTAAAGAAATTATTAAATATTTTAATCAAATAAAGAAGTTGACGAAAATAAGTAAAGAAAATAAAAAAATTATTGAAAATAATATCGATAATTTTGAAAAACTAGTTTTAATTTTAACTAAGGAAATTGAAGAGGAGGGAGAAAAAATTAAACAGGAACAAAGAAAGATTAAAGAAATGAATGAAGAGAAAGAAAAGGGTGAGGATAAAGGCAAAGCCTTTCTTATGAATATATTTGTTACTTTATTAAAAGAGGCCAAAAAAGCGGAGGAAATACAAGATGTTAATAATGACGAAGAAGGTGAAGTTGAAGGAGATGAAATTCTAGAAAGAGTAGGTGGAAAGGATTATAAAGAGAGAATAGAAAATATTCTTCACTTTTTAAAAGATCATGGCAAAGATTATTTAACTCCTGAAGCATTGGAAACCTATAGTCCCAAATTTCTTTCCATGTTGGAAAATATACAAGATCCAGAATACATTGGTCTTCATTTAGTTTATAGCCAATTTCGTACATTAGAAGGAGTAGGAATATTTAGTCTTGTTTTGAATAAAAACGGTTTTGCACGATTTAAAATTAAAAAAAATGCATTGGATATTTGGGAATTAGATATGAAGGAAGAAGACTTGGGGAAACCAACGTATGCCCTTTATACAGGGACAGAGAGTGCAGAAGAAAAGGAAATTATACGTAATATTTATAATAGTTCTTGGGATTATATACCAACTAATATTGCAAATGAGCTGAAAAAAATTGCGAATAATAATAATTTGGGTGAAATAATAAAAGTGCTTATGATTACCTCTTCAGGATCCGAGGGAATTAATTTACGAAACACACGTTTCGTACATATTATGGAACCATATTGGCATCCAGTACGAATGGAGCAGGTAATTGGTAGAGCAAGAAGAATTTGTAGTCATAAAGATTTACCTGTTGCGTTGCAAACAGTCGAGGTATTTGTTTATTTAATGGTATTTTCAGCTGAACAATTAAAGAGTGATGATTCTATTGAACTAAAAAATAAAGATCTTAGTAAATCCTTACCAAAAGTCCCTATTACAAGTGACCAGTATTTGTTTGAAATATCAAATATCAAAGAAAATATAAGTTCACAATTGACCAAAATAATTAAAGAAACGTCTTTTGATTGTAATTTATATTCACATGGACTAGAAAACCTGGTATGCATGAATTTTGCAGATCCAACAAATACCGCATTTTCTTATAGTCCTGATTATTCAAAACAACAAAGTGATGTTAGTGTCAAGACCAATAAGAAAAAAATAGAATGGACTGGGAAAGCCATTACAATATATGGGGTAGAATATGTATATAGGAGAATGTCTCCCCAAGTATTGAATATATATGATTTAAATAGTTATAAACAAGCATTAGAGAATTCCGATATAAATCCACTTTTGATCGGAACCTTAGAACTTAATAACAAAGGAGAACAGGTATTTAAAATGATTAGTTAGATTAGTGAGATTTGTTAGATTAGTGAGATTAATAAGATTTGTGAGATTAATAAGATTTGTTAGATTGAATACATTATTTTACAAAATTAAAATTTAGAATTAATTATTCCAGTATTTTGTTATATTTTATATTAATAATGAAATAATTAATTCTAAATTTTCTCTGTCTTCATCATCCATAGAATAATACCGATAGGTAATATCATAATAATATGATATTAGAGGTGAATAATTTCCAAGTAAAACATTTTCTTTCATATAAAGAATTTGCAAGATTTTTTCTTTCAAACTTTTATAGATATTATTGAAAACAACTACCCTCATAGATGTATTTCTAACCCTATGCTGAAATATGGTAAACTTATTCATATTTATATTTATCGATTTTCCACAAATGGATAAAATAAATAGACAATAGATAATTATTTCTATCTTCATATTATTAATTAATAAATTATTTTATATTTAAATAATTCATTAATTGAAAATCAATTTTAAATGAAAATAAAATTATATGAAATGAAATAAAATAAAAATTATATGAAAAAATTATATGAAAAATTAAACTGAATACTTAATTGAATATACTTAATTTGATTTATTTTCTTTCATCCATACCAAGATATTATTTATTGTTGTATTCATATCTTCCATTTTCGAAAACATTATTTTTATATCTTCTTTTAAACTATCTAGATCAGTATTCGGTATAATTATTTCATTTCTATTTATTTTCTTTAGTTTAGAAAAAATATTTATTTCTTTTTTTTCATTTAAATTCTCATTCAAATCACTGTCATTTAAATCACTGTCCTTTAATTCATTATTTAAATCACCATGTAAATCACCATGTAAATCATCATTTTCAAATTGAATTAAATCCGGATTCCACGAAATATGCTTAGGATTATTTAAATAAGAATTTAAACTAGAGTTTGAAGAATTCGACTTTGAAGAATTCGACTTTGAAGAATCCGACTTTGAAGAATTCGACTTTGAAGAATTAGAATTAGAACTAGAATTTAAATGTATAATATCATTGACTGGATTATCTATTTCATTTTCAATTTTAATAAATTTAATAGGACCTGAAGTAACAGTTTCCATAATTTTTGTTTTTTTAATCGAAGTTTCGATAGGCTTTATCCAGTTTTCATCTGTAGAACTTTGTTTAAAATATTCTTCTTCCATTCTACGCTGTTCAACCATTTTATTCACTAATAATTCACTTTCTGTCAATGGAGTATCTAATTTATCCGAAAAATTGGGAGTTTCTGGAATATAATTTTTAATTGCATTAGAAAATTCGTTTTGTTTTTCTTGCAACTCACGATCAAAATTATCTAGTTTTTTCTTTTTAATTTCTTCAATGGTAACTAATTCCGGAGTTTCTTTTAGATTAATGATGTGATTTTTTGGAGTATATGTCTGCGTAGGTGACTGTTTATGTGTATGTGTATACGTCTGTTTATGCTGATGAATTAAAGAGGTAATATAGTTTAAAATAAATACTATAAATCTCTTATTTAATTCTTGCAAATTTTTCACTTTTCCCTTTTCTTTTTCAAAAAAATCGTACAAAGTTGATTGTATAAATTGAATTACATTTTCGACGAATTCATTCGATTGTTTTTGAATAATTTCTTCCTCTTGGATTACTAGCCAAATTAAATTTATATTTTTAGTAGATAAAAATTCATTAATTGACATTACTATATTTTATTATAAATATTTATATACTTTTAAATATTTATATACTTTTAAGCTAATTTATAATTCATCATTAAAAAAGACTTTTCTAAACTGCTGCATATATTCATCTTTAAGAACATGGGTTTTCAAATAATGACTTGTTATTTTATCTTCCAACATATGTACGATAAAAAATAAGGAATAGATACCACATTCGGTATTTCCATATTGATGTTCAATTGGATGATTTTGATCGAATTCACATACTATTTTTGGAGTTAACATATTTCCTTGCTCTGTTATCTTATCTACAAATTTTTTAATTTGCGGTGGCACCGGATCACCAGTACTATCAAAATAAAATATTTGGTTTTTTTTCAAATTAATAAATAATGAAACCCAATGAGAACCACTTTTATAATGAGGATCCAAGTTAAAGACTACTCCAATCTTTTTCTTTCCATTTTTAATCTGGTTAGCTAGATTAAAATGACATAATTCATCCCATACACATTCTCCATACATTTTTTTCTTATCGTAATCAATTGGAGATGGACCAATAAATTCAAAACACTTATATGCCTTTTCATATTGTTTCATTACTTTCATAATATCAACACTAGATAACCATTCATTTGGATTGGTTTTCCATTCAGATGGAGATTCGGGGGCAAAGGATTCTTTCAATTCATCATCTAAATTTCCTATAGTGAAATTTTGTTTTAACCAACAGGATTCTTTATTACATACATTTTTCATATATTCACTCAGTTTTTTCCATATTTCTTTTGGTTCATTTGTAATAATTAATTCATCTGGATGACGACTATTCCATAAATTACGTAGTTTATAAAGCGACTCATCCGTATAACAAGAAAAACTATTCATCTTATTTTTTTCTTTTGGACTACATTGTAGTTTTAAAATTGTAGTTTTTTTATTTTTATTTATACTTTTATTTATACTTTTATTTATACTTTTATTCATATTTTTATTCACATTTTTATTCATATTTTTTTTTCTAGTTGATCTGAATTTAATTTTTCTTTTTTTATTCGTATTTTTGCTATTCTTCATCCTACTCTTCATCCTAATTATTAGTAATATTTTTCTTTTTACAAATACCTTTATTTTTCAAATAAGGTTCATGTAAATCAATATCTTTTTGAAGTGGAATAATCGGTTCATCTTTTTTTAAAATTGTTCTTTTTACATATTTATCAAGTGGATTTATTTTAATAGAACGCATTATTAAATTATCTGCTTCTTTAACAGTATTTGGATTTTCACTATCAATACTATATTCTACATTATCTAATAAATCTAAATTATCCAAACCTTCTAATTCACTATATTCTTCTTGAAGGATATCTGACTTATCTAGAGTTTGAAAATATTCGACACATGTTTTTATATATATTTCGAAAGCTTTTTTAACATCTGGTAATATTTCATCTTTTGTTTCTTGAAATAGGAGCAAATCTTTTGTTAAATTCAAAATTCTTTTTCGATAAAATTTTTTATCTTTGCGATTGGCGTTTTTTAAAGAATTCCTGTTATTTATTTTATTATAATTTTCTTTATTAATTAAGTAATCTAAAGTTATTTGATTAATATAGTTTTCAGACATAATACTTTGATATATTTTTATATATTAAAATAGTGATTAAAACTCTCTTATTTTATTATTCTTCTCTTATTATCTTATTCTTCTTTTAATTGAGCTCTGGTAGAATTATGAAATGTGGAATAACCCAAATTTAGTTTATTAGGATTAAAATCACAGAATTTTTCTTCTTTAAATAATAGGTCATGTGGTTGTGTTACTACCTTTGAATTTTGGAAATTCCATTGATAAAGATCACTAGTAGAATTTGGAACATATTCTTTTTGACTACATTTTTGAAGAGCAAAAATTTGATTTCTTAAAATGGATTCTTCATTTACGCTATATCCAGACCATGGCGACTCTCTATTTCCTGGGTTAAAAGTGGTTTCCACATTATAAGTAGGATTTTGTATCATTGGAACTTCTATTTTTCTTCTAGGATCCACAATTGGCATAATAGAATATTTTGTCATCACAGGTCGAACATCTAAATAAGCTTGTAATGGTTTGGATGGTATATTTCTATCATAAATACGAGTATTTGTTTCTTTCCTAATACTAGAACAACTAGGAGGATTAGCTGTTGCGTTTAACATATTAATATTATTCAATATTATTTTATTATTTCTTTTTAACAAATTATATAAAAAGATATTAATAATATTATTAGTTAAGACTAATGTGTAGTATATTTTCTATCTTGAATAATGATAACCTTTTTTCTAAAGAGTTTATTAAATCTCAGTTTGAAAAAGGAAAAGTAGTAGGTCCTGGAAATTCACAATTATCACATAATATTCAATCCACCTTTGGATTTCATCGAATACCTAACAATAGTTCAAAACTACCAATTATTATAAATGATGATATATTTTTAATTTGTAATGGTGAAATTTATAACTACAAGGAATTATATCAATTAATGAATGTTACTCCAACTACTCAATCTGATTGTGAAGTTATTATACATTTATATAAATTATATGGAATTGAAGAAACACTAAATATGTTGGATGGTGTATATGCTTTTGTATTATTTGATTATCGTATAAGTAATAAAGATCTTACCTGTAAATGTTATGTAGGTCGTGATCCATTTGGTATTCATTCATTATTTATAATGAAATCTACTGATCCAAAAAAAAATCTTATTGCATTTGCTTCAGAAGACACTGTATTGAATGAGTTTCAACCCATGTTTGTGAATGATTATACTTTGCAGCAATTTCAACCTGGTACTTATAGTTATTATTCATTATCAAATAAGGTATTATCTAAATGGATACCTGAAAAAGAAAACATTGTATATTTTATTCCATCCTTTCCTAAAACATTGATAAATAATTCAGTTACTAATGAATTTATGTATAATATAATGGATAGTATTCGTGATAGTTTAAAAAATGCTGTTTATAAAAGATGCAGGATTACAGAAAAACCAATAGCAGTACTTTTATCTGGCAGTCTTGAAAGTAGTTTAATTGCTGCATTGGTTTCACAATATTATATCGAGACTTTTGGTCATAATAAATTAGAAACATATAGTATTTTTACACAGGATTTAATACATGCCAAAATAGTTGCAGATTATATTGGTTCCAGTCATACAGAAATTGTTTTTACGGAAAAAGAAATTAGTGATACTATTCTGAGTGATACAACTACCGTTAGAGAAAACTATTTGGTCGGAAAATATATTGCCCAACATAGTTCTGCTAAAGTAATTTTTAATGGTGATGGTTCGGATGAAGTGTGTGGAGGAAAATGTCAAGATCCTATTGAATTTGATAAGGAGACTAGAAGATTACTAAAAGATATCCATCTTTTTCACGATAGATGTATTTCTTATCATGGACTAGAACTATGTATGCCATTTCTTGATATAGAATTTGTAAATAATTATATTTCTATTCCAGCGTTTGTTCGTAGTAATGAATATTTCAAGGATAAGGGAATTTATATAATTGAGAAATTTTTATTAAGAGCTAGTTTTTCTTCTTTAGGAGGACGTATTTTGGAGAAGCAGATTTTACCAGATGAAATTCTATGGAAATCCACTGAAAAAGAAAATTTTTAAGACAAGAAAATTTATGAACAAGAAAATTTATGAACTAGATAATCTATAGTAATATATAAAGAATGGGTTATTGGAAAAAATATATCCATCGATCACAGGAAATATTTTTTGAGTGGTTTATAATATCCATGTATGTGGCTTATATTGCAATTGCAATTGGTCTTCTTCCCACGTTTCCACTTTATTTAACTTATTTGAATAATTTTATTCATATTTATATTTGTTTATTTATTTTATATAGATTTAATCCTTTTCGACACGTTAAATTTTCAGAATTAGATAGAAAAATTGTTTTTAGTTCAGGGCTTATTTTATTTACCACTTTTATTCTTGATTCTAGTACATTAAACTGGTTTAAACAATTATTAAAGTTATAATTATTTATTTTATAAAATTATTGAGTTATAATTATTTTATTTATAAATTAAATTAGTTATTATTTTTCCGCGTTTTATTGAAATTTTTATTTCTTTTATATTTGGTTTTTTTATTTTTTGATATAGAATGATTAAAAAAATACTGTAAATGTATCATTATTTCTTTACTAACAACCTTATCTAACTCGGTTTCTTCTTTAGTTTTTTGAATAAACGTAAATTGATAATTATTCATTAATTTCATCATTGTATTAGAAAAATCATTCTTGTCAAATTTCAATCCGTATTTACTTTTTTCAAATCGTTTTATCATTTCCTCAAATGTCAAGTCATGAACGTATGGCTTTACATGAATATAATAAACATTTTTATTGGACATTTCAGGGAAATAAGTATCATCCATATAACATATTTCTGCATTGATCGGAATTTTACTGCACTTGATTAGATCATGGAATGTTTTATCATGAGTAGTTCTGCAAATTTCTAGTCGTTTTCCATTCACTTTAAAAGCGGATATAATTTGATCGAATAATTTAGTTTTAATCTTTTCTTCAAAATAAGAAATAATTTTTTCTGCCCATAAATCGGTACCTTGGTTATTTGTATAGATTAATAATTTATTACAGCATTTATTTTGTTTTTTATGTTTTAAATAATTAAGTATTGGAATAATATTTGGTCTTATAAATTCCGGGAATAAATCAAGTATTTCATTAAAGTTTGGTATTATAAGTCCTGAATTTATATTATCGGAAACATATTTATTAAGACAATCCCAGAATATTCCAAACTCTACAAAGTATCCTAGAGTTTCGTCTAAATCAAAGATAACTATTTTCATTTATTATCTCTAGATAATAAATTATTGCCATATTATTATTTTTAAAATAAAATACTATATATATGTCTGGAAATTACAAACTAAATACACCAGCCGGTTTTTATACTTCACCTAATTATATATATACAAATCCTCTACCTGCTGAAGGTATTGGTTATTCAGTAAAGATTTTTTATTCTGGAGGTGGTGAAGAAAATGTGATTTTTACTAATAAAAAAATTCAATCTATTAATGATATTAGTTTAGCAAGTTCTCTTGATGCAAATTTTAACTTCGTATATCCAAATGGTGATGGTAGTCCTTTAAATCAAATATTTTATCCATTTTTAAACGGTTCTAATATTGTAATAAATGGTGGTTTAACAACTACACAATTGGGTTACACTATAACTTTTGTTGGTGCACAATTTCCTCCAGGTGGTCCATGCGTTTTCCAATTTACTGCAGTAGCTGCTGCTCCAACGGAAACTCCATCGGCATTAGTACAATAAAAATATTATATTATATTATATAATAATATATATATGTCTTTTACGTTTGAAATAAACCTGCCTGTTGGAGAATGGATAGTTAATTTTAACAAATATACTGGATTTTATGATAGTCATTCATATGGACTACCTACTACTTGGAGTGGAGGTTCTTCTTTGGTTGTTAGTTTTACAAATAGTGGTATTCAAACTACTGGAAATCCTGTTATAGCTTTAGCTACAACTCTTATCGTAAATAATGGAGAGTTTGGGGAGGGTACATATGTTGCTTATCCTGCTTTTATAATGACATTATATCCATTTCTAAACGGTCCAAATGTTGCAATATTGGGAGGTGCTACAGTTAAATCTGATACAACATATAATGGTTTATATTATAACGTAACTTTTCTTGGTGCCCAATACTCAACATCTAGTTCGTATAATTTAGTTTTTAACTATGTACCTATTTACCCAACAGAAACTTATTCGGCATTTATTCAATAAAATAAAAATATTATAATAATATATATATATGTCTTTTGAGTTTTTTCTTCCATTAGATAATATTCAATGGAGCATTTACCCATATCAACCAAATAATCCGTCTGGGTTTTATGACGTATATACTAAGACATATCCGTTGCCTAGTACATCTAGTACAGCTTTGGATGCAGAATATCCAAGTGGTAGTAGTTATACTAGTAGAAGTTACTCCTATATAACTTATACAATAAGTGATATTCAACCTCCTGCATCTGAAAACCCTGATATAACTTTAGCAACTACACTTAATATAGCATGTACAATTAATTCAAATTCTTTTACTTTTACTTTTAATATGGTATTATATCCTTTTCTAAATGGTTCAAATGTTACGATAAATGGTGGTGCAATAACTAACTTAACCTCATATGATGGTGTTACTGGTGAAAATGCTGGTGTTACAATAACTTTTCTTGGTGCACAATATTCTACAACTGGCTCGTATAATTTAGCTTTTTTATATAAAACTCCTTCAACAGAAACTTATTCGGCATTTAATCAATAAAAAATAAAATATTATATATATATATATATATATATGTCTACATTAGCTGTTGATTTAGGAGAATATTGGTTTCAAAATGATGGATATATTCCTATATCTGGTTTTTATACAACTAATACTGAAAACCCTTTACCGACAACATCTTATATAATATATACATTTGGTGATTATTCTGCTCCAGGATACAGTGATGCAAGTACTTTTAAAAATAGTGTTATTCAACCTCCTGAAAGTCCTGATATATCTTTAGCAACTACTCTTGAAATTAATTATTTAGGTAGTACTGGTATTGTACCAGGTTATACTACGGCTACTTATACTTATAGTGGTCTTTTTAAGATAACATTATATCCATTTATTAACGGTTCCAATATTGTAATAAATGGAGGTGCAATAACAACAACAACAAATTTAACTTATACTGATACTAATGGTAGTAATACCCAAAATGGAAGTTATGCTGGATATAAAGTAACTGTTTTAAGTCAATCTTTTCCTTCAAGTTCTACAACTTGTACGTTATATTTTAGTGTCGAAACTGCTCCATCCGCATCTAATCAATAAAAAATAAAATATTATATTATATATGTCTACATTAGCTGTTGATTTAGGAACTGGATGGTTTTTACCAAATAATTATTATTCCCCACCAGGTGGGTTTTATACAGTTACTGAAAGTACAACTCCTTTACCAACAACATCTTATAATTTATATACTTCAGATAGTTTTGAAGCAGGTAATAATATTAGTACTTGTAAAAATAGTGTTATTCAACCTCCTGAAAGTCCTGATATTTCTTTAGCAACTACTCTTGAAATTAATTATTTAGGTAATACTAATATTAGTGGTGGCAACACTTATACTAATAGTGGTCTTTTTACAATAACATTATATCCATTTATTAACGGTTCTAATATTGTAATAGGTGGAGGTGCAACAACAACAGCAAGAAATTTAACTTATAGTACTAATGGTGTTGAAAATGCCCAATATGGCAATATGGCTGGATATACAGTAACTGTTTTAAATCAATCTTTTTCTGCAAGTTCTACAAATTGTACGTTATATTTTAGTGTCGAAAATGCTCCATCCGCATTTAATCAATAAAAAATAAAATATTATATTATATTATATATGACTGTAACTTTTTTCAATTATTTATCCTTCCCATCCGGTTTTTATACTTCATCTACTTATAAATATACAAATCCACTACCTGCTGTTGGTACTGGTTATACTGTACATGTCAATTATACAGATCCACCTAATGAAAATGTATCGAGATATTATGGAATTACAAATTATACAAATAAGCAAATTCAATCTATTAATGATATTAGTTTAGCAACTACTATTGATGTTCCAATTATTCAAGATGCAGGCGGTAATCCTGGTGAACCTCAACTACTTTTTAATATAACAATATATCCTTTTCTAAACGGTTCAAATATTGTAACAAATGGTGGTGCAACATATACATTCGGTAGTGATACTTATACTTTAATAAGTACTCAATTTCCTCCAAGTGGTCCATATATTTTTTATTTTAGTGTAACTGCTTCAACGGCAACTGCAACGGC